TAACATGAAATTAAAAGAATAAATAACTAATTTGTTCACATGTTTCAATAAAAACATATGAATTTTATGATAATATTACAATTTTATAAATAATTTATTTTTTAGATACAGGTTTCTTGGATTTACTTTTGACAACTTTTGTGGTTTTGGTTGTCTTAGATGATGTCTTTTGTTCACCTAATTGAAGTTTTTCGCGCTTTGTCTTGTATTTTGTGTATTCGTTGCTAAGATGGTCCAATTCTTTCAACCACATTTTCTCCACCGTAGTTTTTTTCAATACATCCAGAGCATGTTCTGTATCGGACTTTTCTTTCATAATTTGCTCTACATTTTCTTCTGTAACAGAATCCATAGGCATCTTGATTAAGTATTTATAATCTCCATCAATCATGACATATTGTTTATCTTGTAATAATTTGGTTACCACATCTGCTTTTTTGCGACGAAGGTCAATGGTTCCAGCCAAGGTTTCTTGAATGTATTTCGCACGATTAGACAATTTTACCATCTTACGCTCCATTTCTTCTATTAGATATGCTTTGCGTTTTTGATATAGACTGATACGTAATTTGTAAAAGTCATCAATAATTTCTTGAACACTTTCGTATTTATGAAGCTTACATTCGCTGTTGAACATATGCATATTGGTTGTGCTGATGGTCGTGGATAATTTTAATAATTTCTCCACACCATTTATGCCGTTGACATCTTCCGTGGATTCCAAATCGCTGAGTTTTCCTCTTGGGAAACTAATAGTGAAGTCAACATTTACTTCTGTAGAAATAGAAGTGAAGTCGCGAATCTGTGAAGCGCTACGCTTTCCATTTTTATCTATTACGCCATCCATGAGTCCTTCTAAGAAACTGGTATAAGGCATGGTCCATGTTCCAACAGGCAATTCCGTAACACGGATTTTATCATCGCCAATTTTTTCATATACACCTTTGACCAAATATTTTTGGTCAGCCAGTTTGGAAATAGTTCCTTTGAATCCTTCGTAATAAGGGACAAAATCAGTTTCTTTGACGTTACCACCTTTGAGTTTGTTTTGAAGATAGTTGATAATTTGTGTAGGTTGATAAGATGGAATAGAACAAGAGAAACCAGTTCCAATACCTGAAATACCATTCATCAGTGCGAATGGAATAATAGGAACATAATATTCTGGTTCCACAACTGTTCCATCATCATTCAAATAATGAAGCACAGGGTCATCTGCTTCTGGAAAGATAGAACGAGTCAGTGGATTCAATAGCGTAAAGATATATCTCTCTGAAGCACTATCATCGCCACCATGAAGACGTGTGCCAAATTGACCATTTGGTTCCAATAGATTAATGTTGTTTGAACCTACAAAGTTTTGTGCCATATTGACAATCGCGCCATTCAAACTTGCTTCACCGTGATGATACGCACTATGTTCAGAAACATATCCAGAAAACTGTGCTACCTTGATTTCACTGTTTAAGCGACGCTTGAATGCTGAATACAAGATTTTACGAAGCGAAATTTTCAATCCATCTACCATATTGGGAATAGAACGGGCACAATCATATGTGCTGAAGTGAATCATTTCTTTGTTGATGAAATCTTCATATTGAACAGTTGGATGATTGGTATCCAAATATGCGTCTTTATCATAATTTTCTAACCAGGTTTTACGGTCATCAGAACGCTTTTTATTGAATATTTTATCAATGGTGTTATCGCTGTTTTGTCCTGTATATACAAAATCTACAATCTTTTTGTTTGCGAAATATTCTTTGAATTCAGTTGCTGTAGAAGTACCCAAACCCTTAAAATATTTGATATTCCATCCGGAAGGTCCCTGTGGTCCGAAGGACGCCTTCCATTCGTTATATTGTCCGTCATTGTAAAACAATTTGACTTGAGAAGCTTTCTTTGCTCGTAAAATAGGTGTGTTCATAAAGGAAATGAATCCAGGAATCTTTACCAAAGATGCCCATTCACTATGGAACATATTGATACATAATCCTTTGATATGCGAACCATCCAAATCCTGGTCCGTCATATACATAATTTTACCATAACGCAAGTATTTATGAACATCTTGGATTGTGGTATATTCTTTGCCCGATTCCAAACCAAGAATTTTTTTGATATCATTGATTTCTTTGTTTTCTGCGATTTTTTTGAGTTGTTCACCGCGAACATTCAACAACTTACCTTTCAATGGATAAATACCGATGATATTACGGTCTTCGCTGGATAATCCAGAGACAATACCAGACATAGCACTTAACCCCTCACACAAAATCAGAATACAGTCTTTGGAATTCACAGTGCCGCTGTGATTTGCGTCAATGAAATTTGCAATACCTCTTACAGATTTTGTTTTGGAACCATCCGTTTTCTTCGCAAGTTTATTTTCTTTGGCTTCAGTCAACGAACAAGCGGTTTCCATGACGCCCATTTTCGCAATCTTTTCAATGAAATTATCACTAACTGTGCATGTGGAACCAAACTTGGAGGAAGGAGTGTTCATATAATCCTTTGTTTGGCTATCAAATGCTGGATTTTCAATATCACATCGTAAGAATAATATAAGTTGTTCTTTGATAGCTGAAGCATTCACTTTGATTTTCTTCTTTTTCTCAATATAATCACACAACTTGCGGACGATTTGTCCAGTAATATAATCCACGTGCTTGCCACCCTTGAAAGTACAAATACCGTTTACAAAGGATACGTGTAAGAACTCGTGGGTAGGGGACATTGCTACAGCATATTCCCAACGCTCATTGTCATCATTTTTCTCATAAATTCTTTTTGTAGTGCCTTTATCACCAATATATAAATCAACGTATTGTTGAAAATTTTTCACAGGGATCTGATTTTTATTATAAATAACTTTGATTTTTTTGATAGAATGATCAGTGACGGCACCAATATCATAGACACGTTTTTTCAAAAGTGCCATCATATCAGAAGTCAGTCCATTTACACCCAGACGTTTATAATCTGGCTTGAAAAGTACTTTGGTATAAGATTTGGAATTCACAGGAACTTTGGTAATCTTGGGAGGGTCTATTTTATCCAAGTTGTTATGAAACTCTTGGACATATTTCAATCCACGCACATGGTCAACTGTTTCCACGCGACCATACAATGACCAAATCAATACCAGTTTGAATCCAAAACCATTTTTACCACCGACAATACGTTTTTCTGTTTTATCATAATTAGTAGATGTGCGCAAGTGACCGAAAATCATTTCAGGAATCCATAAATCATATTCAGGGTGCTTTGCGACGTCAATACCATTACCGTCATTTGTAAGGGTGATTGTCCCGTCCTCATCAATGTTGGTTTCAATATAAGATACAAAATGTTTATGGATAGAGTTTAATTGAATCATGCGGACAACGTGGTCACGACAATTTACAATACCTTCATCAAACAATTTGTATAAACCAGGCACGTACTCAATATCACGCAATACAATTTTGTTGGTTGTATCATCGTAGACCCACATTTGTGCATCCACATTTTCTACAGAACCAATGTATGTATCGGGATTATCCAGAATGTGTTGCTTATCAGTCTTGCGCTGATATTGTTTAGCGAGTTGTGCGTCAGAAGTAGTTTTAGACATATTCACCAAATATGTATAGTAGTATTACGTATCTCTTGTTTAATATATTTTGATTCAATTTTTCATAGGGGGGAGTATATATAGGATTTAAAAAAATATGAAAATGTTTGATATTGTGAAGTTTTGTCAAGATAAGAAGTGCCAACAAAATATTAGATACAACCGTTTGAAAACTGGTGGAAATGACCCAAGTATGAGCGCTGCGATGAGGTATTCTCAATACATACGTTCCATTAAACCGAAAGCAAACCAGGAAACAACAACCTCATGAATAAACCTTTAGAAAAAATATGTAGTAAATATATAATTTATAATATGTCTGAAATGGAATTACAAAACGAGATGCCTACTGAAGAGATGGAGTTTGATATGGAGATGGAGCAAATGGCTGGCGGTGCCAAGGAGATGTTCAAGGGACCTGATGGAAAAACCTATATCAGCAAGACTGGTTCTCGTCGCCAAGTGTTTGGAACCAGTGCCCACAAGCCTTCTGCTTATATGACTACTGGTGGACTTACCAAGAGCGATTTAGTTCTTAGTCATGGACGCATTGTATCTAAGAAGAAGCATTTGACCGCTAAGAAGGAGAAGCGTTTGGAGAAGCACGGATACTTCGCCAAGAAGGGCAAGTTTGGTTACGTGAAGAGAAAGACTCGCAAGACCAGAAAGAACAAGAGCGCTAAGAAGTAAACAATAAATCATAATAGCATAAACATAGTCATTATGATTTTAGAAAAATTATTCCATATACCATGCGTAAGATAAGAACTTGTTATCTACAATAAAGTCACAATAGTTATCAAAAATATATTTCTCAAAATACATCTTACTTACTGGAGGTATTTGTATATTTTCTTTGACATTTTGCGAAGTGTGATATTTACAATAATAGTTGTAGGTGTCATAAATAGATACATTGACCGCATTACCCGGTGATACAGGACGGTTGTTTACTTGTTTGGATGAATACTCTGCGCGCAAGTTTTCACACATATTATCCAGTGCAATTTGTATGTCAATATGTTTATCCCATAATTTACTGGAAATACCAGACAAGTAGCGGTCTTTATCAATTTCAACATTGGGGAAAAAATGTCCAATCAAATCCAATATCTGTGTATTAGAAAAATTGTAATGATTATGATTAGTCATTCCACACCATTTTTTGTAGAGAATCACGATTTCATCTACTTCAAAGTCGGTTTCATTTTCATCATAAACTACCGTTTCTTCCCAAAAAGATAAGAATTGTTTTACCACAGGCAAGAACTTGCTACTGATGCCAATAAATACATCATTTTCTTCGTTGTAATGTTTTTCAAATTTCTCTATCACCAATGATTTCAGAGTCTGTAAAAACATAATAGGAGGCAGTTCTTTTTTATTCAAAAACAGTTTCCATAAATACAAGACATCTTTCCATGATACATAGGGCGAACGGATTTGTTGGATGTCAAATTCACCATCAAAAAACACATTTGTTGAATCAATAGCATTACTGTTGATAATAATATATTCTTTGATAAAACTGGATACAATATCACTCGGTGTGTTATTTTTTAGATAAAACGCGTTATTTACCAACTGCATATCATTAGCATAATTTTGTAGAAAATGGTCAGAAGATGTATAACGTTGTGAATAATGACAAGCCACGCATAACAAATCAATTCCATATTGTTGAATAATGTGCTGCCATGTGTTTTCATGTTTTATATTTGGATTTGTTTTAATAATCCGACAGTCTTCATATGAGTGGTCGTGATATTTGTATTTAATAGTATAAATATTGTTCCCCCCAATAAAATATTGAATGATGTTATTCAATTCCCGTATGAATTGTTTTGCGTGTTGGTCAATATAATGAATCAAAGTATTTGAAGAATGTGGTTTCATAATATTATCACCGAGAACACACAAGAAATATTTTGCTTCATTGCGTGTAGAGAATACCGCCGGATATAAGAGTGTAAGTACCAGTTGGATTGTTTCTGACTCAGGAATATACTTCAAAAGATGATTTTCGCGTATTTTTTTCATAGTGCTAATCTTAGTTTTCTGTTTCCATGATACCAAATTGCGGTCATTGCTGATAGCTGTGAGAACATGATAAATAATATTATCTTCCGTAGTACATTTGAAATGGAGTCCATCGTAATAAAAAAATCGTTCACTGGATGGAACATGTAAATATATGTTGTTGGTCAAGAACGTTTGTATGAATTGTTCTTGTTCATTTACCATTTCCTCGTTTCTGACCATACGTTTTAGTTGGTTATTTTTGGTATTTTCAAGGATATTTGGCAATTGATTACAAATATATGTGTGTAATTTCAATCTCATATATTCATCGTTCTCATATTTGGTTATTAGCTCGTCAAGTGATGAACGAACTTCTTCAATCATATCAGTAGAGTTAGTAATCTTATTATCCATGTGATAAAATTACTATAGAGAACCTTTTATATTTATTCATTTATTATTTAGATGGAAGCAACACTTTTATTGATGTCTCCAATCATGGGAAGTTCCTTGGAATGAGAAAGAGTATCCAATAACATGCTTGATAAGATACAGTTGGCATGTAATACATCATCCTCTGAAAGGGCGACAAACCACTGATATTTGGTGCGTTTCAATAATTCGTCTGATGGAATATACAATCCCAGACTGTTTGTTGCCAAGTCCAATGGTTGTTCTTCCATAAGCTGGTCAATGATGATAGGTTTTCCATTAGGGGTTTTGATTCCAACCAAGGTGCCGTCTAACACATTCAGACTACCTTGCTTGCTCATATAGTCCAAGTAGTTAGCAATATCATTTTTGAACTGGTATACCTCTGTAAAATGAGAACGTGCGTTACGATTTTCCAAATAAGAAATAATGTCTGTAAGAGAATCGTGATTTTTGGGACTGCCCATAATGTAAGTGGAACTGGAGAACAATGGCTGATTAGTATGTTTTATCAAATCAACAGAACGATTTATACTTTCGCATACAAAAGGTTTATTTTCTGCGATTTCAGCATCATATAAGGGTTTCAAGTTCTTTGTACATAAAAACGAGTTAGGGACAATCATACCTCCATAATGATACAGAATTTGGACCATAGCCAAATCTCTAAACAACTGTTTGTGAGGGTCTGCCATGTTAGTAATATCTACATCCCAAGAAGGAATGAGTTTGGAGAAGGATTCATCATCAATGAGACATATGTGGAAATCATCACCACACTTATCAATGATAGATTGAATGACTAAATGTAAATATGGTTGGTTCAAATCAGTAGAATTACGAGAACCGAAACTCTGCCATTTACGGGAGTTTACTTGGTATTGAGAATGTATCCATAACTTAGGACGGTTGAAACCATACAAAGGAGAATCATTCAATACGTAAGTGCGTATCATTTCATAATCATCATTTGAATCCAATGGTTGTTTCAATTTATTTGCGAAATAACTTGCGGTGAATATAACACCAATGCTAATTAAGTAATAGTGAATATTCTTAGTGCTAAATACCATTATATAATTTCTATTTATATAATAATACTTATATAGATTTTTCGGGAATCAACAAATAATAAAACAAATAAATCATTGATGATACACCATATATTGAATATTGTAATTGGATTCATTGTATTTTATCTGTGATGTGTACATAATTGCATTATGTTTGCATATCTGACGTAATATGGTAGTGAACATATTATAAGAAACTTCACGTTCTAAATAGAACCGCTTTCCCAAGTGATAATATGGTTTTAATGATTCTAAGAATTCTTCATGATATTTATTAAACACCATTTTTTTGAACGCATTCATATCAAACAAAAAATAATTATGTGTTTTTAAGCATATCATTTCCAGCAAATCAAATAAAATTTTACTGGGTACTTTTTCACGGAAAATTTGCTTAGACATATTTTGTTTCTTGGTTTGTATTATCTCCATATTTTATTTATTACTAAATAATATATTTATTCTATGGATATAAAGATATATAATTTTTTGATTACAAACGCAAAAAACAAAAAATTAATTCTTGTTTGTACTCTTTGTATAAATCTGTTTTAATTTTTCAAGATACAAAATACCATCCATGAGTTCTTCTTGTGCGTGAGTAATCCAATCAATCGTTTGTAAGTCATCTCGGTCAAGATTGGTTCCGTATTTTTCTAATCCAAATTTCGCGCGGTCAACAAACTTAGAAACAACGCTTTTTACAACACTATCTAAATTCTCTACGTTAACTGTCTCGGGCATAATAGTATATGTGTAATAACAATAATAATATTTATATGGTTATTACAAAGTCTAAAACATTTTCATAATGTCATTTGTAAACAATGCAAGTTCAATCTGGTCTTCGTGTATGTTATGAAATACTGTGATGTACTTACATAAATAAGGAATAATCTGATATTTCAACTTTTCATCAAGTAATGGCGTATGTTTTACAAAGAAAAAAAAGTAATCCAATATGTCTATTACAGAATAACCTTGACTGTATATATCGTTTAGTAACGAGATAGCATTGGGTATAGTTTTTTCTTTCAGGTAGCCAATATATTTTTCAAATAAGTGAAATGATATGGTAGAACAAATATCTTTACAAATATCAATATTGATTGGCTCGTTGTAAATGTGCATTTTTTCTAAAAAATTTATAAGAACGCGAATAGAATATTGAGAAATAGATAGCAAATATTGTTTGGATTCTTCATCAATCTCTATGTTTTCTTGCGTTATGATATTGTTCATTATCTGTGTAATTTGAGTAGAAGTAGGTTTTTGTAAGTGTATAATATGCAGTCGTGATTGTAAACTTTCAATCACTTTTTGAATGTTGCAGCAAACTGAAATGAAATGAATATTGTTTTTGTATTTATCTATGTAATTTCTGAATACTTGTTGGCTTTGTTCATTGATATTATCAATATCGTCTATCACTACCAATTTTTTCTTCCCATAAATGTTACTATGCGACTGACAAAATGTTTTCATTTCGTTTCTGAAGTATTGAATGCCTTGTTCTTTCAAGTTATTGATGAATAATATGTTACTTTCAGGTAAAGAATCGTCTTTAGATAAGCCATAATATTCACGTATAAGAGCATACAACAAAGTAGTTTTACATGTGGAACTTTCTCCTACAAACAATAAATTTAAATAATCCAAGCGAATCAATTCTTCAATGGCATCTAACAAATCACGATGAAAAGAGAAATCGCGAATGTAATATGGTTTATACTTTATAACAAATGTTTCTTCTTTCATTGTTTATGTATTACCTGTAATAATTATTATATCATTTTAATAAAAAAGTATTAAATATAGTCATTGTATTTATGTAATGAGTTTGCCAAATCATTATCAAACACTCGGTGTAGCGGAAAATGCGAGTGAGAGTGAAATAAAAAAAGCTTATCGTGGATTATCTTTGAAATACCATCCAGATAAAAATAGTTCAAGTGAAGCACAAGCCAAAATGCATGAAATCAACGATGCGTATTCTGTGTTAGGAGACAAAGAAAAGAAAGCACAATATGATAATCAGCGGAAATTTCAAGGAAAAGGTGGTCCACAATTCCAAAATATTAACAAGGAATTTGGCGATATTAATAATATTTTTCATAGCTTTTTCAATCAAAATGGTATGCCTGGACAACAGGGCCCATTTCAAAGCAATATGCGTGTTTTTCGTAATGGTCAGCCAGTAAATATTAATATGCGTCCAAATAATATTGGTAAGACAGTGCATATTACATTGAATCAAAGTTATCAGGGTATGAACATACCTATTGAAATAGAAAGGTCAGTCATACGAAACAATGAAAAAGAAACAGAGAAAGAAACCGTTTATGTAGAATTACCCCCAGGCATTGATTCAAATGAGCGTATCACATTGAAAGGAAAAGGAAATATAATGAATAACATGGCAAGTGATGTGGTGATTACAATCCAATTACAGAAACACGATATGTTTGAAAGACAAGGTATGGATTTGATACACAAAAAAGAGATTAGTTTGAAAGAGGCGTTGTGTGGTACAGCTGTGGAATTTCAACATTTGAATGGAAAAAAGCTTACACTGAACACAAAGAACAATCCATACATAATTACACCGGGATATAGACATACTGCTCGTGAATATGGGATGGTTAGAAACAATCTCCGTGGAAACTTATACATCATATTTTCTATCAAATTTCCTTCTAATCTCAATGATGAACAGCGTGAAACATTAAACAAGATACTATAAAATGTATTGTATTTTCAACTTCAATACATTTTACAATTACTGGGAAATCGCGCGATAAGGCAATTCGTTGTCTACCAAATAGATAGAGTTTTCAGTAATAATAATATACTCCTTACCAACCTTATAAATTTTAGAAATAGGACTGGTGTACTCGTCTTCGCTCTTCACAAGTAACTTCTCTTCATTGTTACGAATACCAATCATGGAACTCTTGTCAAGAGACGTAGTCCAATAGTCCATAATAATGGGTTTGTCTTCTACAATAGCAAGTTTACACGCATGGTGCATAGTTTTTGTTTCAGGTAATCTGTATCCATCTACGCTTGGTTTCTCATCAGTGCTACTCATTTTTCGGTAAATATAGAGTATATATTAGATTATACTTTAAATCATTCTAACGAATAAGTTATTTTATATCAAGTTAGTATAACATAATGAGTTCTTTTCCTAAATCTACCAGTCAACAAATAGTAGACAAATATTTTGTAATTGTAAAAGACTACTTTGAAGCAGTGAAAGCAATGACTTCTATACAAAATAAACAAAACTTAACGAATATACTGTTTGTCGGATTGAATTGTATTCATAGAGTATTTGAATATGTTTTATACAAAACGAAAAATATTGATACCGCTGTTGGAATGGCTCAACAAACTTACTTTTATTATTTAGAATATATTGAACAAATTAATTCTGCGGAAGAGTTACTATTGAAAATAAAACAGTCAGAAGCGATATTATTTGTATACAAAAAAACGGTTTTTGAATTATTTGAAGGGAACAAAAAAGATGGCAATATGAGCACATTGGATAATATCATGACATTAGACGAGGATTTCATACATATGAATAACCGGGAATGGAAGAATTTTTTTCCGCGAATCAAAAAATTATACGAAATATTGTTTTACTGGAATCAACCAAACTGGAAAATAGACGAACGAGTTAGTATATGTTTGACTTATTTCCGTAGATATTTACATGCACTGGATAAGTTAGAGATATGCTTAATGTATTTAGACTACATCCAAAAACATTATGAAATAGAATTAGAGAAATATAAAGAATTGTTAAAAGTCATTATTGAAAAAACGGAAAAAATCCGCCGCAATAGAAGTAATTCCATTACCGAAGATGATAAAACAGATTGGTTTTTAACGAAAGTATACAAAGAACGAGATATATTTGAAGAAAAATTAAATGGTCCAACAAAAGAGTTTGTTATATGGTTATTAAGTGAAGTATAATTATGTAGTTTATTCGTATTTTTCAATATTTATTTGATTAGACAAAATGTTATTCATGTAACCTTTGGTCATAGACACTTGTTTTTTACGTATCTTTTTAGTCTTTATTTTTGTGTTTGTATCGGCATTTATTACACGAATATGGAAATATTCATCGTGAAGCATATTTTTTGTAAATTCATATACAAACATGAGTACGTCTTCATTACAATTTCCTACAATCAAGCAACTTCCTGTGCGGAATATCATAAATGACACCTCTGTATATTTTTCCGAATCAGACAGTTCTGATAACTTCATGGTTCGGTCTTCTTTTGAAATAACTCCGTTTTGTAATTTCTTGTCAAAACCTAATTCGTTATTGAAATAGAACTTACATTTGACACCGGGGTAACTACAAGGGTCGTATGCTGTTTCAATGTTGTATTTGTTTTTTAAAACGGCATGTAGTTTTTCACGGTGAATATAATAACCACAATTGAAGTTGGAATTAATCAAAACATTGTCATCTTTTTCCATATGCACATATTCAAGTGTGTCTTCACAATGAGGTTGTAAGATATTCAATACTCGTGTTTTGATGATTTCCAGAACTTGATTGTTCAATACACCTGGTATTTCCATCTTACCCGTGTTGAAGACCTTGATGTGTATTTCTTTGAACTCATTGTTATGATAAAATCGCACAATCAACGCAAAACAATTATAAAACGCGTTTTTTACTTTTCCTCTTGAATTCATAATGTCTTTTTTGGAAATCCCAATCGTCAATTTACGCTCATCTTTGAATTTATTTTTTTTCAAATTTGGATTGTCAATTTGTTTCAAAATGTTTTCTACATAATAAGGAACATCTTTCAATTTGTTTTGATATTGTTCAAATTCTTCTTTGGTGTTAGATATGATTTTTATTTGTTTTTTTAATACTCCATCTTTGGGTTGCCAATATGGAATAATAGGTATATTCCAAAATATATTTTCAATATCAATGGATTTATTTAAATACAATACTTTTGTTTTTGTAGAAATAGACAACTCTTCGCATTCAGGAACTTCGTCTGTTTGCGATTGCTTTTCGTCTTCTTCTTGTATATTATCATCTTCTGTTTCATTTTCTGTAAACGATATATTTTCGTCTTTCAAAAACATTTGCCATTCTTCATCAACTCCCATATTGAATAATTTATTATACTATATGGGATATAAACAATTCTTTAAGTAGTTCAATTTTGTATTTTGTAGTTATGTAAAAAATAGTCAATCAGTTCAGAAATATTATTACTTTGATTATGTACTATGTTTTCAATATAAGATAATAATTCTGTTGTTACCAATTCAGGTTTATATTGTATAATATAATTGAAATATTGGGTTAATATAGATTTTTTATCCAAGTTGTATTGAATACTTATATCGTAAATATATTTCTTACACGCGTCGTATTCTTTCTTTAACAACATATTGTATATGTTTTCCCACAATTGATTGCTTACTATCTCTTCCGGCAAAATAGTCGTATGTTGGTTCAATTGGATGTAATTAATCATGCTACGAATATCCGATTTATATTGCTCTTGAATAATATGAATAATATTATCATCCAACGACAAATTTTCTGACTCTGATATGTTTTTCAAAAAAGAATAAATATCCTTTTTAGGTAACTGATTAAAACGGATACAAATAAATTCGTTACGTAAATGCTCTTCTATTTTACTAATATAATTACATATTAAACAATAGCGGACATTATATCCAGATGATTGAATCAAATATTTCAGTGCTTGTTGAGCATTTTTTGTCATATAATCTACTTCATCCAAAATAACAAATTTCATACCTTTATTGAAGAAGTTCTTGGATTTAACAAATAGTTGTATTTGGTTGCGAATGATATCAATTCCTCGTTCATCTGACGCATTCAAGTGAATAATATTTTCGGACGTCTTTTTTTCATACTTTGTTTGATATTCATTAATGAGATTGATAATAGTTGTTGTTTTTCCCGTTCCTGGAGGACCATAAAATAACAAATTAGGGAAATATTGTTTGTTCAATATATTTGAAAATATTCTACGATTTAATGGGTCCAAAACAATTTCTTGAAAAGTATTTGGTCTATATTTTTCTATCCAAGGAATGTTTTTATCCATTTTTATATTGACTACGAGTTTATTATTTATATTTTATTTTTGATAAAGTTAGTTATAGATAAGTTGTTAATCAATATATACGGACTTCATGATACGTATTTTAAGACCCAATGATTTTCATCATCATTTACGAGACGGAAAATTGCTGAAATTGACAACCCAAGCATGCTTTGAAAAGTTCAATCATGTAGTTGTAATGCCTAATTTAGTTCCACCAATTGTAACCATTGACAAGGCATTAGAGTATAGAAAAAATATACGTAGCTATGAGACTCGCGGAAACCCATTAATGACGTTATATTTACACAAAGATATTTCCTTTGCGGATTTGAAACGATTCAAAGAATTGCCGGAAATGATTGGTATTAAATATTATCCTCAAAACGCAACAACAAACTCGGATTTTGGAGTGGATACTATTGAATCAGTTTCTCATGTATTGGAAACGATGGAAGATGAAGAAATACCCTTATTAATTCACGGAGAAAGTATTGAATACCATGTAGACATTTTTGACCGAGAAAAAGTATTTGTATCCAAAGAGTTATCCAAAATACGTGAATTGTTTCCCAATTTGAAAATCGTATTGGAACATATTACCACCAAAGAAGCTGTTGATTATGTATTAAAAGAAAATATACATGCGACCATTACACCTCATCATCTATTATTAGACCGAAATGACATATTCCGAAACGGTATCAACCCGCATATGTATTGTTTACCAATATTAAAACGCAATGAAGACCGAGAAGCGTTAGTTCAAGCAGCAATTAGTGGAAAATCTAATTTTTTCTTAGGAACTGATAGTGCTCCTCATGAAGAACACAAGAAGTTATCATGTTGTGGTTGCGCTGGAATTTTTAACAGTCCCGTTGCAGTGGAATTATTAGTAGACTTATTTGAAAAACACCACGCATTAGATAAGTTGGAAAAATTTGCCAGCACCAATGGTTGTGACTTTTATGATTTACCTTATAGCAATGATGCGATTATTTTGAAGCGCAAATCATGGACTGTTCCTGAAAAGTATGACAATATTGTACCACTATATGCGGGTAAACAAATAAACTGGACTTATGTAAATAACCCAAATTAAAATTTTGGTAACAAGTAAAAATTGAATTCCACAAAATATACAATACTATATACAACGAATACAAAATGGATGGATATTTAGAAATTATTCTTGGACCCATGTTTTCTGGTAAAACCAGTTATTTGATAGATACATATAATCAATACAATAACCCAGATAGTTCTTTAAAAGTCATTAACTATTCTTTGGATACACGTTATGATGATAAAATGTTATCATCTCATGACTTAGTAAAAATACCTTGTAGTTTTGCTTCCAAAATAGAAGATGAAATGGAAGCTTGTATCAATCACGATATCATTTTAATTAACGAAGGACAGTTCTTTCCTGATTTAAAAGAACGAGTGTTAGAATTAGTAGAAGACCACCATAAACGTGTATATATTTGCGGCTTAGATAGTGATTTCAAAAGAAACAAATTTGGGGATTTATTAGATTTGATACCTTATTGCAACAAGGTAACAAAATTAAACGCAAGATGTGAATGTGGGGAACCTGCTATTCATTCACACCGAAAGGTGTCATCAGAAGAACAAGTATTAATTGGGTCAGATAATTATCAACCCTTGTGTAGAAAATGTTATTGCGATAAAAATTAGAGAGAACGGTCATTATTCTTTACAAAACTTTTATAATCTTCACGATATAAACGTGTTAGTTCATCATATTTTGTTATAAAATTGCCTTCACGGAAATCATAATAGATTTTTTCAATGACTGCTCTGTCTTCATTCAATGTTTTTTCCATCATAGATTCAGTTAATTTATCAAACAAATAATCAATAGCAGGCACTCCTGATACCCAGTTATTGCGATATGCTTTTACATGGAGCATGGTTTGGTTATCCGTAATGGGAAGTGCTGAAGTAACAATCGTATTTACATACTCGCCAAATTTCACACGAGCAACTGTGTAATGTGGTAATACATATTCATTTTCAACAATAAGTGACTTAATTCCAAATAATTTATATGCCATAGAATTCACGCCCGATTCATATTCATAACTGGCTTTGTAATGACCTTCAGCAATTTTTTCTATTTTGTCATTCATTGGGAGAGGTCTGTCTTTATTGCCAAACGTATGTACTTCGGAAATATGTAAAATGTCTAGTGAATTTTCTGTTACTGTACGTGCGTCCATTTTAAACAATTTTTTCAACGTAACCGATTTGTACGCAGAATCATATGCTTCTGGTTCAATCCATATGGTGGATTCATCTTCGCCGGCGTTATTGATATTATACTTGGGTTCGCTATGTAAATATAACCATCCGTTAAAATTAACTACGCTATAATGTGGTACATCAGTTTTTTGATTGAATACCATATTTGGACGAATAGTTTTCTGTCCAGGAGTTTGAACAAGACGGCCATGTTTATTAAATTTGAATGTATGATACGGACATACTACACAATTTAAGTGTCTATCTATACGTCCTTCTGCTAAGGAGGCACCACGATGAGGACATACATCGTCAATTGCCATAAAACGGTCATTGTTGTCTTTCCATAATGTAATTGGTTTGTTATTGACTATTACTTTTTTTGGTTTACACGAAGTAATATCTTTGGTCTCGCCAATGACATACCACTTATGTGCATCTAATATATTCATATGTAGTTTGTGTGTAGACATTCTATAAGAACACACACACGTAAGAGACAAATACAATACATAAAATAGATTCATAATTCTTGTATAAAATATTAAGATTTCTTTATTATTATTTATAAAACATATAAATAGTTTGGTGGAATCTATACAATGATTTCTTGGTTGATTTTGTTATGTGGTGTTAGTAGTAGTTATTCTTTATTGAATAGTCCGTTTATTCGTCGTAGTCCAAGTAGACTACACGCTTTAAGTAACCCAATTTCAGACAATGGGTGGATATACAGTGATTTGTTTGATGAATCAAAATTAAAGGTGATTGAATCGGTGACCATTACAGAAGATAGTAAACACGCATATATTGTGGATAAACTTCATGGTGCTAACCCTATTGAACCGTCAAATATCCATACAGTTCAAACTATTCCAAATGATATTCATAATTTGATTAATACTCTTGTACATAATCATATAGCTGTAAATAGCTTTCCAGATTATCCGAACCCCTTTTTTCAGTTAGCTCAGCAATTTGGTTCTGCAATATCAAATATTTTTATTTATTTGTTTGTATTTTCGTTAGTCACCAATTTTATTTTTCGTAATGGACAGAATCCAGGTGGAATGAATTCGTCGTTTCTGAATCGTTTTGAATCAGGTAACGAATTTAAAGCAGTGGAGGCGTCTTCCACCAATACGACCTTTGTAGATGTGGCAGGTTGTGACGAAGCCAAATTTGAATTGATGGAAGTGGTTGATTATCTGAAGAATCCAGATAAATATGAACAAGCAGGCGCGAAGATACCAAAAGGTGTCTTATTAGAAGGCAGCCCAGGAACTGGAAAAACATTATTGGCTCGTGCGGTAGCAGGTGAAGCAGGTGTTCCGTTTATTAGTGCGAGTGGGTCAGAATTTATAGAAATGTTTGTGGGTGTTGGTGCGTCCCGTGTGCGAAAACTCTTTGAAAACGCAAATAAGAATGCTCCATGTGTCATTTTCATAGATGAAATTGATGCGGTTGGTAGGCAACGTGGTGCGGGTATTGCTGGTGGAAATGATGAACGTGAACAAACATTGAATCAGATTTTAACGAATATGGATGGATTTTCCAGCACAACCGGTGTTATTGTTATTGCTGCTACAAACCGAGCAGATATCTTGGACAATGCTCTTACACGTCCAGGACGTTTTGATAGAAAGGTGACTGTTCCATTACCTTCTCTGGAAGGTCGCAAATCTATATTTGGTGTTCATTTGCGAAACAAACAGGTTGGACCCGATGTGGATGTTCACGAACTGGCTACAATTACCACACAATTTTCAGGAGCAGATATCGCAAATTTGGCGAATGAGGCAGCTATATTGTCAGTTCGTAAAAATTCAACAACTATTTGCCGTGAAGATTTTTTTGATGCTTTTGAAAAAGTCACCATTGGTCTCACATCTAATATTCAGGAAACAGACCCTGATATTATTGACTTGGTTAGTTTTCACGAAACAGGACATGCATTTATGGCTGCATTATTCAAGGATATGTTTGATTTGCGTAAAGTGACTATCAATGGTAATACTGGTGGAGTAGGTGGATATACATTATTTACTCCCAAAGAGAAATTTTCTAAGTTCGCAACTAAACGGTATTTACTAGCAAATTTAATTATTGCTCTTGGAGGAAGAGCTGCTGAAATATATTTATATAGAAATACTCATAACAATATATATAATAATGACAATGTGTTTACTGGGTTTGAAGATTTGGACATAACTACAGGTGCGTCGAATGATTTGATGCAAGCAAATAATATTGCACGTAGTTATATTACTAAGTATGGTTTTGGTGAAAATATTGGTTTGTATGATAGTTCTGATAGTGACTTACCTTTTATGGGAAGAGAAATGGCCATGTCCAGTAAAAAAATAAGTGAATATACAAGAACTACGATTGACGAACAAACCGCTGCGTTAGTTAAGTTTGCTTATTTGAAAGCAGTAGAACTAATTAAACAAAACGATAAGGCGTTTTTGAAGGTAGTAAATTTATTGAAGAAAAAACGAACCATTGGTGGAAAAGAGGTGATAGATATTGTAGAGTCCCATTCATGCCAGGTTGTCTTACCTGAGAAATGAGTTAAATACATTTTTCAAATAATATAAACAATTGAACAGAAACATTCCATAAAAACCGTGATTGATTGTTATGGAAAATCCAGAAGTTCCTATTAAGAAGAAGAGAGGGCGTAAGCCAAAAAATCAAGCAGTTGCTGATGCTATCACTGTGGATGTTCAAGAAGTATCCGCTACACCACCTGTTGCGAAAAAACGCGGACGAAAACCGAAAGGGGGGAAGTTGTTTTTGAAAGAAGATGAAACACAAGTGTCAAGTGCGACAACAAATAATATCATTCTACATTTAAAATGTGGATTACACGATTTGGAAGAACGGGAACAAGAACTACACAATGTTTTGAAAGACCCGTTGTTATACAATCCCCAAATCCCTCCTACTATTCAAACTTATGAAAATACGAATACTCAATATTTTGAGTATGGTGATGACACAAAGAATGCTGAAACAAATTATGCTTATCACAATGAATATGAAAACACAAACGCGACTACTTGTTCCACTTTTTGTAAGAAATGTAAGCAATCTATGTCTGGTGATTCTACCAGCATTGATAATGACGATGTTGATATAAAAGATGTGAATACAAAACTGAAAGAATTGAAGATTCAGTTGTACAAGGGGGCTCAATCAGACAAGAATTCTGCTTGTTTCTGGTGTACATATGAGTTTGACAACCATCCGTGTTATATACCCAAATATGAAATTGATAACGTGATGTATGGTTATGGTTCTTTTTGTCAGCCAGAATGCGCTGTCGCATATTTGATGAAACAAAATTTGGACGACTCTACGAAATTTGAACAATATCATTTATTGAACCAGATTTACAGTAAGGTCTATGATTATACAAAGAATATCAAGCCTGCTCCGGATCCATATTATTTGTTAGACAAGTTTTATGGAAATCTCACTATCCAAGAATATCGTAAATTAATTAAATCAGAACATATGTTACTTGTTCTGGATAAACCTATGACTCGCACATTACCTGAGTTACATGAAGATAATGAAGAATTGGGGTTAAATATGATTCAAAACGGTACACAATCAACGAATATCAATACAGGTATGTATAAAGTAAAGCGTAACAGTGAAAAACAAAAGGGGCCCAGTAAAAATGAGATTATACGCGAAACCTTTGGAATTTAGGTATGATTATTTTGTATTTAATACGAAAATACAAAATATATAAAGATTGTTGCATATACATATTATTGAATATGGAGTTTGTTTCTTCTGGCGATAATCAATATGTGTCTTGTCATTTGATGGGTGGACTCGGTAACCAATTATTTCAAATCTTCGCGACTTTGGCATATGGAATACAATATGGAAGAAAGGTTGTATTGCCTTATAGTAAACAATTAAAAACAGGTACAGTGCGTAATACGTATTGGGATAATTTTTTGAGCTCACTAAAAGATACTCATACTGTTTTAAAACCTGGGTCTGAATATACAAATGAAATGGTATTGCGTTTTCCAGCTTTTCAAGACCCACAATTTACGTATACTCCTATTCCTCGCGTACATAACAAGGAATTCTTATTATTTGGATATTTTCAGAGTTATAAGTATTTCCAAGATGTACAAAAAGAGTTGTTTGAACTCATTCGTCTTGAAAAACAGCAAAATTTACTTATTCAAAAAGTTGCTTTGGAGTTTTTTTATAGTTTTGAAATACAAAATATAAGTATGCATTTTCGCATCGGAGACTACAAAGCTATTCAAGATTGTCATCCTTTAATGACTTATGAATATTACGAAAAAGCATTAAAATATATTATAGATAAACGACCAACTAACCAATATCAAGTATTGTATTTCCATGAAGATGTAGATACGGAAGATGTGGAAGTAATTATAAATAAATTGAAAGACCAGGAAATATTTTCAGAAATCAAATTTGTTCGCGCGCATCATAATTTGGATGATTGGGAACAAATGTTGTTGATGTCTTGTTGTACACATAATATTGTAGCAAACAGTACGTTCAGTTGGTGGGGAGCATACTTCAATACTCTTACGGATAAAGTTGTTTGTTATCCGTCAAAGTGGTTTGGTCCAAAACTGAAACATGATACTAGCGATTTATTTCCTGAAAAGTGGAATAAAATAATTATATAAATGATTTATAGAGAAAATTGAAATGAATATATATAATTATTTGGAATTCAGTGAATAATACGTAGCATTATGAAGATGAAGATTCGTTCCAAAGACTATGAGGCTAATGCGTTGGCAATCATGGAATTGCCATTTGTAAAAAAATTGGTGGAAGAGAACAAAAAGTTGAAAAAGAGAAATAAGGCATTGAAGAATTTGATTTATAGTCTTCCTGAGTTTCGTCAACCTTTAAAAACAGAATCAGATTCGGATGATGATGTTCAAATTGTAGATAAGCCAGTCAAAATTAAAAAAGAGCAAATTGTATATGAAATTGAGGAAAATGACGACGATACCACTGAAAGCCCTAAGGTTGTTGGTGATTTGACCAGATGTGAGTTTTCTCTGAACAGTTTCACCGACGCAAATGCTCCTACTATGGACAATGAGAAGGTTTATACAGATGATGGCGAGACTGTATTGGTAAAGAAGCAAAAAATCCAATCAGAAGAAGAGGAGGAAGTTGAAGTAGAGGAAGAAGAAGAAGAAGAAGAAGAAGTTGAAGTAGAGGAAGTTGAAGTAGAGGAAGTTGAAGTAGAGGAAGAAGAAGAAGAAGAAGAAGAAGAAGAAGTTGAAGTAGAGGAAGTTGAAGTAGAGGAAGAAGAAGAAGAAGAGGAGGAGGAAGTTGAAGTAGAGGAAGAAGAAGAAGAAGAGGAGGAGGAAGTTGAAGAAGAGGAAGAAGAGGAAGAAGAGGAAGTATTTGAAGTAGAAATTAAAGGTAAGACTTACTACACAACAAATGAACAGTCAGGACCGATATTTGCGGTGACGGAAGATGAAGATGTAGGTGACGAAGTTGGTGTATTTAAGAATGGAAAAGCAACATTTTACAAAAAGAAGTAAATCATTTATAAAATAAATATTATGTATACATGTATTTTTTATCAATATATGTATATAAATGAAACTCACCAAAGCAATTGATAAAGAAACAATTGACGAATTACGAAAGATTCTTGAAATTACACATTCACCCCAGGAATTGAAAGCGGCCATTAATTACGCAAAAGATAAGAAGAAGTTCGCATTTATGGATACAAGTACTACCTTATCTAACAAGGAATATGACGAAAGAATAAAATTGTTAGAAAGTCATCTCAATGCTTCTGAGCTTGCTCCCAAGATAGATAAAGACGTATTATCTCATGTAAAAAGCTTTGTAGGTGGAAAGAAAACCCGAAAATCACGCAAATCCAAGTCTAAAAAGAATCAAACAAAGAAATCCAAACGTACAAATAAACGCAAATCTCGCCATTGAATAAATCGTATATATATTTGATTTATTCAATAAAGACAATGTTATGTTTTTTAGCAAATTTCACTTTTTTACGTGTTTTATTTCCACCTTTTTTAGTGAAATATTGAACAGCGTTATTCGCAACAATAGAATACAATTCATTTTCCAATTTTTCTTTCTTTATTTGTTCCAGTTGGTCCATTTGCTTCATAGGTAAATTATCAAGTTGTTTTGACTTATCTACAAAACGAAGTTGATGTGTAGATGCTAATTCCTTCAACCTTTGTAGTTTTTCTTTGAATTCCATAGTATGTAAATCACGTTTCTTGATGTGTTTAGAAATATTTTTCAAAGCGGAAAATAGCGAAGGTTTGTTTTGTTCTATAAAAGCAAATTCTTTGGTTTCGTCTATAGAAGGTTGTTCTTTTTTCAAATATAACAAAGTATCTATAATTTTTTCTCTGGACGCAATATTAACAATTTGTTTGAATTTTTCCCAGTTGTCATCTAATGTATCACTGGTCAATACAGTGACGGGTTGTTCGGGTTCAGGTTTGGATTCAGATTCTGGTTTATCAGACTCACCTTTTTGTTTTTCTTCATTTTCTTTCATTTTTTTCTCTATTTCACTTGTAGACAAGATAAAGTTATAAGGACTCGCTTTCCATTTCACAAATGTATTGGGTTCTACAAAATCAGATAACAAATATCCCATATATTCATTCATGAATGGACAATAAAAATTGCGTTTGTTGTTATCATTTACCTCTCCATCAATGGTATCAATAATAAAATATACTTGTTTTTTGTTTTGTACATTATCTACGCCCGTATAAATCAATTCGCTATGATTTTCAATAAATCCTTCTTTCAATGGCATGGAGACAGTTTTATACATAATGTATTTTTCGTATAGCATTTCCATAAATTTAAAAAAATATTCCACGTCTTTTCCATCGTTGCTATGTAAAATTGCGTATAATTTGTGATTTCCGGTAATAATGGAGTTGCTGGTAGATGAAGGACCCTCTAATAATTTTTCAATATGATTCACGAAATATCTACGATAAGTTGTATTGTTCTTCAATATATCAGGTTTGGCTGCAACTTCTAAAAATGGAGTGCGTTTGTATTTTTGGAAATCAATTGCGGTATCTAATTCTTTGATTAGTTTTTTGTATACATCTCTCATTTCGTGTTCTTGTGTTTCAAAATATAAAGTATATTCCTCTAACATGTCGGCCAAACGTTTTGTATTATCCAATTTTTTCATCAAACGACGATTAATTAGCAATTCTTGGTTTTTATCAAAAACAAGCATGAGTTTCTCCTTTTTTCTTTCTAATGGGTCTTGGATACTGTTAATATATCCATCTTTGTCTTCGATCATATCAAAAATAGGTCTGGAAACATATTCTATATTCCTGGGAGTGTAATACTTTTCTCCAATTTTGTGTTCAAGTTCACGGTCCATACTTTTTATATTCATAATGAATATTTGCGAAAAAGGCGTGTCCGTATTTTCATAATTTATCCATTCATATACAGCGTTTACAATAGCTACACGCATAGCTGTATGATAGCTTTGTTCGTCTTTTGGAGTCATTTCTTCATCATATGTTTTCAATATGTCTTTCATACGCGATACATAGTGTGTTAAGTATTTATTGAAATCAATCATAAGATTACTATAATTTTCGGTAATTCGTATATCTTCTTTCTTTTGTTTGATTACAAAGTCGTATGTATTTTTGACTAAGTCATAATAAGTGGGATGATTTAACAAGTCGTTTTTCCAGGTAACACGAATATTTGTGTATATTTTACCATCCAACTTCATGTGAGAAAATTGTTGGCTTAGTGGATTGAAGAAAAAAGAACGTTCAGGACCCTCGCCAGTAACGTATTCCAATGTTTGATGGATGTTTTTATGTACAAAATACTTTGTAGGAAACAACAATTTAATCATAATGAAAATGTTTCTGTTTTCAATCATTTGTTTTTCGGATGGTTCTTCTTTTACTGGAATCATTTCTTTTTCCATCATATTTCTCATTACATCCAAATTGAAAAAGAATGAAATACGCTCTTCCCATTCCATACTTTTCAATGTATCTTCTGGAAAATAGGTGTTGGAGATTAAATATGGTAATTTTTCTATGTTGCTGGGTACTTCCAATTGAGGGTGATACAATAAATCAGACGTAAATACTACTAATTTTTGATTAGGTATATTCGTAGTAAATTTAATTTCTAATGGGGCTACTTCTAAATCCATTGGTATTTGTTCTTATATTATGAAGATACTTTTTTAGTTCATTTACTTGTTTTACTTTTTTTGATACGTGCAAAAAGAATATAACATATTAGTTGTTTCATCGCGGTGTGTTTCCTTGTATTTAATCACATGGTCTTCTGAAATCTGTTTCTCACTAATAGGAAAATAAGTATCTCCTTCTTCGTCATTATCTACTTCTGTAATATGTAAAATATCACATTGTGGGTAGAAATACTTGTATATGTCACTCCCTCCAATAATAAAAATGGTTTTATGATAACATTCTTGTAACTCCATCAATATTCTGTGGCTTTCATCTAACGAAATAAAATACACATTGTTTACGTTTTGATGATATTTATTTGGATTACGTGTAATAATTACATTAATTCTATTTTTTAATGGACCTCCTGGTAATGAATCATATGTTTTACGCCCCATCACAACAATCTGGTTTTGTGTTAATTTGCGAAAATGCTGTAAATCCTTAGAAAGGTTCCACATCAAAACTCCATTTTTTCCAATTGCGTTTTGGTTATTTTTTGCTACAATGAGCTCCATATAATAAAAAACTGGATTTTTCTTATTATATTGGTTTTATCAAGATTTATATTTTATAGCTTTCTAATTCTAAAGATATTTTTTCTGCTTTTTGAGCTTTTTCAAGAACGCGTTTTGCTTTAATAATATCTTCTTCAGTGACTTCTTCTGCTTCTTCTTTTTCGCGTTCTTGTTTGGCATTGTGGTAGTCTTTGAATTCTTCAGAAAAAACGCAAAACTCACTGTCCTCGTTAAACAAATATTCAGTAAACAAAATAAATATGGCGGTTACAATGAGGGCAATATAAATGTCACGAGAACCCATCCATGCAATCGCAAATACTAATACTTGTGTGCTAAACGTGTTTTTCAAGTAAGCTTCAGTGGTTTTGCTTAGTTTAAAATTCACAAAACGAGTGCTCAAATTCAATAAAATAATCATTACACCTGCGAAAACTTTACTATTGTTGAGAATATTGATTTGATTATCTAATTTTTTTAAAAATGAATCTTGTTGCTTGGGCATTCTATATTCTATATTTACATATTTGTGCTGCTCTTAGATTTTACATTTGTTTCTGCCTTGAATTTACTTTCAATAATGGAGAACTTACAATCTGGTGAACATACGTTACAACCTCCATTTTTGAAAGCAACCTCGGGAAAAACATGTGAAGTCATATCTTTCTTTATGGCCATGTTTTTATGTTTCAGCTTTCCGTCTTGACAGTGGTTTTCTCTAAACTCGTTTTGTAGAGACTCGCTATTGTTATGGTCAATGTCAATATACTCCATATTTTGGTCTTGGGTTTCATCTTTTTTCATAAGTTCGTCTTCCCATTCTTTTATGTTTTTCATATTCAAAAAGGATTCCATCCATTCTGATTGGTAATATAGAATCACGAGTGAACATACAAATAAACCGAACATTTTGTCCATATTGGTATACAGTAATATCATGAACACGGCGAATACTTTTCCCCAGATTGTTTGACTAAATTCAACGAAATCGTCGCGATTTGATAAAAAAAGAAATAATAAACCAATAGGAATGAATTGATGTAAAAAGTACATAATTTAGTGTTATATAGACTTGCGATATTTTAATAGTGAGTCAAAAGTATATAATCAATAAATTAGATAAACGACTTGAATAAATATCTACTTATTTTTTAAGATAACGTAAATATATTCAATGTCTTTAGTTACAACAGCATCGCCATGGATTAATAATAACACAAATGAAAACAAAAAACGTATTCCTTCCATTAGAAGGAATCAAAAGAAAGACGAAGAACCTACGTATAGTGAGCCTATGCAAAATAAAAAGATGCCTCCTTCCATTGAAGAGGCTGAGGAAAATAATACCAAGCGCAATAACAAGATTACTGATTTATTGAATCAAATGACTGAAGCCGATAATGAAAACGATAATTTAGGAGATTTTACCCCTTTAGAACCTCCTGCTATTCAATCTAAGAAAGATGACGAAGATAACACGAAGGAACGATTAAATCAATTTATTCCTGAAATGCCTCATTTTTCTCATTTGAAACCAAGTGAACAACACGAATCCGCAAATAAGGTTCGTTATGGCGCAGATGATAGCAAAGTAAACCGTCTTAGTAGTTACAAAAAGGTATATGAGGGTATGCAAAACAAACAAGACGCAGGTGCGGTTCCTTATTATTCCAAGATGGGTATTGGAAGTCAGTTAGACGACAGTCGTTTAATGGAGAAGATTAACTATATGATACACTTGTTGGAGCAACAACAACATGAGAAAACCGATAATATTACCGAAGAGTTTTTGTTATATACCTTTTTAGGCGTTTTCGTTGTATATGTATTAGACTCTTTTGCCCGTTCAGGTAAATACATCCGTTAGATTTACAAGACGATACAAGTTTTTTTTTCATCCAGGGGAGAACTTGGATGAATAAAGTTGAACAAATAATACCCAGTGCGAGAACTTTCAAGTGGTTTTCCCATCTGCGATTTCCATGTATCATATAATAAAAAGTTATGACTGCAGTTATCAAGCATAAAAAATTTGAACTTTCGGTGAGTCTTCAGTAGTTTTTGTAAACTGAACAAAAATCCTGTATAAAATGTTCTCGTATCTTCTATGTTAGAGATGCTTGCTACTAGTCTTACAATGAATCCTTCTGAGTCTTCGTGTTGTTGTAGAATATCTTTGAAAACATACACGCCGAGAACCTCTTGTCCTTTATACAAACAATAAACCATGAATATTTTTTCTTTCATTAGTTCTATCAAATTACTGTAATCAGGGAAAATAAGAGTATCAAATAAACATGCTTGTTGTTGAAAATTTCCTTGTGTCATGGTGGTAAGTAAATCAAAGAACATATGGTTATTTTTGTGGTCAATTAGGGATACTTGTAAATGAGGAGGTAACGATGGGAATTTAAGTTCTCGTATTTTGTATGTATATGTATCCCATTCAGCATATGGTATTATTCCATCATACAGAGAACCTTCTTTTTTAAATATGGAATGTTGTATAGCTGGTTGGAGAACACGTTGATTATATTCATGAGTTTGTAGTAAACTGCGATTCATGTTTAGCTCATTACGGTCTTTGTAGATGGTCAAATAATTCATAAAATAAAAAGTTTTTTTGGAATAATAAGGTTCTCGTAATGTGGGTAAAAAATATGCGTTTAATGGGATAGATGTTAGACAACCCGTCGGTTCGGGCAAATACATGGTCGTTTTGTCCTCTTTTAATAATTTTTCATAAAAGAAAGAAATGAATGAAGGTTCTCCATGACCTGAAAAATAAGACTCCAAATGTTTTTCGTTTATGTTATGAATGAAATTTTCATCAGGTAAATAGTAGCACTGTAATAAGTTGAGCAAATAGTGTTTTTGTTGTTGTGACAAATCATAGTAAGAAAACGTAAAAACCTGGTCAAAATCGCAAAATTTCGTCTTGATAGGGACATATTTATAAATTGTGAAAGGTTCTCGGTATAAGAATCGCCAATAGTCGTAAGAGTGGAGAACCGGTTGTATATTCCAAAATGGATATTTCACTTTGGTTATCATCCATAGCAATATACAAGTACAAATAAGGGTAAATAAAATATATTGAAGCATACTACAATCCATCAATATATTTTACTATAAATTTTAACGTATTCTGTCTAAATCAGAAGATTTACTTCTTTTTGTGGGTTTTATTATGCTTTTTACGACAATAAGCACGTTTTGAACCTGATGCGACTTTGCATCCTTTTACTTTTTCACACTTACTTGTACCGTTAGCACTATTTTTCTTAACACTCTTTTTAAGACAAAGATTCTTGGTATATTTTTTTGCTGTTTTCTTGGTTCCTTTTTTCTTTTTACCTCCTTCAACAGCTTGGGTTTCAGGAGTATTTGAGTCTTCAAAATAGAACTCACGAATAGAATCAAATAAACCATTGAACCACTTTTCAGCTTTTTCCCATACATCAGTACGCTTAGTTAAACAAGTGCTCATCTTATTAGTTGGGTCCTTCATGTAATCCTTTTTATCTTGAAATATAGCAGCAACTTCAGCTTTCATACTATCAATATCAAAATTTGTTTCTTTCATTTTATTTTTGATTTTCTCCAAATAATCAGATTTAAAATCTCTTGAATATTTGGGAGAAATCTCCTTAGACTTGTAATAATAATACATGAAGTTTGCGAACGAATCCTTTTCCGTATTCTGACCTAGCTTTGTTGCAACACGTTGAACTAAAAGATATGTTTCGCGGTTAGGATGAAAACAGTGTGGACCAGGTGATAATTCAGAACTTTTTAAAAGGTCTCTTTGAGCATAAGCTAAAATATAAGCTTCAGGAGTTCTCAAATCGTGAACTACAGTCTTGTCAAAGTCAGTCATTATATATTATATGAATATATAATGATAAGAATTGAATATACAAAATATTTACATAGGTTTCTCTAAAATATAGAGATATTGATGAGGATCGCCGTTACATTTCTTCATGCTTGCCTTAGCATGGAAAATAAAACCAGCCTTTTTCGCCATAGCGAGAATATCTTTAATTTCCTCCATTTGATATGTGAATTCATTTTGACGAACATGTTTGGTTGCTTTATCTGTGAAAGTTTCACGTAATAATACCACATTACTTTCGTCTACGTTTACAGGGAAATGAAAACTTCGTTCAAAATGGAAATCTTCGTATTCTGCCTTCACTTTACTAATTTGTTTACGGTCTTGTGGAATAAGAGGTAACCATTTCACTTCATCCTCATCACGTGGAGAAATAGCATTAAAACAGCTTCGCTCTACCAAATGGAGCACTAAATACCCATTGTGTTGAAGCCAATGAAAACAGTTTCCAAAGAAAGTAGTTTTGTCTTTCATCTCATAAATAGCAAAATCGCAACATAATATATGTGTGAAGGTTCCCTTTTCAAACAACAAAGATTCATAGGGGTTTCCTTTTTGAATTTCTAAATCCGGATATTTTTGGTCACATTTGGAAATCAATGCCTTGGAGGTTTCCAATCCATAGGCTTGATATCCAGCTTGTTCTAATTCTTGTACACGTTCTCCGGTGCGACTCGCAATATCTAAAAACACACTGTTTTTAGTATCAGGCAACGTCATTTTCAATACTTGCGTCAACTCCCAACTGGCCATTTTGAACGAATTGCGAATTTCATCAAATACGTCAGCATAAAAATCATCATAACAATCATTGTTTCGTTTCAACACAAATGGTTCCAATTGCGTAAAGCCTTCCACTTGGTCTTCATCATTCTTCATCTTTTTATCCACATACATATACACTGAATATCCAACATACGCAATCGCAATGTTGCATAACAATTTATAAATCATATTTTCGTTTTTCATTACTTTATTTAAATATACCGTATATATTTAAATAGGATAAAAGTTTTATGTTGTTTACAAAAGCGTTTATGCTTATTGTCTTAATTGAGTGCGAGTATGATTAAAGAAGCGGTCAGTTCCAATGGTAGTATTTTGGACATTCGGGTGAGGGGCTTGGCTAAATATTTCTTGTTTGAAGAGCATAGGATAAGGTTGCTCACTTGGTCTGGAAACGACAGTAGTCTTGTATAAAGTGCTGTTAGAAGAGGGAACATACACACCTTGGTCAGCACCGCGTTGAAGGGCAAAATGTTGGTTGCGAAGCATGGTTTCTACAGCTACATTAGAACTATATCCAGAAACGGGACCAGAAGCGTTTCCGGGGTTGAAATTAACATTGGTGTTATAAGTAGGATAAGGAAGAATAGGCTCTTTGTGTGTTTTTTGAGCGTCAATAGTTGAAAAATCGGTATAACGGGTAGGAGTGGCACGAAAATCAAAGTTAGGGGCTAAGGGAGAATCAGGAATATTTCTGGACTGAATGCGCTCATTTAATTCGTCTACTCTTTCTTGTTGTCCATAATATAATCCATTTACAACTCCAAACATTTTGTTTCCTTTTTGCAAATCCATATGTCAATGGGGGTTATAATATAGGACCATATATTTTCATTTCCTTTGATTACAAATTTGTTTTTACAATTGGAACATGTCATCAATCAAAGTGTCTAAAGTATTATAATTGTAAATGTAGAATAGAAAGGATATATAAGAATTACACAAATATACTATATTATCATGACAACCATTGTTTCGTGTTATTACAAGACAAAAATAAACAAACATTCTCATAACAGTTACGATAATTGGATACGCGCGTTTGTATTGAACTTAAACAAAGTCAATATAGTGGTATTTACTCAAGAATCTGATAAGCAATATTTGACGGACATATTTGAGCAAAATAAGAATATTCAATACAAAATCATAGTAAAAGAATTGGTTGACCTTGAAATTGTAAAAAAATACCCAGATATATGGACTCATCAAGAACAAATAGACCCTCAACAACATATTTCGCGCAGAAAAGAATGCTACATCATATGGAATTCAAAATTTAACTTTGTAAAAGAGGCAATGGATACAAACCCATTTAACAGCGAATATTTCATATGGAATGATATAGGTAATGTGCGAAATGTGAACACAATGAAATTTTTGCGTAATTATCCAAACCAACATAAAATTTCAAAAGACAAGTTAGATATCATATTGTTACGTCCATTTGCGAATACGCCAACAATTTTTTATAACAACGAAGTTCATTTTTCTGGTTCCATGTTTGGTGGTCATAAAAATATTTTGTATACACTGCATAAAAAATATTATGAAATATTTGATTTTTATATCCAACATAAACAATTTGTTGGATGCGACCAACAGTTAATTTCCACTATGTATCGTCAATATCCATCATTGTTCAATGCAATTATCCCACAACAAGGAATCATGGATGAGTGGTTTTACTTATATTTTTACTATAATTAACACAATTCAAATATTCAACTTTTCTAACCATTTGTTATACAAATTGCCTATATAATCATGTTCATTCAACCCAGTAAAATGATTGAATAAAGTAGGTCCAGTTGTCTTGAAAGTGGTTCTAATTGTTCCCCAAGAAATAATATGCTCATTTACGGAATATGCAGGATTTAAGTTAAAAGAGACAATCGGATAATCGGCAAAATCAAACGGAATAATATTATTTTTTGCGTTTGCGTAGGAAATAATAACTTCGTCAGTCATAGCCTGGTTTCTGAATTCACGCTTGAATCCCAATTGATCATAATGCGATAAACCATACAACAAATCTTCGTAATATTTTTTAAAATGTTCAGATGTTTTATTGAAATAAATAATACCTCCATGCATTGGTAACATAGATAGATTATTTTGTTTACTTATATTATCAATATGTCCCCAATGCCAATCGGAACCATCACGACCACGAATACAATTGAAACAATTATCATTACTTTTGAATGTGTTCCACATATATGCTGGATTATTCATACATAATATGTCTGTGTCAATCATGACAAACCTATCATATTCAATATACTTGGGAGCCATAATACGCGCCAATACGCAAAATTTATTATGGTTGTTTTTCTCATTTACAAATTCGTGTTCAACATTAATAATCTTATCAAATAACTTATGAGATGTGATATTAGAAACCAATACAAAATCTCGTGTGGTATCAAACTTCTTAATAGACTTTACCAAATTTATGGCTTCCAATACATATTTATCGCCATACGCAATCATTACATACGCTTCAGTTGCCATGGTTATATGTATGGTTAACAAACACGTTTTTATATATTATTTGTTTTGTATAATAATATAAAATCAAAATGCTGATTATACTATAATGAACACAACTGTAACTGTAGTGACTGGTTTATATAACATAAATAGAGAAACACATGGTGATGATAGGAAAATTACTGATTATATTACGTGGTTGAAAACAACTATGCGATTGAATGTCCCTATGGTTATTTATTGTGAACACTCGACGTATGAACAAATCAAAAATGAACGAACTGATTATGAACATACCAAATTCATCATTATTGAAAAGAAGGATATTGAATATTTTCAATATGAAGATAAGGTAAATGAAATCGTTAAAAATCCGGATTATTTGAACAAAATTCAAGGAATAGACCGATTAGAAGTGAAACTACCTATTTATAATTTATTGATTATGAATAAAATCGTATGGGTGAGTGATGTTGCAAAAGAAAACTATTTCAATAGCAGTATGTTTATGTGGGTAGATGCTGGTTGTAGTCGTTTTTTTGAAAACTATGATTTGAATCTTAAAAAACAATGGCCTAATCTAAATAAGTTAAATCCAGAAAAATTCAATATTCAAATAAAGCGAACTCTCTTCTATAATCTTGGTCTGAACGATATAATGTATCACAATGATCATTTCACAACAGGTACGATATTTTCTGGAAAAAAAGAAATAATTGACCGAATCAAACTAGAAAGTCAAATTATTTTCAAAGAAATGTTAGAAAAAAATTGTATTAACAACGAGCAAATCGTATTTGCGATGATTTTCAAAAAATATCCCGAATTATTTTATGGACTCATAAATAATACATACAAGCATTTACCGTACTTTGAATATTTATCAAATTAAAACATAAACGTATATAAATACTACTATGACTATTTATATACACAAATAATGGGTATCTGTGAAAATCAGTACAAGTTTGTAAAAGAGTATGCTCTTGATAAGTTGAATAAAACAGATGTGAACATGCTTGAATTGGGCGACCAAGTATTGAACAATCATCAAAATTTTTTCAATGGAATCAAAACGGCGAAAGAATATTATACAAAGAATGGCTACCAACATACATCATTTGATTGGAATGGACAAAATGGTGCGATTCCAGTGGACCTTACTGCTATCACTGACGAATATAAAGATAAATATGATTTGATTACAGACCACGGAACATCTGAACACGTTCACAATCAGTATAATTTGTTTAAAAATTTACATAATTGGGGAAAAGTTGGATGTATATACGTTCATTGTGTGCCTTTGGAAGGAGAAGAACACAAAAGTTATTTAAACTATGAGTTTCCTCCCCATGGAGATTACGAATATTCCAGTAAATTTTGGGAAGAATTATCTCGGGAAAATAATTATGAACTCATCATCAGCAAAGGAGACCTTGTCTCTAATCTTGCGTTGAATTATCCAAAGAACTTTTATTCTGCATCATCTTATAGAAAAGTAAATAATGACGAATTTATGACAAAAGAAAAATTTGATGATATCTTTCATAAGTACTGTAAACGCACTACACAAAAAATGTCAAGACAAGGGCATGATGAATGGAAAGCAAGTCTTCCAAGTTATTTGCGTGAAAAATACAAACTATAATTAACTCCATAAATGAACATTCGTATGTTGTTTACATTTATTTAATAATTCATTTTCAATATTGTCTATAGCTTCTTTTTCTTTCAGCCAATCTGATTGTTGAAAGAAAAATCTACCATGTGGCTCCATATAAAGAGTATCAATATACTTAAGAGTGTTGTCTTGAATCAATTTATCCATAATTTGGAATTCGGCTCCCTCTACATCAAATTTCGCATATATTTTTTCATATTTGCTATGATTCTCCAATAAAAATTTACTGAAGTCTATTGCGTCTACAAATACATTATCTATTTCAACGTGAGATGGAATAGAAGTTTGATGATTTGTAGTTGTAAGTTGTGAACCGCCTCCTTGAAAACGCTTCTCATTGTATTTGTCTCTTTCAGCCTTGTCTTTCTTCCCTTTACAAGAAAATTCCAATTTTGTTTCTTCAATCCAAACTGCTTTTGATATCTTGGTTAAATTTTGTACATCATTAAACATGGTAGATAAATCAATGTGAGGATTTGGTTCAAATGTATAAATGTCCCATTCCTTGTTATTGAACATATTAAACATGCCATTGAACTGTTTTAAGCCCTGTCCAAGATTTGTTCCACAATCTAAAAATAATTTTGTCATTTATAATATAAAAATACAATCAATATAAGTTTATATTGTAAATGGATAAATATATTTATATCTCAATCCCCAAAACAGGGACAAATAGTGTTCATAAACTGCTTGGTAATTCTTATTTCAACCATATTACAGCTAATACTATTCGTAACAAAATTGGTAAACAAAACTATCATGCACGAATCAGTTTTTGTTTTGTGAGAAATCCAGTAGACCTGGTTAAATCTTGGTATTATTATCACAAATATAGTCCCAATGTAGTTCGTAAAGAAGTTAAAAATTTCTATCCTGATACAATTGAAGAATGGGTATTCAATATGAAATGCAGAACGCATTGGGAGGAGCCATTACACAAAAAATTCAATCCTGATTGGGACTTGAGCAATCCTTTGTTTCAGACAAAGTGGATACAAGATAAAGAAAACAATATTATCGTAAATAAAGTATTCAAATTTGACGATATTAATGAACATATATACAAAATATTTGGTCGTCGTATTAATATTGAAAACAAATCAAACAAGGATGACTATATATTGAAGGAAGAAACGGAACGTCAAATTAGAACTATGTTTTCCGAGGAAATTGAATATTACAATACATTAACATAAATAACATAAACAGTTGTATTATGTTATTGATAAGGATGAATAAAGACTATTTTTTTATATCCAAACCACGTTGTGCTTCTACACATTTGTATGAAGGATTAACTAACTGGAATGATAAGATTCATGGTGACAAACCATTTTATCATATTACCGCGGGCCAGATGAAAAACGTTTTCAAACAAGAATATCAAAATAAATTTTCATTCAGTGTAATCCGTCATCCATATGAATTAGTTATATCTTGGTATAATGAACATAGAAAGCCTCGCTATGAACAAAGTGTAAAAGATTTTTACAATATAAGTATAGATGAATGGATAAATAAAGGTTGTCCGACTCATTGGAAACATTCGCCTTTTAATCCACTCCATCAATACAAATGGGTATATGACAACAACGAAGTATTATTAGTTTCATATTTAATCCGTATGGAAGATTATAATACAGGAATTGAATATGTATATCATCAAATAAAGCCGAGTTTGGATAATTCAGTCACTCTGGAAACAATCGGTCAAACTCGTAAAAATGAATCAGCGAACCAGATTGAACTAACAGGAGAACAAAAAAAGAAAATATATCAATTATTCAAGAAGGATTTTCAGTTATTTGGTTATTCACCTTGATTCAAATTATATCCAAAAATGAAATTTCACATTATGTTTTTCAACATCGCGTTTTAGATTATTTTCAATTTCTTGAATTTGTTTCTTGACATCAGGTTGATTTTGTTTTTCAAGTGGAAAACGAAACCTACCATGACATTCACAGAAGATTTCTTTGATATATTTGATAGTATCGCGTTCTATTAAATGCTGTAACACTTCAAATTCCGCACCTTCAATATCCATTTTCATATAAATTTCTGCGTTACTGTCTTTATTGATTAAATCAGTAATAAAATCAGACAAATCAAGTGCTTCTACTAGCTGAATTTTAAATTTACAGTTATTTGGATTGTATTTCTTATCTACTATTTCCAATTTACTTCCTAAACCCTTCAAATCATCCATAGTTTTACCCTGCATACGAAATTCTAAGTGCGTATTTTCTTTCCAAATCGCTTTTTGGATATACTGAATATTTGTTGCGTTTGGAAATAACGATTTCAAATTGATATCTGGATTCGGTTCAAAACAATATATCTTCCATCCTGGCTGATTAATCATATTGAATTTTTGTTGGAACTCTTTCAATCCTTGACCAAGATTTGTGCCACAATCCAAAAATATTTTCATATGATATATATTTATGTATTATATCATATAAATAAACACACCACTTACAAAGATTCTAATAATTGTTTGTATCTATGTATAATATTTTTCCAAGAAAACGTTTCTAATCCATATTTACGTATTTCATCACGATTTTTTGTAGAAATCTCTCTATTCTTATTAATTACATTTGTTACATACTCAATATTATTCAGCTGATTGTTTGGAATAACATCCACAAAACTTAAATTCGCATCTATATTTGCTGCGCTACATTCACTTACTACTACTCCCAAACCACAAATAAGTGCTTCTTTTACTACCAATGGGTCTGCTTCCCCGTCTGATAATAATACCAAGTTACCATACGATGATAGATATTTATATAATACATCTTTGTTCCATTCGCCCAAGTAGTTTGAATTACTACGGTCAAAAGAAGAATTATGATAATTTCCTACAAAATCTATATTTGGAATGGATTGATACACATATTGGCGTTTTCTATTTTCTATTTTGGCCAAATATACAGACTTAGTCACATTCAACGGTTGTTCCGCGTATTCAAATCTATCATCACGAGCACCATTATGTACAACATAAATTTTGTTTTCTGGATACCCATAAGATACGTATTTGTCTTTGATTTGTTGACTAATTGCACAAATAATTACTCGATCCTTATTCGCAATCACATGTCTAAAAATATTCATAAAATAATGTTGAGATTGAGTTTCAAAAGACGGATGTGTAATATAAGCATAGTGTGATGTATACAATATTTTACATTTAATCTGTATATGTGGAGCGATTACAATGTGGTCATCATACATAATATGAACTATATCGTAATCACTTTTGTTTATATGATTGACTACTTGCTGTAAATTTGGATTGTTTATTATTTCTACATTGACATCTAATCTTTTTAAATTCACGTAATAGTCCCAAATAACTGATTCAACTGCGCCCCATCCAGTTGGGGGAATCGGTTTATATCCAGGTCCTATCAAACAAATTTTCATCAACTAATTTTGATTACAAATAATTATTTATATTATTTGTACCACAAACCAAAAATATTTTCATATGATATATATTTATGTATTATATCATACAAACAACACCCCCATTTACAAAGATTCTAATAATTGTTTGTATCTATGTATAATATTTTTCCAAGAAAACGTTTCTAATCCATATTTGCGTATTTCATCACGATTTTTGATAGAAATCTCTCTATTCTTATTAATTATATTTGTTACAAACTCAATATTATTCAACTGATTGTTTGGTATAACATCCACAAAATTTAAATTTGTATCTATATTTCCTGTGCTACATTCACTTACTACTATTCCCAAACCACAAATAAGTGCTTCCTTTACAGACAATGGATCTGCTTCCCCTTCCGATAGCAATACCAGATTACCATAAGATGATAAGTTTTTGTATAACATATCTCTCTTCCATTCACCTAAGTAGTTTGAATTACTACGGTCAAAAACACTATTTTTAAAAGACAAATTACGATAATTCCCCACAAAATCTATATTTGGAATGGATTGATACACATATTGACGCTTTCTGTTTTCTATTCTGGCCAAATATATAGACTTATTAGCGTTTGATGGCTGTTCTATGTATTCAAATTTATCATCACGAGCACCGTTATGTATGACATAAATTTTGTTTTCTGGATACCCATAAGAAACGTATTTGTCTTTGATTTGTTGACTAATCGCACAAATAATAACTCGGTCTTTATTAGCAATGACATTTTTGAAAACATTCCTATAATAATATTGGTATTGTGTGTCAAAAGAGGGATGTGTTATATAAGGATAGTGTGATGTATACAATATTTTACATTTAATCTGTATACGTGGAACTATTGTAATATGATCATCATACATAATATGAACTATGTCGTAATTACTTTTGTTTATATGAACAATTACTTCATGTAAATTCGCATTGTTTATTATTTTTACATTGACGTCTAATTTTTTTAAATTCACGTAATAGTCCCAAATAATGGATTCAATTGCGCCCCATCCAGGTGGAGGAATATGTATATAACCTGGTCCTATTAAACAAATTTTCATGAAATAATTTTGATTACAGAGAATTATTTATGTTATTTGTTCAACATGTGTTAATATTTTCCCAAACTATTTTATAAAACAATATAAATATTCTTACGTATTTATATTGTAATCATGGTTTACTTATGCACACAGTCATATCCAGAAGAAACAATTTATAATGAACATTTCAACAAATATCCTTTTCCATTGAGCGATTTCCAAAAATACGCAATTGAGGCCATTCTCAAACAACAACATGTGCTTATTACCGCTCATACTGGCTCAGGCAAGACCCTTCCCGCAGAATTTGCGATTCAACATTTCCATTCTCTGGGGAAAAAGGTTGTATATACCAGTCCTATCAAGGCACTTTCTAATCAAAAATATTATGAGTTTACGCAAAAATATCCACATATTTCTTTTGGATTATTTACAGGTGATATCAAGACCAATCCTGAAGCAGATGTCTTAATTATGACCACAGAAATTTTGATGAATTATTTATTTACGGCCACCACAACGACGTCTGGTAGTGCGTTTGAGTCCGCTAATCAAGCATCTACCAATCTCCAATTTCAAATTGATATTCAAAATGAACTCGCATGTGTTGTTTTTGACGAAGTTCATTATATCAATGATGCTGACCGTGGACAAACATGGGAAAAGACCATTTTGATGTTGCCTCCACATATTCAAATGGTGATGCTTTCAGCTACCATCGATAATCCAGAAGGGTTTGCAAAATGGTGCGAAAAAGGTTTGGTTGAACAAGGCGGAAAGCAAGTATACTTAGCTTCTACAAATCATCGCGTTGTCCCACTTACGCATTATGGATTCTTAACAAACAACGAAGGTGTATTCAAACATATCAAAGACAAAGAAACTCAACAAGACATCAAGAAAAATACGAACAAATTATTATTATTACAAGACGCAAACGGTAAATTTGATGAAAATACGCATAAAAAGTTGACGAACTTGATTAAATGTTACCAAGATAACAAGGCATTCATCAACCGCCGCGATATGTTGAACAAATTAGCCAAATTCCTTCGCGAACGTGATATGCTTCCAGCCATTATGTTTGTTTTTTCAAGAAAAATGGTTGAATTATGTGCTCAGGAAATTACTGTGCCGATTTTACCTGAAGATAGCAAGTTGCCTTATACTATCAAAAAAGAATGCGACGCAATATTGCGAAAGTTACCAAACCACAAAGAATACATGGAACTTCCGGAATATATTCAATTAGTATCATTACTGGAAAAGGGAATTGGTATTCATCACTCAGGTATGATTCCTATATTACGTGAAATTGTGGAATTAATGATTTCCAAAAAGTATATTTATTTATTATTTGCTACGGAATCATTCGCAATTGGTCTGGATTGTCCTATTAAAACCGTGGTGTTCAACAATCTAACCAAATTTGATGGAAATCACAACCGCTTCTTACAAGCACACGAATATACACAAATGGCTGGTCGTGCTGGTCGTCGTGGGATTGATACTGTGGGTTATGTAGTTCACTGTAATAATTTATTCAAAATGCCGTCATTAGACGAATACAAAACGATTTTGGGAGGGAAGCCACAAAAACTAACTTCCAAGTTTCATATATCGTATTCGCTCATTTTGAATTTGATTAAGAACGGATGTACTCGCGATTTTTATCTGTTTTCACAAAAGAGTATGATTCAAAATGAAATATCCGGCATATTGCGTCAATATCGTGAAGAAATATCTAAATTGGACAAAGAAATTGAGGCGAAAACACAGAGTTTAACTACATTAAAAACATCCAAAGTGTTATGTGACCGTTATTTGGAATTACAAACGCAGTTACCTACATTAAAAAATAAAAAGCGCAAAGAAGCAGAACGCGAAATATCATCTATGGATAACCAATACAAAACTATCAAGGCAGATGTAGAGAAAGTGAAACAATTATATTCTATGGAAGATGAAGCAAATTCACTGCGTAATAACTTGTATTATAACGAACAATATATTCAAGACAACACAGAAAAAATAGTGAATATTCTTAAGGAATCAAGATTTATTGATGAAGTCCGTTCAGATGATGGTATTGATTATCAGTTTACACAAAAAGGTAAAATCGCAGCTTGTATTGCTGAAGCACATCCATTAGTATTAACTGACATATGTGAACGCTTAGATTATTTTGAAGAATACACTCCTACACAGATTGTAGGCATTTTGTCTTGTTTTGCTGATGTGAAGGTTCCAGATGATTTAAAACAAATCATTCCTAATAGCTCAAATTATTATGTAAATCGTGCCGTAGATTGTATACGAGATATGCTTGGTGAGTATGAAGATTCGGAAAATGAAAATAAGATATGGTCTGGGTATAACTATCCGGATGCGATTCAATTTGACTTGATGGAATTGTCTATGGGATGGTGTGGTCAAAATAATGAACACGATTGTAAACATTTTATTCAAGATGGAGTTGCTGAAAAAGAAATTTCCATTGGAGATTTCAACAAGGCTCTATTAAAAATAGTGACAATGGCAAAAGAATTATCAAATGTATGCGAAGAAATCGGCAAAGTTGCGTTATTACACAAACTATCACAAATAGAACCGCTCATTTTGAAATATGTCACCACATCACAAAGTTTGTATTTATAATTTTAATTGTCTTTTCATTTCTTGAATACGTAACATAGTTTCTTCTTTTTCTTTGTCTTTTTGTCTTTGTGTTTCATCTGCTTCTATACGTGCTTGTTTCAAAGCATTACGGTCTAATTCTATCACATTCAGTGCTTTCAACGTAGCATTTTCATACCGAAGCTTTTCAGGTCGTTTTTCTTGTTCAAGTTTATATTCTTTAATATCTTCCTGGTGTTGCCGAACTGCAACTTTATGGAATTTTGGGTCAACTAAGGATAAATCCAAGTCCATAATTCCTTTGTAGCCTTTTACAATCATCTTGTTATTCATTTTCTTTCAATATATACAAATATGTACATATTGAATCAATTTTTATTCTAAACACATGGATGAATGAGTTATACGCATTTTAATAAAATATTTATAAAATCTGTTTAGAGTTAAACAAGATAAGATTATTATCAAATGGAAAAATTACCACCCGAGATAATAGCAAAAATAAAAACTTATGTTATTTATACTCCCCAAAGTAATTCAGAACTAAAAGAAGCAGTAAAATTGTGGTGCTCAAAAAAAAGAAAAGCATTAAAAAAATATAAACAAGATATTTCTATGTGGGATACTTCCTTAATAACTGATATGAGTAGATTGTTTTTTGGAAAAACAAAATTCAATGATAATATAAATGATTGGGATGTGTCCAATGTAACAAATATGGAAAGTATGTTTTATAATGCTTTTTCATTTAATCAACCACTTAATAATTGGAATGTATCTAATGTAACAAATATGGAAAACATGTTCCATTTTACAAAACAATTCGACCAGCCATTAGATAATTGGAATGTATCCAATGTAAAAAATATGTCTTGCATGTTTGATGATGCGCTTATTTTCAATCAATCCTTAAATAATTGGAATGTATCCAATGTAACAAATATGTCTCATATGTTTGAAAATGCTTTGAATTTCAATCAATCCTTAAATAATTGGAATGTATCCAAGGTGACAAATATGGAGTACATGTTTTATAATGCTTCTAATTTCAATGGGTATATAAATGATTGGGACGTATCTAATGTGACAGATATGTCTAATATGTTTTCTTCGCTATGGAAAAACATGAAATTCAATCAACCCTTAAATAAGTGGAACGTATCCAATGTTGTATCTATGTTTGGTATGTTTCATACTGCTTCATCATTCAATCAAAACATAGATGATTGGAACGTATCTAATGTTAAAGTTATGACTTATATGTTCAGTTATGCAACCAATTTCAATCAACCCTTAAATAATTGGAATGTATCTAACGTATTCACCATGGAACTTATGTTTGATAATGCAACCAATTTCAATCAACCATTAAGTAATTGGGATGTATCTAATGTGATAAATATGGGGAGCATGTTTTTTAATACAAAAAATTTCAATCAACCCTTAAATAATTGGGATGTATCTAATGTGAGAAATATGGAGAGTATGTTTGAGGATGCAGCCAATTTCAATCAATCCTTAAATAATTGGACTGTATCCAATGTTATATATATGAACAGAATGTTTTTTAATACAAAAAATTTCAATCAACCCTTAAATAACTGGGATGTATCCAATGTTAGAGAAATGAAATGGATGTTTCGTTGGGCTAGCAATTTTAATCAACCCTTAAATAATTGGGATGTATCTAATGTGAGAAATATGGAAAACATGTTTGAGCATGCATACAGTTTTAATCCAACGTTTAGTCCAAATAATGCGTAATAATTATAAAAACTCGGTTTATTTTTATAATTCTATTTTTATCTAAGCATATATTGGCCACGGCTGGTAGCGAGTAGTCCTAATTGCGGGGACGAAACTAAAGTTCGATTCTTTAGTGTGGCATGATATTTTACGCAGTAACTATCTTCGTATAATATGCCCACAATCCAATACCCATACCACTCTTAGAAATCGCATCTAATATATTGGTGAAAATATTCTTGTATTGTTCATCTAAGAAATAGACCACACCATACAATGACCAAATAAACACATAAATTCCAAATAACACATTATTCGCAAACACATTCTTATTTTCTAAGAACATCTTATAAATCAGATAAAAGATACCATACAAGCCACCAAAACCAAACAAAGATGCTGTGTATTTGCTCATCACTTCAGTTTCGCCCAAATATCCACTGATTAACATAAAATAATTCAAGCCAACAATAGTAACAAATGTTTTGATATCCACCGTTTTTCCTATATTTTTGCCTAATACAGCACATAATACCAATAACATAAAGGGGGTTGTAATTGCCCAGTCTACATAGCGAGTCTTATTCATATCTTTCCACTCAATTTGTTCTCCTTTTTCATTTGCCTTATTAATTTGACCCAAGAAGATGGAATAAAAATAACCAGCAATAATAGAAATAACAGTTTCCAAATTTAAAATATGACGAACAATCATATTTGTATTAGCAATTGCTTCAATAAATGTAATTGTTGCGGTGGTCAAAAGCAAAATATATGTAATCATGTAACTAACTTTTACGTAATATTGTAATGGGTCAACTATTTCCTCTACTTTTTCCGTTTCTGTTTTTTTAGCTAAAGAAGCAGTTGGTTCAGATGGTGGATGTACTGGTGTAATAGATGCTGCTGGAGTAGCAGGTGATTCACTTATTGTTTGGTCAACACTTTTATATTTTCCTACATTGATTTCAGACATAATAGTTATTCTATAGTATAGTCTAATATTTAAATAGCAACTAAGAAATTCTAAACCTAACCATAATGCTTTTGTGTATTGAATGATAAATCGTAAAATAAAACAATACAAATGTAATTACAATATTATTGTATAGAAAATTGAAGTTGTATATAATGTCTGAATATTCATCAGATAGCGATACATGTACAGAAAATATGGGATATAGAGATAGCACCAGCTCAAGCAACTATTCGCTCACTTCAGTCAGTGATAACAATTCAAATAGTGAATCTTCAAATGATTCTCGTGTGATTGCCTTGACTGGTATATCTGATTCAGATTATGAAAGTAGTTCAGAATATGACATGGAACCTCTTGATTTAGACGAAGATGACCCAATCATAGAAGGAATTTATGAAGACGATAAAGAACATCTTGATTCGGATAAAACCGATGGGTGCTATTATCTTGGCATTTACACGCATATTTCTTCCTCAGGAAATCTAATGTATGTAAACTCTGTATCAAGCAATGTATTTGCTCAATACCCATATGATAAAATACGCGATTATTTACAATATTACAGTATCATGCTCCGCAGATGTTCAAACATAGAAATTATGCAGTTATATATAAAAAAAGAAGTGTACTACGTCGTAGTGAAGACGTTTTGGCTACGTATTATACAACGAGTTTGGAAAAAGAAATATGAAGAATATAAAACACGACAGCTACAAAAAAGACTACCCCAAAATATGCGCTATCGCGAAATAAATGGCAAGTACCCTAATGAGTTAGAGTATTTACCCAAAATACGTGGTATGTTGGCTCATTACAAACATATATAAACTGTTATCATACTTATTTGAACCTAGACAAATACAAAAATCTATTTAAATCTGCAATGATTTCATCACGAATATTTAATAAATCGCTATCTTTTTCATCAAATATTTTGTTCATACTAATAAAGTATTCACGATATTCATAAATGCGCTTTTTCAAATCCGTTGTATTCTTGGCATCAATCATTTTTAAATTCTTCTCCATCTTTTTGATGTCACTATCATCTTTTCCAAGTAATACTTCCACAAATTCATCTATATGTTTACTCAATTTCGCATACAATGCGTCAGTTGCTTCGTGTTCAGGATAAGAATATGTTTTCCAGTGATACAATTTAACCATGTTTAATAATTCCAGTAAATTCTTTGTAATATGAGACGGTTTGCGAATCGCAATATGCTTTTTTCCTCCCATCTTCATAGTTTTGTTTTTTGATGAACGAAGGTTTTTACGTTGATTTATATATTTCTTTTCGGTACGTTTTTTGGTCATAGGCATTGTTTTCTATAATGTATATAAAGATTTTTATGGATTACATTATAGAGATTTCTCATTATGTTCGCGTTCATTTTAACTACATTGTGCTTGTCTAATACAGCTGCTTTTGGAATATGGCCAACTGTAAATAAGTTTCCTATTTTTCAATATTTGGAGAATTTTTATGAGAAGAACCAATTCTTACCAAGTAAATCTATTTTGCTGAATCCTAAAGTGAATACATTCAATATTACAGATGACGACAAATATCAATCACAGTGGTATATGATTGGTAGACCAACTGATTTTCCTTTTCGTGTGCCCAGAAAAGTAAATATTTGGGGGAAGAATTATGTGGTATGGAAAAATACTAGGACACAGTTTGTTTGTTTGTCAGATACTTGCTCTCACGGGGGCGACTCCTTATCTAATGGGTATATTACTGATAATTGTGTTGTCTGTCCACAACATCAAAGTTGTTTTAACAAAGATGGCCAATTAATTCATAGCAAAACCACTTATTTTGGCGGCGATAAGCTTTATGAAATACCTTGTTTTCAAGTAGCAGAAAAAAATAATATGTTGTATTTGAATACATATGAACATACGCACAACGCAACCATTAGTTATCGCGATTTTTCATATGTAAATACTGATTTTCGTCCCGTATTTATTGAAAGCAGTATCAATACTCATCCAACAATATTAATGGAAAACTCATTAGATGTTGTCCACATTTTATTCGCAAAATTGTTTACTAACAAAAATTCTATTGAACCAGACCATATCAGCGATATGGATATTCACAATCCATTACATTATTCAGTAAAATACACGTATCAAGCAGGACAACAATCAGTGATTCAAAGATTATTTGATTCGGATACACTTGTCATTTCCAGTGAAATAATTACACCTTTTACTACGATTTCTCGTGTTATGATCGACAACAAAGAATTGGTATTTGAAACAAATATTTTACCAATTAGTCAAACAAAAAGTCGCATCTTTATTCACTGTTATCGTAATTTCAGTGTTTCTTACGGTGGAGATAAGTTTATTAATGAGGTTATACAAAAGGTGTTGGATGTGTATAGACAAATGTCGTTATACACGTGTTGATTTTACTTCATATGACCCTTGTTCGTAAATATGTTCTTCATTTTGTGTTGTATCAATGCGCACGTGCTTTGAAATATCAGAGGACACTTTTCTTGATGATGTTTTTTTATTTTTTACAGGTTTTGTTAAAATTTGAATAAATAAATCAGGAGAAGCATGAAAATGTGGCTTCAACATTTTATATTATATTTGGAAAATAATAAAAATTGATTTGTTATATTATTCTATATTACTTAAATATAGAATCATATCAATATACAAATCCAATATGTCCATGTTAACTAACTATTTTACACAAGAAACGAAGAATGACGTGTATGAAAGATATACAGATACTGTTATACTGTCCCGTTACTTGTATTCTATTATGGATGTAAAAGTGTCTTTGTTGTTATCCATTCTTGAACATGACCAAGAAAAGGCTTTATTTTGGGGATATGAATTATACTTTTCAGGGTTTCAAGAAGAAGCTTTTGAATATTTGTTAGATATAGCTAGATGGGTTTTCCAAATACATTTTCTAGATTGTGACCAGGATAATGAAATGATTGATTGGGTGCTTTATTGTAACTATGTATGGTCACTTTCTCCAGACGGTGAACATCATCAACTGGGAAACTGTATAGCCACTATGTGTAACCACGAACATAATTTGGCGCCTTTTATTGAAAGGTATTTTCAGATAAAAATAGAAAAAAACGAACATAATCACGATAACAAATATATTCGGTTGAAACCGGAAGACATAGACGTTTATAAACAAGATTATTCAAATATAAAATTGTATCAAGTATTACAACATGCACGCAAATATCCAATAAACAAAGGTTTTGATAAAATATTCAAAGTATTTGTTCCTGAAAATGAAAACAATGTCTATTTTGATAATTGGACATATTATGCGAGCTACTCTCCAATATGGGCGTCGCGTATGATAGAATATGGAGCAATGATTGACTTAGAAAACAAAAAAATAGTGTTTAAAAATGAAGATTTGGAGGAAGAATTTTATAATAAATGGAATTATGCGCCCGATGAGCAACCACTTACAACCCATGAACAGGCGATGAGACTAAAGAAAATACCTGAAAATACACTGGAAACATTTTGTAATCAATATGATTACAACATAATTGATGGTTGATTTATAGTTTCAATACATTCATTGTTTGATAAGTGAGATGCGTGGTTGCGGTCATTAATATAGCACCCCATAAGGTATCCATTAATGCTAAATCGGGTAACCATTTTTTCAATAAAGCCATATTTGTAGCATCATACACACCATACATAACAAAACCTAACACAAACGCGTCTTGAAGACTACCTTGTCTTGAAATAACAAAATAATTCAGGCCGAAAATCAGACATAAATAACTTGCCAAGGCACCTACATAATTCAATTCAAATGGTGATTTTTGTATCATGACGGTTTGTTCAACAAAGGGTCCTCCAAAAGTAGACAAATAAGTCACATCCAAAATCAACATAATAATACTGGAAATAAGAATAGGGTACAACATAGTATATATTATAAAATAGATATTATATTGAAATGCGGAATATATTCCACATAAACTTGCTTAATACAATCATACATATAAAATACACACCACCCATTATGCGTTTGAATCTTATATGTTTAGAATGATTGCATATAATATTTTATACAAATATATTATATTATGTCTGAATCCAAATGTAGTCAATGCAATGTTCTTCATTGCACCCAATGTAACGATGTGAATTTTTTTATTTCTCGTCAAAGACGTATTATGAAGCAAAGTATGACTTATTCTTCTACATATACTCAACAGCGTGCTGCATTAGATAGCACTATTAATACGACCAATGCTGGGGCGAAACACGATAGTTATCAGCGCTATTTGAACAAAAAGAAGCGTAACAATATGGTCCGCACATTAAATGATAATATTGCTAATACCGCTTCTCCCAAACAAGGAAACAAGATTCAAGCTTTCTTCATGACATACAAATTAGCCGATGATTGTGGATGTTAAATAAATGGTTTCCAATAAATACTTATTGTAAAACACTCAAAGTAAAATCATATGATTATATAACATGTTTGATAATCAATATTATATAATCAGAAAAGGAGATTTTGCTACAAATGGAAACAAAAAAATTTATTATTCTATATTTTCGTGCTGTTTGTGTTTAGAAGAATACTTGAATTCGCAGAGTACTGATTGTTTTTATATCATGATTGGTTCTACTTTGGTATGGACTGTGATTGAATGTGTGTTACATATTACTGAAACACGCGTTATTAAACCGATGTATATCACTGATATATACAAACAACAACACCTTATACCGAAACCAGTGAGTATATTTTTACAAGGATTTCAAGAAGGAGGTGTGGTAACAACATTTGGATTGTATTTTGGGGACAGATTGTTTGATTTTAAATATTTTATGGCATTCCATGTATTTATAGCTTATATCATTATGAATTTGAATTCCAAGCAAAATATATCAAAAGTAGCATCAAAAAGACACATCAACAATGTTGGTTCGGTATGTACTATGAGTTCCATCGCATTGTATAATATGTATACTTTATACCAATATCCAGTACATTTTCAAAGACAATTCAATATGTTTTTCGTGATGACCTATGTATGTTCCATATGGACTTATATAGCATATAAAAAAGGTTTCAGAACGGTAGAAAAGCATATAATCCATAACAACGTCAAAATTATTAGGCCAGGGGATGATATAGATGCGATTTTGGTCCTTGGATACGACGTAATATTTGAAATAAGTATCGCTTATTTAACATTTTATAACTGGTTTATTTTATAATATAAAATCGTTGTTTTGGAAGGATTTTATACAGATTTTTTACTCAGAATAAAAAAGGTGTGTTTTTTTAAACAGAACTTTCTAAAATTTTTTGCACTTTTGGACATTTTTAAAAATGTCCATTTTTCATTTTTCTCCGGAAAAGTTCTGAAACAAAAGATCGAAAAATGTGTTTTGCAGCCAGATGCAGTGATTTGTGTTTTTTGATTGAAAAAATTCGCTGCATAATTTTTTTTTATATTTTTGTGAAAACCGGTTTAGGAACTTTTTTTGTAAGCAATATATACTTACAATGCTTACAAAAAAAGTTCCAAAAAGTTCCAGTATTTATGAATGTGAAAAGTGCGCATACAAAACGGTAAGAGAAAGTCAATTTGAAAGACATTTATTGACTGCAAAACATAAAAAGCTTACAAATCTTACAGAAAAAGTTCCAAAAAGTTCCGAAAATAATTTTCAGTGTGATATTTGTAATAAATATTATAAATCACGAATGGGATTATGGAGTCATAAAAAGAAATGTATTCCTTGTGATAACACACAGACAAATATAATACAATCCACAGCGACAGATACAACTCCTGCTACAGACAACAATGCAATGATGGAGTTATTAAAACAAAATCAAGAGTTCAAAGAGTTATTAATTGAACAACAACATGAGAATCAAGAATTACAAAAACAATTATTAGAAGCCGTAAAAGAAGGCAAAACCATTAATAACAACACACAAAATAATAAATTCAATTTAAATTTCTTTTTGAATGAACAATGTAAAGATGCGATGAATATTTCAGAGTTTTTGGAGAACATGACGCTTGATTTGGAAGATTTGACTGAAACCGGACGTCTTGGTTATGTGAATGGAATTTCACGAATATTAGTGAACAAATTGCGTGAATTGGATACGTATAAGCGGCCTCTTCACTGTACAGATTTGAAACGTGAAACCCTGTATATTCGCGACAATGATGTATGGGAAAAAGAAGAAAATTCTAAAGAAAAATTACGAGAATTAGTTGATAAAGTTGCGAATAAAAACTGTAAAACAATGCAACAGTGGACACAAATTCATCCAGATTATACCGAAATGGATACACCCGAGAATCAGGAATTTATGAAATTATCTGATGCGATTTTGGGAGGATTTGGCGAACAAGAATCTAAACAATTTCGCGATAGAATCATCCGAAGTGTAATCAAAGAGGTTGTAATCAATAAAATGTAAATATATACGATATAATTTACATTTTACACAGTGCATTCAATACAATAATCTCCTGATTTTGAACTCCACTCAAACGACTTACCGCAGCAATCACAAATTAATGGAATAATATCTTTTTCGCGACGTGCTCGTTTGTTTTGTTCCCTCCAATAACAATTATGACATCGGCTATTTTCATCAATGGTTCCATCACGAATTATATCTAATTTTTTCCTACACTCAATACAATTATTCCCGTCTTTAGATTCGCCGCAAAGAGGCATATATTCTTCGTGTTCAGACATTATGTTCTTCTTCAATAGCTATGGTAATAGAGTCCAAAGTATCTTTTATTTCTTTTTGGATATTAATATTATTTTCTTCGTGTTTTTCGCTGTCTTTGTCAATTTTATCAGGTGTTATTTCCTGTGGTTCGTCTTGTTTTGATAACACGGGTTCTTCCGAAGACATTTTTGCGGGTTCGTTTTTGATAGATTCCATTTCTGGTTTTGAATTGGAGAAATAACCTTTCAAATTCGCCAAACGGTCTTCCATACTTGTTTCTTGAATATAATGTAGCACCCACGATGGAATATTGTAGATAGAATTCATAAAAGAACTGTATTGACTGGAAGATACCAAAGAATCTCTTTGAAATTGTATGGAATACCACCAAAAAGACGGTATATACAACATACACCCTTTTTCTAATACAATATCTAAAGTTTCTAATTGTTTTACATTAGCTTTCCATTCCGGTTGTGGGTTCCATATACGTATTGGTGAACGGAAATCGTAACATTCGTAGTCATGCGTTGCGTTTAATAAATCCGTGCTATTCCATGAAGCCATTTTGATAGACACTGACCCTTCGTGACAACAAATAAATTTACGTTGTTGTGTGTGATAACGAAACGGTGTATGACTATGTTCTTTTCCAAACAATACATCATACTCAGTAACTACGTTCATATCGGGCTTCAATAAAAAGTCATTGGATTCAAACACTTTACGTAGAGAACAAGAACGAATCATTTCGTCGTTTTTCTCAGTGTAATAAGATTCATCCGATGATGTTTCAAATAGAATATTCGCATTTTGTGTATCCATTTCTACATAACTATTATCGGGGATTTCTTTATAAAAATCGTCTTCGTTTTTAATTTGTAAATATTTTGCTGCGCTCATCAAATCATACTTATTAATACGTGAAACAAATTCAGGGTTTACATTATTGTAATTAATAACAATTGGTAGTTTGAGTCGGCAATAATCATGTACATCTTTACGTTCAATGTAGTCTAATTGATACACTTCTAAATCATTATTTTTCTTGTGTTGCTCGGCTATTTGTATATAAAAAATCAACACCAAGAAAAATACAAGAATGTTGATGAAGAAAGACATAATATAGTATTTAATTGAATATACACTATTATATTGTTTTTTGTCTATATATTGAACGCGATAATACAAACTAATCTTCCATTTTTGGAGCAACGAAGAAGGCCATTTTTGCGTTTTCATTTTCATTGTCTAATTCATATACGATTTTCAAAGGAAATCCGTCTTTAACATGAAAATGAATGTATTCCGACAGCTTGGAATATAAGGAAATATTATGCAAAATATTCAAACTGTAAGAAGTACGTAATTCAGCATCTTCTTCTATTTCATAAGAAGTCAGGTCGTCGGTTGTAATTTTTAATTTCATTTTACCACTTTCATCGCTGTTCGCAGACATAGTTAGATTTTCTTGGTCGCAAACCAAATTAAATGTGTCCCCAAATAATTTCATATCTTTGATTGCCTTGGCGAAATTGTCGGATGGAAGAGAAATATCAGCAGTGCTTTCCATTTCAGGAATGTTCATGATTTCACTTTCAATATCCATCAAAGGTAAATCAAACTCTTTATCGTATGTATCTTTATCATCACATTGAAATTCAATCAATATAGTATCGCCATCTGTTTCAAATGAAAATTTGATATTTTGTTTTTTATCTCGGGTATTCAACACTTTGAACAACATACTTGAACTAATACCAATGGTTGCTGTTGCATCGTCTTCCAGATTATATGAATCAAACCATTCCTTGGGTAAGACTATTTCAAAGACGGATACCTTGCTTGCGTCCATGCTCTGGATATACATCTTCTCGTCACTGAAAATAATATTGATATGTTCTGAAAATAATTTTACATGTTGAAATAAGGCAACAAAGCAGTCTGCATGTTGTAAATTCGTAATCACAAATTGATTAGGCATCTTAAATTTACGTATATAATTATATAAGTATTGTATGTTTATATAATTTATTTTTTACTAATCACAACTAATTTTGTTTGTAATCTTGAAAATCGCGATTGACCGATAATATTAGAAAATAAAGAAATCAGCTGACCAGTAAAACTGGGTGCATTTATCAAAATACACGTTTCAATAATACTATCATATTTGTCCGAAATACGATTCATACTATGTTCAACCACATTTTTATAACGTTCTAATCCAGTTATAGTAAGTCCATCCAAATTCACTTTGATATCAACTTTATTGTAATATTTCTTACCGTATTTCAATAATTCAATAAGGTAGTTAGTTAACTTGTCGCATATTTCGTCAGTAACAAAAGTTTTGAATACCGGATAATTTAACCATATCACATTGGTTCCTTCTTGATAATAAATGGTTTTTTCAATTAAATTATTCAATCCAATTTCATCAATGACTTTATTAGCACAATCTTTTTTTTGGCTTTTCTTAAAAAAAATGTTTTTATTATTTTGTTGATAATATGTATCTTGTACAGATTGTATCTTATCTTTAATGTTCTCAGCCATTTTGTATAATTGATTTATATTATATTATACAAAATATATGTGTGTTTTTAATTTATTTATGTAATTGTCTTATTATTTGCTGATTGTTGTAATTCTTCTTTTGCGAGATTAGAAACATCTACACTCGTTACTTCATTAGAATTACTAAATACATTGTTCATACTTGCGTCCAAGTCTTGAAATTCTGGTTCAGCAATATCAGTTTGTTCAACGTTTGACAAAATTTGTATACGCTCATTCAACAACATTTTATTAACGTCCATGGTATATGTTTGTAATTTCATAACAGTATCTTTCATATTTGCGATTTCATTTGCGAATATTTCAAAACGGACATTGATTTCGTCTGCCAAAGACCTGAGTTCTTGCTGCGTTTGAGCAGTATCGGTATTTGTACCTTGAGGAGTATTTTTCTCAAGAGCAACAATGCGAGAATTTAATAAGGTAATCATTTCGGGCAGAGTCAGTGTTTTCGCAGCTTCTTTTTTTTCGTCACTTGGATTTTCTGGAATAGAAGCAAGGTTAGGAGACGAATTAGAATTGTTTTGATTTCCTACTCTTCTGCGAATAGCAGCAGCATTTGATGTGCTCATAGTTCAATAATATATAATTATTATGAAATTATGTTTTTAATTTGTTTACGCGGACATATTCATTTTTATTATTTCATGACTCTTGTATTCTTGTGTCCAAACAATATCGGAAACTGTATATTCTTCTAAAGGTTTTTTATGTGGAATGTCTATTTTTGGGAAACACAGTGGTTCACGTTCAATCTGTGTTTTTAAAGCATCAATATGGTCATTATAAATATGTATGTTACCCATGAAATAAACAAGGTCTTCTGCGATGAGTCCACATTCCTTGGCTATCAGGTGTGTCAAAAAAGAATATGACGCAATATTGAAAGGGACTCCCAAGCCAACATCACAACTACGCTGGTATAGCGCACAAGATAAATAATGTTTGTCTCCTTCGCTGCGAACATTAAACTGAGTTAATACGTGACAGGGAGGAAGTGCCATTTCGTCTAATTGACATGGGTTCCACGCAGACATAATTAAACGACGTGATGCGCGACCTTCTTCTGTTTTTAGTTGGTCAATAATATATTGAAGTTGGTCAATGCCTTTACCGGTATAATCGGTATATCTATCTACATATTCAGCATTAAAGTGACGCCATTGGTGTCCATATACAGGCCCTAAGTCGCCTTCTTCGTTTTCGGTCAAACCACGGCTATCCAAGAACTCACGAGTAGAATTACCATCCCAAATATGTACATTCTGTTTTTGTAATTCTTTGTTATCAGTACAACCGCGAATAAACCATATAAGTTCTTTGAAACAGCTCTTCCAAGCAACTTTTTTGGTAGTGAGTAGTGGGACAGTACCATCTTTTAGCGAAAAACGCATCATATTTCCAAACAGACTCTTGGTTCCTCCGTTTCTTCCGTTATGGTCGTGTCCACGTTCTAGAATATCGCGAATAAGTTGTAAATACTGTTGTTCAGGATGAGACATAATAATACAATAATAAGAACATATATGTTTATATAATTTCTTTGTGTTTGTATATACAAATGGATACACTATTACAAGAAGGAGGTGAAGTAAACAAGCCAACATTTCTGAATCATGTATTTTCCAGTAGTGAAGAAAGCATGGGCGAATTAATGAATGTTGTTCAATATGCTATTATGGGCGTTATTCCTATTGTCGTATTGAACAAGACAATTCATCATTTTATTCCTGAGGCTGATACTCAAAAGTCTAGTTTTGAAATTTTAGCAGAAGTCTTGATTCAACTTTCGTTGTTGTTTATTGGTATTGTATTGATTCATCGCATGATTACTTATTTCCCAACCTACAGTGGATTTAAGTATGAGAATTTGACTTTAACCAATGTAATTTTGGCTTTCTTGATGATTGTTCTCAGCATTCAAACTAAGCTTGGTCTAAAGGTGAATATTTTGGTAGAGCGTGTGATGGAATTCATCAATGGTCCTGATGAAGAAGAGGAAGCTGAACAACAAAAAGCGAAGAAGTCTAAGCATGTTCCCAGTCAAGCGGACCATTTAGATGATTCTCGTGTTCAACAAGGAACTTTCCCACCTGCCCCCGTTGCTGGAACTCAAGCCGGTAATGGTATGCAACCTATGCAAGAGCCACCTCAACAACGCGTTCAACAGCAAGCTGCGATGGATTACGGAATCGGAGCTGATCCCATGGCTGCTAACAGCTTATTAGGTGGTTCTTTCGGTGCCAGCTTTTAAGAAGACAAATAATAGATAAATAATTGATGACATATATTCAATTATTTATGATTTAACACATTTAAAATCCTCATTTCGTTCATAACCAGGTTTACATTTTTTCACACAACGTTTTGTTTTTGGATTGCGTTCTTTTCCTTCAGGACATGGACCGAGTGACTTCTTCTTCTTTTGCGTTTTGCTCTTTGGTATTTTTACGCATTTGAAGTCTTCGTTGCGATGATAACCAGATTTGCATTTATTTACACAACGCTTGGTGCGTCTATTGTATTCTTTTCCTTCTGGACATTTGGCTTTTGGGCTGCTATTTTTGATGTTTTCTTTTTCGGTTAATGTAAACGAATTGCTTAGTGTAGAAATTTCTTGTGCAGTGTGACTGGATACTTTTTGAATAGACCCCATATTTTCTACAGTTTGTTGTAACATTTTTGAACGAGGATTGGAATCTTTATCTAATATTCCACTATCTACTAAGATATCTTGATACTCATATAGCGCAGAATTCACATCAATTCTGGTATATACATTTGGGTCTATCATAGATAAAAACAGTAATTTGAATCTTTCTGATAAATGCGTATCTTTGTTAGTTTTCAAATCCATTTCTAACTCCAAGAATTCCAATATGTGGGTTGTATGATTATAAAAATTCATAAAAGCGAGACCCACTCCATATAAATCAAATGTGGTAAGTGATTTATGTAAGAATTGGTCATAATCATTATCCATAGTGGCCAGAAAATTCATATAAATGGATAGATGTTTTTCAATTTCTTTATTATCGTTTTGATAAATGATTTCAAAGGTATATGCGTGTTCTTTCTTTATTTCAGTAATTTTCTTTTTGATAGATGAACGTTTATCCTGGGTATTTGATTTGATAAAGCGTTCAAATTTTGATTTGTTCCATAATGAAATTTCAAATGGAAAGGACCAGTGAATACCGTAACCATATTGACTATTTTCTGCTTCATGACGAGCTTTACTTATTTTGTTCATCAGACCGAAATCAATGAAATTGACACGATTTTCTTCCGGGTTGTACACAATGTTTTGTGATTTCAAATCGTGATGAATAATATTGTGATCCAGGAATAAGGAAAGTCCTTCTAATAAACGAAAACCTTCAATCAAAAAGTCGTTTACTTGTTTTATAGTATCCTTGTTTAAGTTTGCGTCATGAAGTTGCTTTGAAAATTGTTCTATATTGTATCCGCCATCTTTCATAATGAGCAACATAAACTTATCCATATCTTTTTTATTAATACGACTTGCGTGTTTACGTTCGTGATTATGTTGAAGACGTTCACAACTTTTAATTGCTAACATATTGGTATCAATTTTGGCTGGCACACAAGAAGTTGGCCTACCTAAATAGTATTCTCCGTTTTTATCTGCTTCACTAATTAAAAAAAATTCGTTTAATTCTTCTTGTGCGTTTTTTTTCGTCAATATTTTGGATACTTTATTACTATTTTCTTGTTTACGTTGATTTATACAATTCAGAGGAGGTTTATGAACACATCCATAACTACCTTCTCCTACTTTTTTGGGTTGTATCATAAAGAGTTTATATATAGTAACAAGATTATATATAAAAATGGGTATTTACATATAGTGTTTCAATTCTAATTGCTTATAATCACGGTCGTGATTGCGAGGACGCTCCAAAGGCATAGCAATAGTGCTTTGGTCTTCCAAGTATTTACGGTAACTCTTTGCAGCACTATACACATTGGGAACACAGTAATTCAATACCAACTTGTTCAGACGGGCTACTTCCTCCGTAATCTTGTTCATATCGTGCTCAGCATATTGTAAATAAGTGCTACGCATGATGATTTTCAAGGTATCCACATTTTGAGGAGGCACCAGAATTTCGTTGTTAGACGCCTTGTATACACCCGCACGAATTCCATTTTGTAAAATCTGAACGTTCTCAGCAGAGAAGAAAACACGGGAAAGCATGTTGTTCTCCAAGTTTCCAGCCAAGGCATTTCTATATTCAGTTGATTTGTTCTTAATAGCTACCTTTTCTTGCATTTGAAAACGAACTTCAGGAGAAGGTTCAGTGATTAAATTGACACGTCCATTAATTGCCTGATGTTGATTTTTTAATAGAGATTCTTGTGGTTTATTATAATTATTTGTATTCAATAAAGATGACATGTTTCAAATTCTCGTATATTCTTTCCTTAGAAATTATATCACACGCGACTTACTAAATATATTTAGTGTCGTATGAGAAATATGTTTTTACATAGTATAGAATGGACCGTTTTTATTCAATTGTATTAATCGTAGCCATTGTTGTTCTTATTGTTATTTTGGCTTATATTGGAATGAAAATCGCACAAGGTGCTGGAACAGACGAACCTTATCCTCCTCAACATGGTTACTGTCCTGATTACTGGGAATCTATTGAGAGAAACAATAATTTGGTATGTCAAGTTCCTCCTCCAAGTGATGAGAACCCTCACCCCAATTTGGGTTCCATTTACGATGATGGAAAGCCTACTTTGACCACCACTTCTACCCCAGGTTACGATGATATTGGCAATACTATCAACTTTGACGATAAAAAGTGGTATACTGGACCTTGTATGAAAAAGAAGTGGGCAAATCAATACAATATTGTATGGGACGGTGTTTCTAATTACAATAGCTGTTAAATCCACTAAATGATTGCGTATAAATCATTACATATACACATATTTTAGCGTATATATGTAATTTATATCGTGCTATAGGTGTGCTTATTTTTCACCACCTCCTATCTCAAATTTAATGACCTTGGGTTCTTCTCCACTGTTTGACATTAGCTTATCTAATGTGGCTGGATATTGAAATAATTCATCGTATTCGTTTCCGTGAATATCTTCGCGTTCCATTTGCTTTTTCTCAGTAGTATAATTATTCACTTCCATAATTGGATATGCAAGTTCTCGTCGCTTCTGTACCAGAGGGTTCAATTCTTTTAGTTGCATATTTGTAGCATCCGTTAACAATTGTTTGTTGTTGGATTCTTTAAACTCTGCGATGAGAACCTTTATCTTTTCTGTAACGTTATAAATATCTTTATCATACTTCGCAATTAGCTGTTTTGTCACGTCATTATCCATGTTTAAGCTATATTCATCCATGATACCCTTGTAAATACCACTTTCAGTGTTATATTGTTGGAGAACCTCCTTGAATTTTTCTACCGATTCTTCTTCACTGGTATAATTAAAAAGAGTGTCCAGTTTTTGTTTAATAATATCTACTTTAAATTCTTCTACAGATTCTTTGAAGACACTCATCAATTCTTCCATACTGGAATACTCGCCCATGAAGATATCAATTTGTAAATCGCAGGGTGCGGTTTCATCGCCACAAATAGCCATATAATGTTTGTTTTGTTTGAAAAATTTGGTACCTACACTACGATTACAGTTCACGCACTTAGGTTTCTCAGTGATTTTTCTTTTGGATGTTTTCACACGTGCTTCATTTTGTTTATATTTGTTCTCCAATTTGAAGTATTTATCTAATGCTTCATAAACATTCATACGTTTTTTTCCACCACGATACTCTTCTTTGGGCTGAATGGGCAAACTTGAGTGAATAAATTCAATACTTGGATTATTATCCATATTTAAATCGGAAACAGAATTAGGAAGGTTCTCCACGCGTAGAATATTGTTGTCAGATATATTTACAACTTTCAATAAAGGCGCAGATGAAAAGTCAAGTTGAGTCAGTTGGTTAGAAGATACATGTAACTCTTCTAATGTTTCTGGAAAATTCTCCAAAGTGGTCAAGCGATTGTGATTGAGGGAAAGGATTTTCAGATTATCAAGCACAGAAAGGTCAATTTCAGCCAATTCATTCCCATCTAAGTTCAAATCTTCCAAAGTGCTGGGTGGGTTCTCTATATTTTTCAGTAAATTATGGGTGCAGTGAAACAATCTTATTTGTGGAAGTTTTTGTGGGATATTCTCAATATTGGTGAGTTTTCCTTCACCAAACACAATTTTATTTACCTGTAAAAACCCAAGTCTGGATAGAACTGATAAATCAAGTACTCCATACAGAGGTTCATTTACAACAATCTCAGTCGTTTCTTTTGAGTATCCCTCTAATAAGTTCTCAAATTGTGCCTGTGCACGATTATTATTGTCTATCACATCGTTGATTTGTTCATCAATAAAGTTCATTATTATTTGTTATATATAAACTACAAATAATAAATGAGATTCAACCTAAAAATGTTCTAGTGCAGGTAGATTTGTAATATTTGTCATCATTTCCTTATTGTCATCCATTTCTTGTTTGTAGTGACGTATTTTGGACATAACGTATTGCTGGTCTTGTATCATTTTTTGTTGTTTTTCTAAATCACTCATTTTATTTAAACTACAATTATACAATGCTAATCCTGCAATAATTACAAAAACGAATAATATACCAAAATTCAAAATATAATAATAGATGTTTTCACGATATTGATGGCAAGAACGTAATGTATGAAACATGTAATTACGAAAAGACGGGTCTATCAACATAGGTGTTTCCATGACTCCAGATAAAATATGTATGTATATATTTTATTTGAATAGAGAAAAATGGTTACATATACGCTAAATAATAAAGGACACCTAAATAACTGAATATGGCAACCAAAATAGATACTAACCAAATAGGAATGACAGTTTTATGACGATATCCTACTCCAAATGGACGAAACCCACCATCTTCGTTATACATAATTGTTGGTTTCAGCATATGAATAATGAAAAATATAATTAAAAAAATGGAAACGGTTACTGCTAATTTATTGACTTGAACGAAACCTTTCAAATTGCTCATAATAGTCTACTTACAATAGGAAGATAAAAAAGAAGGAGAAAATTAATCGTCCCCATAAAAATCATCTTCATCTCTATCTTCCGGGTAAAAATCTCCATCTTCATAATTGGATTCCAGATGACGGAAATCGTGTCCTTCTCTGTAACCTGCTGTGGCTTCATCTAATTCATCCATTAATTGTTCTTGTTCTAACATTTCATCCAAATCTTCTATTGGTTGCTCCGCATCGGTGGAAGTAACCTTGTTTTGGAATTCAAAGAATTCACCTTGTTCCATTTCATTATCAAATCGTTTTTTGTCGTATTTCCAAATAGCATCTTGATTACCAACATTCCAATTCCCGAGCTTATGAATCTTGCTCATTTCTTCTAATCGTCGCTGTTCTGGTGCCATGTTTCCTAAATATTTAATCATGGCTTCACGTTCATCTTGTCTTTCACGACGCATACCATTTTCAATGTCGTCGTAAGACATATTCAGGACTTTTTTGTTTTCAAGTTCAATATTTAATACAACCACAATTAAGTCAGCTATTCTTACTTTGAGGTCATGGGATACATCAGAAATATCTACTTCTTGAAGCACGTCCACATATTCTTGATTTTCTTCAGTGGTGTTTGTTTCGGTCATTATGTTTCCAAGAGACTCGCTCATTTCCTCTTTTTCTCTACGAACATTGCTCTTGTATTGGTTCATATTGGTTTGGATAACCATATTATTAGATGCCGATTCAATGAAAATACAAATGCTGGTGTAAAAGCAATATTTCATCATTAACATAGTGGTTTCATTATTCAAAAAAGAATAATATGTCATCGTTTTGTTTCCATTATGCTTTACAACTTCTTCTTGGACTGGGAAATGATTCACAAATTTATTCAAATCACTAAACATATCGTTCATTTCATCAAACATTTTCACAATAATAACGTCGTCATAGAAGGGGGTCAGATGTTTATAAAAGTCTTCATGATAGTCTCTTAATGTTTTAACGTGTAAATCAGACAAGTTCCACTTTTTGTATCCATTGGCGCTATCCATATAAGGGTGGAAACCAGTTCCATTGCGAATCACGTTGGGATATACTTGTGTAATTTGATAAACCATGTTGCGAACAAATTGAGAAAATGATTGTACGTTATCATTATGATTATTATCTTTCATATTCCATACATCTATTTGTTCCAAGAATTCGCGAATATGTTTGTATTTGGATTCTTCATTTTTAGAAGATAAATAATCATTAATCGCAATGTACGAATTTTTGGTAACACGTTTCAGGTGTTTTGACAAATTTTTCAACTTCTCACTTTCTTCCATATACATCTTACCTGGTTGAACATTATCAATCAAATCAAACAATAATTTGCGCATTTTTTGAGGAATGACGGAAGAATCTTTTTCTTCTAAGTAGTTCAATACATCTTGGAATCCATCTACCATTTCATATGGCTCGCTGGACTCAACATGAACAATATTTTCTTCGTTTACAATATTTAATAATCCCTTCAAGTCAGTTTCATTATAGCGCTTTCCATTACGTTTCAAATATTCAATCTTTTCAGACAAAGACCAACTCTTATTATAACCTTCTGGTTTGTCTCCACATATTGCTTTATACTTCTCAGGAACAGGTAAATCTCTATCGTATAAGCAGTGTTTAATAATGAAAGAATATACATTTTCTTCCAAATTACCGCTTGATACCACAGGATATAACATACCTGAAAATTCTTTATGATACAAGAAAGGACCTCTTGATAAAGAAGAAACTTGTTTCAAAAGCAATTCATTTTGTTTCACTGAGTAAAAGTAAGTAGATAAAGCAGGGTCTTCTTTTTCAAAATATTTGATGGGATTTACCATACCGAAATTACAGCAAGCATTTTCAATGAAAGGTACTGCTGAGGCGGTTCTTAATAACAAATCCTTTTCTTTGACCAGTTCATTAATAGAATGAATAATATGATAGCCATAGTAGATATTTTTTCCCTTTACAATATTTACAAACTGACTTTGTTTTGGATTACCTGACTTAATGAGGGCATTCAACTCTTTTTTGAACTCAGGAGTAACATTTTGTATGGATTTATCCAAAGTATATTTTACAACAGGAGGCAAAAAGTGAACCCATTTGGATATAGCATGAGTATCAGGAATACTATTATCAGGTTGTAACAACAAATATTCGCGTTTTTCTATTAATTTGGATTGAACATCTGGGCGGTCTACAAATAGGGATTCCATCATTTTGGTAATACGAGGAACAATTTTATCTGTGGATTTGTATCCGTGAACAGAACTCCATGGGTCAATAGTGCTCTTGATTTTGAAAATCACACAAGAAATATATTGAATGGCTCCAGTGTCTTCAATTCCTGATAAGGGATATCCAGTGAAAGAACGAACACAGCCAGGGAAGGTTCTGCTTGACTTGAACGAAGGAATTTGTGTTTGAATAGCAATGATTAACGAGTTCGCAACAGCAAAAACGATGGTTTCATTTTTGTAACTCTTGTAACTGGGCATTTTCACCTTCTTCTCCTTTCCTTTATTGGCTTTTTCTATCTTTTGCTTGTATTTCTCTTCGCTAATGACTGCTTTTTCAACAACTTCATTGGAAAGTCGCAATACAAAATCCTGAATTTCTTCGTGAGGAATTTGAATGCGTTCACACAAAGTAACAAACACATTGTAAATAGTAGACATTACTTCGTTTTCAAAAATAGGAATCCCCTTCGTTTTTCCTTTTGTGGATGCATATACATCACCTAATTCCTTTTCTAAGAGACTATGCGTTGTAACGCGGAATCCACTATCATCAAATATTTCTTCTTCTTGGAAATCACTCTTTCTTAGTACAAAGCCGCTATGTTTGTCTACAATATTACCGCCTTCTTCTCTGCCGTGTTCATTACACAATTGCTCTAATTTATCATTGTAATTTTCACCAGATACAAAAGTTCTGGCCAATTCAAACACGGTCATAGGCAATAACTTTGTGTTGGTTTCTTTACAATACAGCCAGTGTGGGTGTTCATCTAATTGCTCAACCAACGGATTGCGTGTATATTGAGAAGCGAATGACATGATATCATTTTGCTTTTTCACGAAATCAGTTTGTCCCAAAATACAATTGAGCAACTCCAATCGGGGAGAAACAAGCAGTTCGCTTTTCTTAGCAAAGTTGCCGATTTCAACGGCCAAATTGTTTGCCTTGTATAATTGAACTTGACGAAGATGCTGAATATTTTTATTGTATTTCAACAAATATCCGATTTCTTTCTCTAATTCTTGAATAAGTAATTCGCGTGTAACATGATATCTACGGTCAAATTCATTTAATACACTCTTTTTATTATGCTGTTTAAAACGAATAGTACTTTCGTCTTCAGACTCACAAATTTTGGAACGAGTATTTTTGAAACAACTTGCGTTAATATTACAAAACAAAGTGTTTGTATCATAAAATGCTTCAGCCGCAATAGAATCATCACGCACCCATGTGTTCTTAACACGTCTATAATATAATAGCTTGCGAGTATTGTCATCTTCTTGTTCGTTTTCTTCACTGATTTCAGATAACTCCAAACTCTTTTGTTTCTCAGGTACAATATCTAACATAGCATATTCGCCTTCTGATACAGGTTTCTTTTTACTAATCAAGATAGTAGCCAGCTCTTCTGCGTATTCAACAGGAGAATCGTGTTTGTGAATCAATGCCTCAATCAAAAAATCTTTGAAGTCTTTTGGTTCTAATTCATCTTTCTTGGACTTATACTTATCCATAATGTGATAAGGAGAATCATCATATTCTTCATCGTAGTACAGTTCATCTACATTATTGTCTTTTTGAAGTTCACCCAATGATTGGTATTTCTTTGCCAAATATTTACGTGTACAGTCCACAGGTTGGACCTTGTATTCATCTTCTTCCAAGGCAATTATCTTATCTTTGTTTATTAACATTTCCGTTAGCGTAGATGAGTTGGTTTCAGCCATCAAAGAAGTCAATCTGGAACTAATCAAACGAGGATATAATTGATTCTGGTCTTGAGCGTATAACTTAGCAATCATTTCACTGTCGCTGATTTCAGATGCCTTTTTATGGTGCATAGCGAAATATACTTTTACAAATGCTTCCAACAAGTCAGCATTGGATTGAACAACCTGACTGACAGGATTCTGAATATCATTAGACTCCACATTTTTATGTAATATATTGTACAGTCCACGTTTTGTTTCCATTTCTGATTTCAGGTTTGTGATTTGTTCTTGAATAATATGTTGAATATCTACGTATTGAGTGTAAGTAATATCTTCACTTTGAATTCCATAAGGTTCCAATTGTTTTATGACATCCACGAAAGACATCTTATGTTTCAAATTCTTGCGAACCAATTTCAAAATCGTTCTGGTTTTGGGAATAATGACGTCTAAAAACTTCTTGAACTTGTTTTCTTGTTCTTGGTCAAGCTCTTCCATATCGTTGTTCAGAATAAATTCATTAAACGAAGTGAATAAACCAGCACCATCCTCATTATCATATTCCAATTCTTTAGATAAATCATTTACTACGCGAGGAACAATATCCAAGTTCTTTTTCAAAATATGAAACAAATAGCGATATTGTTGGTGAAGTTCCGATTTATTTAAAATATTTTGCGAAGACAAATACATGGAACTCATACGAATAAATGGTTCAGGTAAAGTCATAATGGAAGAAACACACATGTTATCGTTAGGAGTCATATTTGTTCGGTAGTAAACACTCTTTCCTGTTTTCATGATGTTTCGTTCTAATTGGGTGGAACCAGTATTGTATTTTTGAAGTAAGAATTTTCTTCGCTCCAGAACAGAACGAATATCTTTACCAGATTTTGATACATTTGCTACACTGGATTCAAATTCACCCAAATTATCAACAATCGCTTCTAAATCTTGTAAAACCGGTTTGGAATCCAAACAATTAGATTCATCAATCGGTTTATCAAAGACATTCATATTAGCATAGATTTTGTTATAAGCATCCTTGTAATTGTTATGCATGCCTCCAGTTTTAGATTTGTGAAACTCATTCAATGTTTTTTCTATTTGTTCAACTGATTTTGCGGGGTTACGATAAATCACGTCACTTTCTTGTTCAAGGTCTTTTTCGTCAGAATAAATCACCTTACGATTCTGAACAACTGGTAAGACCCATCGCAACTTTATACTTAAACTATGTATCTTATCCACAAGTGGCTTATGGAATGGGCCATTTACCTTTTTGCCAACAATATCGTCGTTTTCGTCGTATTCAGAATATAATTTACGTAATTCTTTGAAACGCAAAATAAGGCGATGTATGTTAGACAATACCTTTTCACTTCTTTTGTAATCGGGAATAGTGGATAAAAATTGGTCCATCAAATCATTCACTTGTGCCTCAATGGTGTATGTCTTTTCACTTTCGGGAACTTCTACTACTTGAGTAATCGTTTCTAATTGTTCACCAAAAACAATTTCGTTGGCATCCAAATACATTTCACGTAAATTTTCTTTAAATGTTGCGTCTACGACACTATCTGAAGGAATAGTCATAACAGACTCACCTTCTGGTGTAAATTCCATGTCAGCTTGTTGTTGTTCATTTACTTCTTCCAATGTAATATTTTCATCTTCGTTTAATTTCTCTTGAACATCAACCAATGAAGTAATATTTTGTAATGCTTCTGGTTTATTACGAATCAAAATTTTTTCAATAGGCATGTGAATGGGAATGCCTTGATAAGCAAAATCAATATAAATAGTCTTCATTTCAGGATATGTGGTAATTTCAATCTGGTCTTCTTCCAAATTAGTAATTTCACCAGTAACAATAATAGGTATTTCACCACCAAAATGTATATCAATCCAAGTCTTAGGTAACAAGTTATGTTGACGCGCGTATCCCTTCTCTTCACTACGATTCAACAAATGAATACCAATAATTGATTCGTCGCTAAAAAAACCATCTTCTGTAATATTGAGGTCTTGAAACACCCCAGTAGCTACATTCAGAAGCTGGATTTTCTGTGAATCAATATAATTAATATAAAATGTCATCTCGTGAAGCTCATTATTGGACGGAGACACAACTTCAACAATGTCGCCATATTCAAATGTGAATCTTTGTTCTCCTCCTATTTGAGAAACATCTATTTCCGCATCATTTGATGATATAAAATGTTTAATAAATTCCATTATTGTATTAATATATATTAATCATCTAAATTATATTCAAGCATAATGAATAAAACATTCAAAAATAATTTAAGGTAATCGTATTATATTTATGTACCCGACAAAATGACCGAATCAAAAACTCATTCTATTCAGGTGAATTATAATTTATCAGGAACACCATGTTTAAATATTAAATTAATCAAAGACGTACACAAAACTGAGCCAAATTATTCCATATTGAATTATAACAAGGAACTATTGAATGACCACAAAGAAAACATATCTTTGTATCGTTCTGTAATATTTTCTTATCCTGAACTGGAATTACTTAGTTTTTCTCCACCTAAAATGGAACTTCCAAATAAGTTTTTTTCCAAAGAAACGGGTGAGGCAAAATCCTCTTATTATGTGAATGAATATATTGATGGATTGTTAATTCATTTATTTTATGATAAACAATTGAACAAATGGAAAATGGCTACACAGAATAATATAGTTTCTAATTATGATGGAACGAAGCAAAACTCGTTATCAAGTATTTTGTGTGATATGTTAAAATATGATTCTACCAAAAATGCATGTGAATTGCCTTTCTGGGATAATCTATCAAAAGAACATTGTTATAATTTCACATTGACCAACAAACATAGCCATATTTATCATGAACGGAAGTTATATTTGACTAGTGTATACAAAATAAAAGGCAAAAACGTGTCACCAATTAGTCCAGAAGAATATGAAACATGGGGGATGTTTGATGAACTACACGGATTAATTCATTTTCCTGAGAATTATACTCGTGTGTTCTTGGAGACGAGCTATCTTCAAGACGAAATAAAAATGCGATATATTTCGGGAATGGTTATTATGAATACCAACACAGGGAATAGATGTAAATATGTATCAGATTCATACAATATATATAAGAGAATACGCCATATAGAACAATATTATTTGTATATTTTTATATGTTATGTGCGAATCAATCAACATAACAAAATATTACCATTCATTTACAAATCCCGATACAATATGAAAAAGATTCATTCTATATGGAAGTTATTTGTAGGTTATTTGCATAAATGTTACATGGATTATTACATATTCAAAAAAGAACTACATATATGTGACCATGTGTTTGCTTATTTACAAGAGATACATCAAATATATTACATTAACAAGAAAAAACGGGATACGTATCCACAAGTACAAAAACAACATATTGTCCAATTTTTAATAAAAAAACATCCACAAGATGTGTTTCACGTTCTTAGAAATATATAATTTTCAATCAGATTATCATATATTTCTGTAGCATCTACTTTTTTACTACAAATGGGTAAATAAAAGCAACCGCAATAATAGTCAACACTGCTATATCTACATTTCGAACAACTTTCTTTGTTTTAAGTGGGAGGTCTTTGTATTGTTCTGAATATTCTTTTGGTTTAAATGGTTTTGACATCCATCCCAATAGAGTAGGTTGTAAGCGGTCGTTACAATCGTAAATGACATCATACCACGCTAACGCAATATATGCGGCTGTTCCTAACAAGAAAATCATCACTATATTATGGGCAACGCTACTTGGTTGTGGTAAATAATATACTCCAATTATAGCAAATGCGAATACGAGACATTTTGGATTCAAAGCAAGAGGTGTTCCAAATAGACCCCCCGCCATATGTATAATATATACACATAAAATAATATTCAATGGTCATCAGATTCCAAAGCTAAATTCGCTAATTGGTCAGCTCGTTTGTTATCTTTTCTATAAACATGTTCAAATGTAATAGAATCAAACTGAGAGCATAATTGTTTTGTGTTTTGATAAATGGTTTGTATATTTTCAGATTTTACTTTATATTCTCCTTTCATTTGTTTAATCGCCAAATTGCTATCGCCTTTTACATGAAGACATTGAATGTTTGCTTGTAAAGCATATTGGAGTCCTTCAAATAATCCAGTATATTCAGCTTTATTATTTGTTTCTTTATCACCTACATAAATAGACTTGTATGCGATTTCTTCATCGTTTTTGTATATAGCAAATCCAGCACCGGCTTTACCTGGGTTACCTTTACTGCAACCATCAAAATATAAAGTATATGTACATGGTGTATCCATACTTTATATAAAAAAATATCTTTATATGTATCTAATTATATTTAAGCTGCGTTATATACAGTAGATAATTTGCTCAAATTCTGAATGTACTTAGTGCAATGTCCCTTGTTGACTTCATCCATGGATTTGATAGGCATACGGATTTTGTCAATAATACCCATAATTTCAGCCGCATTTGGAACATTGTCCAAATCACTGGAATAATCTTTCTCAAAAAAGAAACTAATATCTCCGTTATCAATCACTTCCTTGTATGGAGAATACACCAGACGAAACCATGTCTTACAAATAATAGTAGGGTTCATCTTTTTGATATTTTCCAAAGAAACCTTGGCTTTGGCAATTTCGGGCTCATCGGGAAGAATACGAATAATATCTTCAATGAACTCAAAGAAGTGCTTATTGAATGCACGCAACACAGTAGACTTATCGGTCATTTATAGTTATTATAAAACCCTATTATTTATATCATTTTTGGTTGATTTGTAGAAACATTTTGTAACTCATCAATTCTTTGTTGTTGAAGATTATCAATGGTTACGTGCTCGGACACTTTATCAGGTTTGTAATTATCATCGGGAGTCTCAATAGAAAACAAATCATTGTCTGTGGTGACATAGTTATACATTTGACGAGAAGGTCCTTTACCTTTCGCACTAAGTTCTTCATGAGGTGCATCATAAAATGTGAATGCTTCGGATACAATATTTGTGCCTCCGCTTGATTTATTTAATTGGAATGCCATTGGTTCACCTTGACCCTGGGACAAAACCCCTTGTTTGTTAATTAATTGTGGGTGAAAATGTTTGGTAATTTCATCACCAAAAATAATACGATATCGGTCATTGACTAATAATAATGCGGGCACACTATGTAAAGTGGGCGGCATGATGACTTTGGAACCATTTTCCATAAAAATGTATGTTTGATTTGTAGCAGGGTCTTTTTTACGGTTATCAATACATACACAACTGATTTTACTCACAATATCCCCTTTGACTAAAGTTTGTAATACTTTTTGAGAATGTTTACAATAATTGCTATAATAAAAAATGTCCATTATTTGATAATTTATATAATACTATGTAAATTATCATATTGTTTTGAACGCAAATATTATTTGTGATTTATATTTTAAATCTTCAAAGGTGTAAAAAGGTACATTAATCATTGTATTATTTACTTATTCGCACTTACCTGTCTTTTTATTTTTTCGTGTACCATTTGGACATCTAGGTCGCTTGACTGCTGATTTAGTTTTCCTAACCGATATAGACTTTGGTTGGGTTTTGACTGTAGGCTCGTTGGTATTAGTTGATTTTATCTTTTCACATTCGCCTGTTTTTTTATTTCTTCGCGTTCCGTTCAAACATCTTTTTAGTTTATGTATTTGAGAAGGTAATTCTGGACCGATTGGTCGTTCTACAGTATTGTTGGTATCAAGTGGTACATCGACCAGTATTTCTTCATTATCCTTTCTATTATTTTCTACTTTAACAGTTTTATTTTTATTCGTTTTTACCATATTTATTTTCATAGGCGTTATTTTAACCTCTTTGAATCTCATACATCCAGTATGTGTTTTGAATTGTTCATCATTAATAAAAGATGCCTTTACAACAAATATTTGTTTTTGGTATTTATAAATTTTATCTACTAATGTAAATTTTATATTTCTAGGTAATAATATTTCTATTTCATGTGGTAACAATGAAGTGCTTTTCATGTTTATATGAGGCATTCCTTCGTCTAATATAATTTTGTATAAACAACACTTCCCATTCCGCGACATGAATCTCTCAGCCACTTCTCTTGATTTACTTGCAGATGTATAATTTTTTGCGATGGCTACGTCTCCAATTTTACCCATATATGTAGGTTTAACAGAGGCTGCATCATTTGTTCTAAATTCATTTTTCATTCCACGCCATAAAACGAGTGGCTTATTTACACGAGGTGCTGATTCCAAAAACGCCTTATCTATATAACTAATTTTATCCTTTACATTTCGCTTACCTTCTTCTTTAGTATTACCATATCGCTTATAATAGTTATTAAAATCTGCCGTGCTAAAATATTTTTCGCCTTGTATTAAATATTGATTGATTGCTTGGTCCCATTCATAACTATAATTTTTTAGTGCCTGATGTGTTAGTTCATCAAAGTAAATATCAATATTATCATATGGCAAATTTCTTATCTCGCTATATACTTTTATATTTTGTTCATATAGTTCTAAATGTGCCATTTTCATTGCTTTTTCATTGATAAATGACCCTGTAATGTCATTTTTTTTTAATTTATATATGCGGGACTTTGATGTATTAAGTGTATCGACAAATTTACTATAATCTATAACGAATGATTTATTCATAAAAAATCCGACATTGATATAAGTTGGTTTTAATTTATTTGTCGAAACTACATTTAATTGATTATTATTTAAAACGCATTTTTTGAATACAATGTTATCTGTTGGAGATATGAAATAGCTTTTTTTTACTAAAAATATATTTGATTCATCTTTCATATTTTCATCTACTAGACAAAATGCAATATTGTCATTATCTTTATCTAACCATTCTTGAATATCAAATTCGTCCAATGTTACAGGATCGATTCCTTTTTTACTAATTAATAAATCCATATATATATTAGTTAGTGATATATTTTTGTCCCATTTTAAATCTTCAAGGGTATTAAACACCACATATAACCCATTTATGCACTGAGAGCACTGTAGCACATAGAGTTAAGAAGACGGTTTTGGAAGTAGAAAATACCATATCCAAGTGCAACGGCAAACACTTGTAAGTAGTATTCAGGTCCCTTCTTCTGGTTCAATCCTAACATAAGAGAAGAAATCAAGAACATGGCGATGAATACAAAGCCAATAACAGAAAGGAAGTAAAAGTAAAGGCAGTAATCCCTGGAAAGGGGACCGAACAGCACGTTCAGAGTAGCAGCTTGATTGGGTTGGTTATCCATAATATATGATAACTATAGAAAAAAATTGGAGTTACACACAAAATATTCATTGAACAATCGAGTTATTTTGCATACACAAATAAATTGTATAAAACGGGTTACCATAAATTACCTAAAATAATAAGGCATCTATTTGTAAGACTACAAAACCATTATCTATACATTATATTGTATGTAGTCATGTAATAAATAGTGTTTATTAATTGTAAATTGCGAAGTAATCATCATATTTTTTTGAAATAAGATTGTTGATGAAACAACTATTGAACTCAAAATATATAGAAATATATGTCGTTAATTTATATATATCCCAGTATGGATAATCAAGAAATATGGAAAATAATACATAAGTATTTTCAAGACAACCCACAAAGTTTAGTAAGACACCACATTGATTCTTACGATGACTTCTTCAAAAAGGGTATTTATCAGGTATTCAAAAACAAGAATCCATTGATTATTAGTACTATGTATGACGAAAAAATAAAGGATTACAAGCATAAATGTATCATGCATTTTGGTGGTAAAAATGCGGATAAAATTTACTTTGGTAAGCCGGTGATATATGATAACGAGCGCAGTCATTACATGTTTCCCAATGAAGCAAGAATCCGCGATATGACCTACGGAATGACTATTCACTATGATATTGATATTGAGATTATTGATATGTTAGAAGAAGGTGAAAGCCCTCAAGTAGCATTTGAAAAAATAGATTTACAAGGCGGAGCTCATGAAGACGCACGAAATTACTCTATGGAACAAATAATAGGAGGTGATTTAGATATAACTGAACAACCTGAAGAAACATCAAATGTGGTTCAAGAAGGCGGTGTGACGGTTCAAGAATTTGCTGCTGCTCGTGAAGAATTAGAAAAGTCTATGGTGGAACCAAATAAACAAATTCGTACGATTACGTTGGAGAAAATTCTATTAGGACGTTTTCCAATTATGGTACAAAGTCAGTTCTGCGTTTTACATGGATTACCTCGTGATACCAGACATATGATGGGTGAATGCCGAAATGATATTGGAGGTTATTTCATTATTGATGGAAAAGAGAAAACAGTTGTTCCTCAAGAAAAATTCGGCGACAATATGCTTTACATCAAGAAAGATGACGGGGAACATTATTTGTATTCCGCTGAAATTCGTTCTGTATCGGAAGATGTTTCCAAACCCATTCGCACATTATCTGTAAAAATTCAAGCGGACGACAATGTTCCTAAGAATTACGATAGCGCAAAAAATCCTCAATCTGGAAAATATAAACGAAAGAATATTGTAGTGAATTTACCAAATGTTCGTAAGCCAGTCCCATTGTTTATTGTATTCCGCGCCCTGGGAATCTTGTCTGATAAAGAAATCATTCAAACGTGTCTATTGGATTTGGAAAAATACGAGAATTTTATGGATTTGTTTATTCCAAGTGTATATGATGCAGGTAACATTTACACACAACGTGAAGCAATGAACTATATTCGTTTGTTGACCAAAAAGAAGACCATGACTCAAGTATTAGAAATCTTGACTGATTATTTGTTGCCACACATTGGCGAATTAAACTTCAAAGAAAAAGCGTATTATTTGGGACATATTACATTGAAGTTGTTGTTAACTTCGCAAGGATTGGAAAAGACAACAGACAGAGATAACTATAAGTTCAAACGTGTAGAGTTAGTGGGAGATATGCTTTATGACTTGTTCCGTGAATATTACAGTATCCAAATGGCTGATATTCATCGCGAATTTGAACGCAAGATTACATACGATACTCGTGAAAATCGCAATGTATATGAAAGTAACTTGTATTTGTTGATTCAAGAAAACAAAAATGAAATATTCAAAATGCGTCCATTAGAAAGTGGTTTCAGACGGGCGTTTAAAGGAAACTGGGGAGCGTATTCTCATACCAAGCGCATTGGTGCTATTCAAGACTTGAATCGTTTGTCTTTTAACTCAGTATTGAGTCATTTGCGTAAAACAAATCTGCCGTTGGATGCGAGCGCAAAAGTAGTGGGACCTCGTTTGTTGAATTGTACCCAATGGGGATTTTTTGACCCAATTGATACCCCCGATGGTGGAAATATTGGTATTCATAAACACATGTCTATTAGCACTCATGTTACCAAAGGTTATTCTCGCGAAATCATGGTTCAGTTCATGATTGAAAATATGAATTTGAAAAGATTGTATGACTGTAATCCTTTATTGTTATCTAAGTTATCAAAAGTGATGATTAATGGCTATTGGGTTGGTTCAGTGGAAAATCCATTGGATACTGTAAAAGCCATGAAATTCTATCGTCGTAGTGGCTTGATTCCTACTTATACAAGTATTTCCTTTGATATTAGAGAAAACACCTTATATGTGTATACTGATGGAGGACGTGTTTGTAGACCGATTTTTTACAAAGATGAAGATACAGACAAAATGTCTTTTGAAAGCGAATATTTTCAACGAAAGTTGGCTGAAGACAAATTTACATGGTCTGAATTGGTATGTGGATTCCAAGAAAAGAAGCTGGAAGGATTCCATATTAACGATGAAACCATATACAAATTCTCAGAATTGTATGATGTGAGTGAAGAGTCTATGAATCAAACAACTATTCAAAAATTCAAAGATACCAAGGCGATTATTGACTATATTGATACCAGTGAAACAGAACAAGCATTAATTGCTCTGGATATGGAGGCAACTCAAAAGAAAGATAAGTTGTATACTCATATGGAAATTCATCAATCATTGATTTTTGGTGTGATGTGTAATCTTATCAACTTTGTAGAAAACAATCCTGCTACGCGTAATTCTTTCTCGTGTGGTCAAAGTAAGCAAGCTTGTTCTATGTATCATACAAATTATCATGTTCGTATGGACAAGACATCTCTTATTTTGAACTATGGACAAACTCCTTTGGTGAAGACCCGTTATTTGGAATACTTGAACAATGAAGAAAACCCATATGGTGAAAATACAATTGTTGCCATCATGTGTTATACCGGTTACAATGTAGAAGATGCTATCTTAATCAATGAGGGTGCGTTAAAACGTGGATTATTCCGTACTACATATTACACCACTTACATGGCACACGAAGAAAAAGAAAAACAAGGAGACGTCACCACACAAACTACTTTTTCCAATATTGAAAGCGAAATGAATTTGATACAAAATACAAAGCCAAATCATGACTATAGCAAGCTGGACGAACAAGGTTTGATTCGTGTTAATACAGAAATCAACGATGAAACCATTATGATTGGTATGGTAACCAGCAATAGCGAAGATGAAAAATTAACCGACCATTCCAAGACTACAAAGAAAGGACAACTCGGCATTGTAGATAAAACCTTTATTACGGATGATGAAGAAGGACGTCGTATTGCGAAGGTACGTGTTCGCGAAGAACGCATTCCCAACTTGGGTGATAAAATGGCTTCTCGTGCTGGTCAAAAAGGGACAATCGGTATGGTTATTCCTGAATGTGATATGCCTTTTACGAAGGACGGTCTGCGTCCCGATTTGATTATTAATCCTCACGCTATTCCATCTCGTATGACCATTGGACAATTTGTGGAAGCAATCATGGGCAAAGCATGTGCTATGAAGGGTGGATTTGGTGATTGTACCGCATACAACAATAAGGGTTCCAAGGTAGGCGTCTTCGGTAAGATGCTATCAAATTACGGCTATCACTCAAGTGGTAATGAATTGTTATACAATGGTATGACTGGTGAACAATTAGAAACGGAGATTTTCATGGGACCAACGTATTACATGCGCTTGAAACATATGGTGAAAGACAAGATTAATCATCGTCCAACTGGCCGTGTAAATCCCCTTACCAAACAGCCTGTAGCTGGTCGTGCGAATGATGGTGGTTTGAGAATTGGTGAAATGGAACGTGATGGTGTGATTTCTCATGGAGCAACTGAGTTCTTACGTGAGTCTATGATGGAGCGCGCAGATAAATATTACATGGCTATTTGTAACACAACCGGTATGATTGCTGTGTATAATCCTGATAAGAACTTGTTTATGAGCCCATTGGCGGATGGTCCTATTCAATTCTCTGGTTCAGTCAACCAAGACGATATGAATATTGAACATATCACAAAGTTTGGTCGCAGTTTCAGCATTGTATGTGTTCCTTATTCATTCAAATTACTCATGCAGGAATTACAATCTATCAATGTTCATATGCGCATTATTACTGAGGACAACATTGACCAAATTGAGAATATGAGTTTCTCTAATAATATACAAAAACTGACCCATAATGAACATCTGGATACCAAGGAGACAATTGAACAAGTTCAAAAAGATATTCGTGTATTATTACGCGAATCAAAGGGTCAGAAATTCGTCATAGAAGACGCAGAAGACAGTCCTGAATATCATCCAGCTGAGACACCTGAATTCCAACCCCAGACACCTGAAACGCCTCCTCCAGAAAGTCCTGGTTATCAGCCTATGACACCTGATATGCCTCCTCCAGAAAGTCCGGAAGAGTCTCCTGAATATATGGTTGGTACTCCTGAATTTCAACCAATGACTCCTCCAATGAGTCCAGTCACTGCTCCTGAAACTAAACCAAAAGGATATTTCATAGATACACCAACCGATGATGAATCTTCTCCGCCAGCACCACCAAGCGCTACTCCTCCTCCTACAAAAACATACAAAGGTGGTGACAGAGTATCATATGTAAAAGACAGTATTCCTGGAAGGCCTTGGATTGTTACACCATTGAACAAACCTAATTTGTATAAAATAGAATCAGAAGGAGCCAATCAAGAAGTGGAAATAGTGACACCTTTGGATATAAAACCATATGAAACACATATTCCAATGCCTGGATATGGTATGTCACAAGATGGACATATGTCCCAAACACAAATACCATCCATTAACATTGCTCCAGTGTTCAATATGCCTGGAAGTACTTCCATGTTGGAACAATCAAAACCAAATTCAAGTAACACAAATGAACCAGTTAAAATACCTACCAATGAGTTCACATCAAATGACACATCTTTTTCAACACCTGAAATACCAGATATTACACCGAAAGAAGATTCTTCCGCAAAAATGGACTTCAATAACATTATTATCAAAAAAGTATAATACGAAAAATTGAATAATATAATGCTGCTATAAATAAAATAAAGTATAAGTTTTATTTATAGTAATGGCGAGCAATAACCTTATTTTGAAACTACATAAATCCAGAGTGAATTTACTGAAGCAATGTGAATCAATTGGATATGATATTTCTGAACACGTTGACGTAAACACTTTGGAAGTGGATAAACTGTATACAAATAATAAATTAGACATGATTATTGAAAATAACCAGAAAAACAAAATTTACATTAAGTATTCATTTCCAACTGATAAAAAGAACAACACGTTCACGAAAAAAGATTTAGATAATCTGAAAGATGAGTTATATGATGTAGAAAATACGTTAACCAAAAATGATATTCTTATTGTTGTGATGGATGATGAACCTAATGATTCCCTGATTACTCGAATGAAATATCTGTATGAACAAGAAGGAGTGTTTGTTGTGATTCATAATATCAAACGTTTACAATATAATGTATTAGAACATTCATTGGTTCCACAGGCAACTATTCTGACTGATGAAGAGTTCAATGATTTGAAAGTAAAGTATAATATCAAGGATACGTCACAGCTTCCAGAAGTATCACGATTTGACCCACAATCATTAGCAATTTGCTTACGTCCTGGGCAAATATGTAAATATACCAGAAAGAGTGTTACTTCTATGGAACACGATTATTATCGTGTATGTGTAAATTAGATAGATAATATAATTACAAATATATAATTACATAATATATAGTTATATGTTTTCAGATATTGTTGTAGGATATAATAAAAACGATTTTTTTTATGTAACGGCAGAAGCAAATGGATACATGCCGTCTGAATCAAAATGCGAGAAGATTATGAAGAACGAAGAGAAATTTGATTATGAAAATATTTGCCGAATTGGTAACGAAGAACAGCGTGATATTTTTAATAATAAAATGAACAGTACTCGGTGTATTGAAAAAGAATTATGTATCAATAAAGACAAAGTATCAAAAATAGACCTTGTTCAAAACAACCATAGTGGTTCAGAAGAGAAGTATCAGGATTACATAAGATTGTTTCAATCTACCCAATTAGATAGTCTTAATTTAGGAATTGGTGTAGCTGCTTTAATATATTTTATATACCGTGCGAGAAATATAAACATATAATATAACAATAATATAATGTCAACAAATAACGATATATTCAAAGCAGTTCCATTAGACGAAATGAATGTAGATGAAAAAACGAATACATTTACGGTAAAAATGAAAGACACAGAACAAGCGTTCAAAAATGGAAAATACACAGTAAGACAGTCATCTTGTTTGGACGATGAAGGAATACAACGCGCATCCGATTATTCTGCGATGAATTTATTTGACGGGACAAATACCACCTTTTGGCAAACACCATATATTAAGTCATCTAAGTCGGGCTATCAAGATGGGTATACACAAAATGCTTACAAAAATGGTAAATATGTAGGCGGAGGTAAAGACAAATATCATAAAACGATGTTAACGGATGGAACCACTATTGAAGGCGAGTGGGCAGAAATTCAACTTCCGTATCAGCTTATTTTAACCGAGTTTTTCTTACAAATCGCAACGGACCCCAAAAAATATATGGAACGCTTTCCTAGCGATTTTTCGGTAGTCGGTTCAAATGATGGAAATAAATGGGTCCTTTTACATAAACATAATGGGCGAGAAAACAAGGAGATGTTTGTTGACCAAGACCCAACATTGCCAATTGAATTTAAAGTAAAAGACAATATGTTTTCTTATTCTCGTTACAGATTGATTGTTTCAGAAATGTTTGAATACACAAGTAATAATAGTGTCACATTAACCGAATGGGCACTTTTTGGAAGCAAATGCATGACTATTGAGGGTACTTGTAACGGATTTGTATCAGACACGGAAGGTAAAGTAGAAGGAATGACTATGATGAATGCATCATTGAATTTACACGACGCTATTAATGATTTTAATGAGCAATATGTAAAATATATTGAATGTAATGATAATATCTTGAATCCATCAAACAATGTATTAAATTGTTCCAAAGAAGATATGGACAAAACATTATTGAATGAGAAATATAAGAAGATTATTTCTTACGATAAAGACAAAAAAATAGATGGAGGGCTGATTTACACATTACAAAACTTTAATTTGGATAAATTGACTGGCAAAGGCGAAGCTCAATTTGATGCATCACATAATGAAATAATAGACATGTATGACAATGACGTTCAAGATTTACGTAACAATATACAAATAAAAATGGATTATCTCAACAGTAAGAAAAATTCTATTACTTCCGATATTGAGAATATGTATTATTACAATCAGTTTGGTACTATCGCATTGAGTATTTTAGCAACAACCACATTATATTATGTTTTTATGAAACTGAACAAATAAACCAGTTTTTGTATTTATTTAATATATACATTTATATTAAATAATCAACATGGAGCAACGAATGTTATCAATAGTACCATTACCATCAAAACAAAATTTTGAGACAAATAGTTCAATAATAAGTGGATTACAAGAATCTGGCACATATATTCCTAATGGAAATTACCTATTGTCTTGTTCTTCCCGTTCAAGTGTAAATCATGAAGCATATCACGCATTCAATAAAAACAAAAATTATTGGGAATCTAACTATAAAGGAAATCCTTCTTATGACCCATTGAATTCTTCTTATCCCGATTATACACAACACGCATATACTGGACGTTACCCGTCTGCTTATCGTGGTGGAGGAAGAAAAGGAAATACTTTCATTAGTCAAGTGGGTGTAGGTGGAAACAAAAGTGATATTCAAGGAGAATGGCTGCAAATAAAAATACCATACAAAGTATTTTTGAAAAGTTACACGATTGAAGTTCCTCCTTCATCCAGTTCCAATAGGTTTCCCAAAGAATTCTTGATTCTTGGTTCAAATGATGGAGAAACATGGGAATCCTTAGACACACAAACTATGCCTTCTGGATTCAAGAACACAAAAAAGACGTTCAAACTAATCTATCCCAAACATTTTTCGCATTTTCGCTTGGTTATCACCAAGTTACAAGGTCCCTTAGACAGAGTTCAAATCAGCAATGTGAGTTTATTTGGAAATACAGTATTGATATCTAAGGAAAATAGCGGTCAAGAATCATTTGTTTCATTAGGAAGATGTTTGGATTGTGCGCATAATTCAAAACAATCTACTCTTGGTGGTTTCGCACCATATGTTGAAGGATTTGATAGCTATACATACACTTCAGAATTAAGACATAAATATTCTTTACCAGATGATAAAGATGAAAAAGATTACAACGAACAACGCAATAAATATGTAAAAGCAGTAGAAGAACAACAATTGAATCCACTTCAAAAGAAAGCCGGTAAATACGAAGAAGAAGTAAAAAATATTACTACAAATCATCAAAATATTACCAATACATTAGATTCTATTACCAATGCGGAGAAAACGGGGCTTTTAGACGAATTGAAAAAGGAACCAGAATACATTAATTCTACGAAAATGTCTAGTATTGATAGTGTGGAAGATGTTAGATTAAAAGATATTGAAGAAATGATTAATACAAACAATGAAATTTATGTTTTAGGTGGTATTACCGCAGCTACATTGGTTGTATTCGCAGGCATGTTATGGATGAAGCAATAAATACTTGGTAGTTTTTTACATGATATAATATTTTTATAATATATATCATGTCTAATACAGAAACAACTCCCAAAGTAGATTTAAAAAGTTTTTTTGATTTACAAAAAAGATATTTACAAGGAACTTTACAAAAAAGTGATGATGCTGAGTTGAATAAACAAATTACAGAACTACAAACAGAACTGGACACATTAAATGATTCCTATGATATTTCAAATCTATCTAACGCGGATTTACTAACCAAGCAACAACAAGTTCATCATATTTTGGATGAAGAAAAGAAGCGTCTTGAAAAACAAAAATCAATGGTTGAAAATAATTATGTTGCAAAGGAACGTGAAATGCAGTTCAATAACTCTTACCGTTTGAGACAACACGAAGTAAATAAAATGTTAGCTGTCGTGGTATTTGGATTATTTTTGATTATTGTATTGATTTTAATCAATCGTCGTTTCAGCTTTATTCCCGAATCAGCTATGACAATTGCGTTAATTGTGATTATTAGTTTAGTAGGAATTTATTGTTTACGTCAAATCTTTAAAATCTTGATGCGTAGTCATATGGATTTCACCAAAATAGTTACAGACGAACCTGCTGAATTAAAAAAGCAATCTGCAGGTATGGATGACTCAGATTTACTTGCGGCAAATGAATTAGAATATTGTGTAGGACCTGCTTGTTGTAATGATGATACCACATTTGATAATGAGTTAATGTTATGTGTTCCCAAAACAGAAGCAGACGCTACGGAAGATACAGAAGAAACTACAGAAACGTTTAGAAATTTACAACCTTCTATGTGTAACACCGCTTATGAAGAAAATAACTACGCAAAAATATAATATGACTATATTATAAAACAATTATATTATGGTTTTATTTACACTTGGTGTTACCGCTGGTGCTCTAGCAATTGAGAATGAAGTTATGGAAAAAAAACGTAGAAACCGTGTTAAAAGTCTAGATGGAAAGCGCCGACAAGAAAATAGTGCTGCTCGTTATTTACAATCTGTCCAAAATACGTATAATAAGAGAAATAATGAAGCTAATCAAAAGCGGCGTGAACATGCAGCAATATTGAGAAAAGCTATAAGAGAAGAATCAATACGCGATGATAGAAAACGCGTACGTAATCATTACCGAGATGTTATTATTCCCGGATTGAAAAATACTAAACGAGAATTAGAAAGTGAATTAAGGGACACAAAAGTTGAACATAAGATATCTGAGACAAAAAATACTACATTGTTGGATACAATTGTTAATAGTAATGAATCATTAGAAAAAGAAAAATTAAAAATTTATGGAAAAAGTCAACAACTATATGATCAGATTGATAAACAAAATACTTATTTAGAACAAACTTTTCAGAATTTAACACAAAAACGAATTAATTTAGATCGCCGTTCTACATACGAAGAACATATTAAAACTGAATATTTAATTCTGAATGTATTCCTTTGGTATGTATATTACATTTTATTTGCCTTCTTATTATACACATATCATAAACAAGACAAATTGAAAGAATCAAAAAATGTTGCTATTATGGTGGGATTATTGTTGTTTCCTTATTGGAAAATTATTTTAAATATAATTATTGATATTATAAGTAGTATAGGTGTCTATGCAGATAAAGTTAACAACACTTTCATTGGAGCCCCAACATCTGTTAATAAAATGTTTGAATCATTATTCTAATTTGCTGTAAATAATAATTTATCATGAGTATATAAATAAATTATTATTCATGGGAGCTAAATCATCAAAGCCCAAGAAACCCCATAATGCAAATGTTTTTAAAAGAAATGATTGGTTAAAATCGGAACTTCGCAAATTACAACGTGACCATGATCAAGTCAATAGAAATTTACAAAATATAAGTAATCAAATACGTTCCAGACAACATAGAATAGGCGTATTAGAAATGGAGATACGTAATTTGAAAAAATCAATCAAAAATTATACAAAACGATACAATGATGCGAAAGAAATGATTAGACGATACAATATTGAAATTGAAAAACTTAAATTAGAGAAGAAAAAATTAGAAGGTGAAATTCAAGTTTTAAGAAACAAAATTGCCGCTTTAAAAAAAATAATCGCACGTATTGATAATGGGAACTTAACCTTAGAATCTGAATTTATTGAATTGGTAAATGAATACAACAATACCAAGGGAGTTTCTATAGAGAATGATGAAAAATATTTTGATTTATTAACAATCCAAAATGGTCATTTAAATCGCGAATATGATTACTTAAAAAATGACTTAATTAAAGGGGACCAAAATTCTAGTTTCGTTCAACCCAAAATAGATAATTGGGAATTAGCAAATCATTTCTTAAGAGTCGCTTATTATGCATTTGCTCTGGTATTATTATTATTTCTCTATCAACACTTTTCAATGGACAAAATCTATAGCACCGTGCTGATTATTTCATTAATTATTTTGTATCCACTTTATATTGTTCCTTTAGAACGTTTTGTGTATGAAAACGTTATGTACATGGGTAAATTTATAACAGCTCAGCCTGTAAAATAAAAATTGGATATTATAGTTCAGATTACAATATTCAATCCATTCAAATTATACTTATTTATGTTAAACTATAAATCTGCTTGTGATACATCATCGGGTACATCTATTTTCTCAATATCATCTTCATAGTCATTACCAAAACTAATGGCGATTCCTTTCCATTTTCCTTTTACATTTTTCCTATAAAGCTTGTCCATATTATCTGCGAATTCACGAGCAGTAGGACACTTCACACTCGCATTATTAGAATACCAAACCTTAGCATCTTCATACAAGTTGCTCTTACTAAGAGTGCTATCTGCGTCCAATATAATACGCTCTGCGAAATATTGACTGAACAAGTCTTGACTTTGCTTGTATTGATTACTGGCCGCCAAAACCATTTCACAGTCTTCTACCCTACCGTTTGTTTTCAATACGCGCTCAATCAACATAGCCATGAATACTTCTTTCCATCGGTCAAATTTATTCTCAATCTCATAATCTACCTTGAATTGATAAGGTTTATTCACATCACCTTTTACAGGATTTTCTGTGAAATACGATTGAAATTCAGAAACACGGATACGACGCCAAGTACCACCATCATTGCTATCTACTTCCATCATCACATTACAAGCTACAGCAAAAGTTGCTTGTGGAATGAATGTAATCATACTCGCCATATACGGTGCTCTACAAGTAATTGGGTCTTTTCCACTTGTAAGCTCTTTCATCTTACCTTCATTAATTTTGTCGCCTTTCTGTGGCTCTTGAAATACAGCATAACGAGCCCCCTTCAACGCTGCCTTCTCCGCACTGGTTCCACCTTCCTGAACACGTCGTCCAGTAATCAAACTAAGAGGAACTTCTACCTTGTAGTCACCTAATATCTTCGCCATAAGAGAAATCATGACAGATTTTCCATTTCGTCCTTCACCAGTATACATAGTGAACGTTTGATTAATAGAGTTTCCAATCAATGTGGATGCCAAATGGTCAAACATGTATTGGTATTGCTCTTCAACAGGAAATAGCTGATGCATGAACTCAGTAATTTCTGCTACAATTTCTTGTTGTTGTTTGTCGTTTTTGTCTAATTTCACATAGTTAACATGTGTGCTTTTTGAAATATAATCATCTGGTTTTCCTGGTCGGAATACTTTCTCACGGAAATCCATAACCCCATTGTTGAACCCCATTAAATAAGGGTCTTGGTCCAACTTATCAAAGAAATCTGGTTGGTAAAATTTGTGACGCGCTTCTGTCATAATATGTTCCCTATCAGTAGTTTTTGCTAAGTGAGCAAATACATTCATACATACCTTTGCTTTGACTTTTGCTAATTCCGTCTCCTTTGACTCAGCTTCTTCGGAATGATTTGTACTTTCGCGCAAATATTCTTGTGCCTTTTGATTGAAAAGGGAACGCATTGTATTACCAATTTCATTACGCAAAGATGTACCAGATTCACATACTTCATATCTATGATTTATGAAACGATACCAAAGAGGAACTTTGATGCCGGCAGCCACATATTCATCACCTTTCATAGCATATAATACATCCGCAAAATCCGCATCTCCACAAATTCCAGTCTTCTTGTTGTTCAGATTACAATTCTGAACTGCGTAGTTAATTGCTTGTTCAATCTTAGCATAAATAGACTGATTCACAATTTCTTTATATTCTGTTGGATTGCTGGTCTTTGCCCAATGACAAATAGAACCAATTGTCAATCCACCTTCACTCTGAATTTCTGTTTCATCCCACTTTTGAATACATTCCATAATAGAATTCGGAAATCGGAAAGAAGGACTTTGTGAACTGAATTTTACCCATGCTGTTAACAAATCTGGTGATGTATTTTTCAATGCCCAGCATACACGAATCCATTTATCATATGAACCATTTCCGTAATATTCGGAAGGTAGAATCATCACCATTTTACAAGCAGTGATTAACTCATGTTCGCTCGCAGTCAACGAATCTAATAATTCATTATAAAGCGAATCCAATTCTTCTTGTGTTTTGATACTTGATAAATCACGCGCCGATGAAATATGGTTTGTCGCTTTTCTAACAGGCATTATGTTTCTGGTATATTGTGTGCGAGTTTTGTTCACTGGTAAATACTTTTCATATGTTGACATAAACGACGTTTTCAATGGAAAGGCTGGGACATTCGGATTACGAACAGACAAATTCATCCAATCTAATTCTTCCAAGTGTTCTGAAATATTCGCAATTTCATCACGAATAAATTCGTTGTCTGTTTCATCATATCCAATATCGTAAATGTAGCACACACTATATCTTCCGTGATGTGGTTTTCTTGAACCATACAATTGCCAGTTTGTGGTGCCTTTCATAACACCTTCATCAAATACACTACCCCAAGTATTCACGATGGGAACATCCCATACTTCAGGAATAGACGAAAGTAGTTGTTCACGCAAATATTTCATAGCGGAACGGTCCATCTTGATATTCATCAACAAATGAACACCATCTTTTGTAATGTTTTTCTCTTTTACCCTATTTACATCTGGTTTCTGCATTACATAACAAATTATATTTTGTTCAGCATTGAATACATACATGTCATTTAACTTAGAACAAATAATATCTATCAAGTCATCAATATGGGATTTATTATGTTGTCTGTCTTCTACCTCATAATCATAATGTAAATCCATATCAATTGCTAAGGGTCCTTCTGTTAGTTGCTTTTCTGTAAGATACTCATATTGACCTCCTAATGTAGCCGTTTTCACCTTTTTCATAAATTCAGCATACTCTTCATCAGGAATTATATAAGAACCACCATGAATCTTAGCATCTTTGCTGCCGATTCTGGTATTTGTAGGCGATACTGACTTATCACCAGCAGCCTGCTTTTCTATCTTATATTGTGTAAGTAGTGTTTGTACATTATGTGTTCTTCTTGACTTCATTTTTGCAGTAGAAGAAGACGAACTCATCTTCTTTGGGTATATTATACAAATATTTTATTAGCTACTTTCTAAATCAATTTTGCAATAATATAAGTGACCGTTGCTTATACCAATTACAATTGTTCTTACTGTAAATGGTATAAGAAAAGTTGTTTGATATAGTTTTTTAGTTAATACAGTATTAAACCGCGATTTATGGTATCAATTTTACAGAGTAATTATGATTTATCTAATAATACAAAATTGAAATGAAATAACATAGAAGAATTATCATATCAAATATATATACAGACGATTAACAATGAAATTTTGCGAGAAATGCGACAACATGTACTATATTCGTATTGCGGAATCAGATGAATCAAAATTAAATTATTATTGTAAACATTGTGGACATGAAGATACAGACATTCAACAAGAAGGTTTATGTTTAATGAACACATCTTTCACAAAAGGAGAACAAAATTTTCATCATATTATCAACAAATATACCAAATTAGACCCAACTCTCCCTCGTGTATACAATATACCTTGTCCAAATAAAGAATGTAAAACAAATCAAAAAGACCATAAAACGCCGGCTGAAATACTATATATGCGCTATGATGACGCAAATATGAAATATAGTTATATATGCACCATGTGTGATACAAAATGGACCAATAATTAAATGCCGCTTACTATAAAATTGAATAAAATGTATTTAGAAATATTTTTTTTAATATATTCACATATTAGTATATAATGGACCCAATTGATTACGATAACGAAGAAATTATTGAAGAGGAGGAGTACTCTGATGAGGAGGAAATCGTTGATAAGATACAACCAGGTAAAACTAAGAAAAAGGGAGCCATTACAATTCGTTCAGAAGAAGATGAAGACGACGATGTATCTGATGTGGCCAGTGATGACGAATCGGTTATCAACAATAACCAAGCTATGAATGAAAGCGAAGATGAGTTTGAAGATGATGAAGAAATTGACGATGACGAAATAGAAAACAAGATTTTCTCCAAACAAAAAGATGAACTAAATGAAGATGATATGGAATTAAATCCCTTCCGCGAAGATGATTTTAGTGATGATGAAGAAGAAAAAGATGAAGATTACTTACAAAAAATAGATGATGACTATAAAGAAAATCTTATTTCCAATTATCATCCTGAATTACACAATATTAATTACGATGAAGTGGAATCACTATCAAAGGTGATTCGTGACGAAGATGGTAATATTATTGACCCCCTTCATAGAACACAGCCATTTATTACCAAATATGAAAAAGCGCGTATTCTTGGTGAACGAGCAAAACAATTGAACGCAGGTGGTAAACCATTTGTTGCGGTAGATGAAAATGTTATTGATGGATATTTGATTGCTTTGAAAGAATTTGAAGACAAAAAATTGCCATTCATTGTAAAACGTCCTCTACCTAATGGTGGTTGCGAATACTGGAAATTACAAGATTTAGAAATTCTGGTGTAACTCGTATATTGCATAAAAAATACAATAAGTATTTTTTATACAATTAGATTATTTTTCTATATTAACTATACCTATAACAAGTATGCCTGCTTGTTCATTTTGTCATCAATTTGGACATAAAATACAAAATTGTAATAGTAATGTTATAAAAATATATGAACAATTCGTAAAACATAACGCAGCATTTGATTTTTATTTGGGTCTTCAATCAACTTATTTAAAATTATATTTGGCATCATTGAATATTAATGTTCTGCGTGCTATTTCCTACAAAAATAATTTTTCTTTAAAAAATATTCCACATACAAATCGTGCTGGTAAATATTCACAGTATAAGGAATTTATTCAACAGTTTATTTTATATTATTTGATGATTCCTTCTAATAAACATATGGAATTAATTAATTCCGTTCCATATAGAGAAATTATTAGTTATTCTCATAACATTCATGGCTTTTTGATAGGAAATAATATTCATACGAATTGGACTCCTCAAAATATATCTACTATTTTACTATCTACACGCATTTTCAAAATAGATATTCAAATTCAATCTATAACTGATGAAAATAAACAATACGATAATTGTGCGATTTGCTTTGAAACAATCGTTCCTGACAACTATTGTGAATTATCTTGTCATCATTATTTTTGTTCATCATGTATTTTACAACACATAAAGCAATTATACCTTTCTTATAAAGATTTTCCAAATTGTCCATTATGTAGAGGAGAAATAACCAACATTGCAATGTCAGAATCAAATTATAATAACTATGTACACACTATCTCTAATATAAAAAAAGAGAGGTTATCTGTTAATGTATTAGATTATAGTGACGAAAATGATTTTGATGATTTTCAACATTTTGAACTGCGTATTGAATACCTTCCAACTATCATAATGGCTCATCCGCGATTTATAGAAATGAAACATGCGTTTTTTGTAGCTTTTCGTATGTATACTATATTATTATGGATAGAATTGATTATTAGCTGTATTCAAGCATGTTTTAAGAACGCCAATTCTTACCACAATCAAGACACGTTACAAAGATAGTTGCCGGTTCATCCGCACTACGCGTCTGTAACTCATAATAAGTACACTTCTTAGACTTACATTTTCTACAAGTAAACATATCAGTAGATGCTTGAATGTTGGTATTGAACTTGCTTGCTTCACGCTTTATCTTTTTATCAATTAATTCACTCCATCTCTCTGGGTCCATTTCATAATGGGTCAATACTTCCAACATTTTTCCAGTGATTTCTTTCTTTTTGATTTGTTCTAAGAATGTCTTGTTTTTCAAATTAATATAAATGCTTCGGAAACGATTCAAATAAATTTCTACAAACTGAGGGTTGTCCCATTTCTTTATTAATTTGCGACGGTCAGACTCATTAATCGCGTAATTGAAAATGCTTGTTTCCACATTGGTGGTAATATTCTCATTTTCAAGAAGGGTATTGAGTTTTTGTTTCAAGTTCTTGCGAAAACCGGTGGGATTGCTAATCGTCTTCATTCTCCGTATATCAATAATATCAATAGTTAGTAACTATTTATATCATTCAATTTTTATCTTGTTGAAATTTATTTATAGATATTCTTCTTTTTCTAATTCTTTTGCGGATTCCAATAATTCATCAATCTCATTAGTTAGTTCTGCGAATACATTATCAGGAACAACCTTTTTTGATTTTTTTGTTTCTTTCTTTGCGACGATTTTCTTAACTACCTTTTTCAGTGGACGTGGTGCGAATTCTTCAGACTCATCCGAATCTTCATAATCATCGTCAGACATTTCATCATCATCTACGATGAATCCGTCTTTCGCGTAACCAGATTTTGTTTTGGGGATATCGTCGTATTCATCTGATTCATCTTCTTCTTCACTATCTCCTTCACCGAGACTTTCAAATCCACCATACAATTTATCATAAATACAAGTCCATTCAGCTGTCGTAAGAGAAGCCGGTTTATCATCTTTCATATGAACAATCAAACAACTTCCAAAAAACAATGTTTCATCAATGGGAGGAGGAAATTCATATTTATTTTCTTGGTTGGCCCGACCATCTGTTTTACCATATACATTGATTGTGTATGACTTTTTATTGATGTCATCTACTTTCCATGTGGTCGCCAATTTAAACCCTTGTCCATTTTTGAATCCTGCTTTCTTATATAATTCTTCTTCATTCCATGTTTTTAATACACTTTCTTTAATGGTGCCAGTTTTCTCTACTACCAACAATCGTACGGAAGACATTACTAAGACTATCCAATATACATTTATATTATTTTACAAATACTATTTTCCATGTCTTAAGTAAGCGTTTGAAATATTTCTTTTTTTTATTCATAATATTTAGTATTTGCAAAAATGATTGCCGGATTTTTATTCAAGATATTTGTTTTTCTATTGTTTATTTTTGTAACGCATATGATAATTCAGCACATACAAAGTCAGTTCCGAACACCAAAACCAAAATTGTCCCGTTCACTGAACAATGAAAAATATAATAAAATGATTGAACAAATCCAAGATTCAAATAAAATAGAGAGTGATGATAATTTATTCAATAAAGACCATATTGAAAAATTGAATAACGATTTACAACAATTTATGGATGAACAAATTAGTCAAAGTATTTCGTAAAACTATATAAATACTTGCTTGATTATTCAATATGTTAGTGCTCAACGCTGGTCAAACATCCCATTTGCTCAAACGACTACCGCAATTTGAACTTTCCTATGAAACAATTTCACATAAGAAAGTTTCATCTGTATATGATGTATGTATAGCGATACCTACTGGTAAAAAAGTATTATTATGGTTTACATTTTATCAAAAATATTATGCTTGCTATGCGATGGAATTAAACCGTGATAAAAAAATCATTAAAATTATACACACCGATATAAAATCCAATATTGATTTATCTCTTGGGACACTTGTATATGCGACTTGCGTAGTAGATGAAAATTCTGGAAAAGAAAAATACATAATAGATGATATTCTTTATTTGAAAGGCGTAAACATGAAAAAAATGTCTACGTTAAATAAATTGGGTGCTTGGAAACAACTGTTTTCTTATTTTGAAAACAATACGCCAATTTATTCGCCTTATTTATGGAGTGTAACTCTGGAAGGATTAGACGAATATCCAAATATTTTAAATGATACAATCACTGCACACATAAAATATCCCATTCATCATATACAATATCGCTCTTCTAATGATGTAGTTCCGTATATCAATATTCACTTATCTAAAAAGTTAAATTTAGTGAATTTACCTAATGTTACCAAACAACATACACCTATTATGCCGGAATTTGAAATAAAACCTTACAAAATGATTCTAAATAAACCACAATATAGGATGACAACTGTATTTGAAATTCGTGCGGATTTACAATATGATATTTATCATTTGTTTGCTTACGGGCGAAATAATAGTACAGTGTATTACAATTTATCTTATGTGCCGAATTATAAGACCAGTGTTATGTTGAACTCTATTTTCCGTAACATCCGCGAAAATAAAAATCTGGATTACATTGAAGAAAGTGATGATGAAGACGATTTTGAAAATATTCAAGAAGATAAATACGTTGACCTAAAAAAGAAAGTGCGTATGGAATGTGTATATGATCGCAAATTCCGCCGTTGGACACCTATAAAAATCGCACATAAATACGCAAAAGTTGTTCATATTAATAAATTGTAACATTGGAAAAGAAAAACCAGGTTAAACTCGTTGAAAGCAAGATACCATAATAAAACATTTTGTATTTATCATCATCTTCAAGTAAATGTTTCACAAACATCTCTGATAATCCTAACGCAGAAATGTATAAAAATAAATAACTAATTGTATCTACAAAAATTTTAATGTTTGATATCATTCCGTTTATAATATATTCATTGAAAATATATTATACATTTTTATTTACCATCACTTCTTTGATGACACTTCTAATTATTTTATCGCGGAATTGTTTTGATTCGTGTTCTCCAAACCCACCCAAAATCGCATCAGATAATTTCATAAATTCTTGGTTGTCTGGTGTATCCATTTCTGTATAATCAGGATGGATTTCTGTCCATTGGTTCATTATTTTACAATTTTTATTGGCGACTTTATTTACTAATTCATTCATTTTTTGTTTGGAATTGTCTTCTTTTGACCATTCATCATTATCGCGAATATACAATGTTTCTCGTTTCAAATCTGTACAATGAAGAGGACGCTTATATATATCTAATTCTTGAAGTTTATTCACCAAAATGCGCGATATACCTCCAACATATCCAAGACGCCCGGTTTCAACCAAATCTTCCAAATCAAGCGTCATATCCTCCAAGAAATCAGACATATTGATGGCGTCTTTACATTGTTCATTCAAAAAGAAATTCAAATTGAACTTTTGATTATTGATTGTATTGTTTGTTGTAGTAGGTTTTTGAGCTAATTCTACAATTTGTTTATTTTGCTCTACAATCAATTCTTTGAATTCTTGATTCTGTTTTATCAACTCCATCATGGTATTGACTGTTTCTGGATGAGTATTTTTTTCGTTATTATCGTGTACATCATCCATATAATTCATATGACCGAATGTACAACTCTTTTTGTGACGATAATACCCACTATCGTATTTATACACCTTACCACATATGCACACAAAATTGTTATTTTCTAATTTTGGGGTTTTTTGGGTTTTTTTACTATCATTTACTATCATTTTATGTTTTGCAGTGGATAAATGTCTATTGTAATCTTTTTTATTACACGATACAAAGGCACAATTTTTACATTCATAATACTTGGGGTTTTTCTTGGGGTTTTTTACTATCATTTTACTATCATATAATGATAGTAAAAAAACCCCTAAATCGTTTTTTCACAACAATTACAAAAAAAAATATGCAGCGAGAATTTTCAGTCAAAAAATACGATTCACTGCAAATGGCTGCAAACTCAAAAATTCAATCTTTACTTTCCCAACTTTTTCTTCGAAAAATGAAAATTGGACATTTTTAAAAATGTCCAAAAGTGCAAAAAATTTTAGAAAGTTCTGTTTAAAAAAATCCACCTTTTTTATTTTCTGATTTTTATATCAAAAATATTAATTATATCCGCTGAATATGAGCATATAATTTAATTAAATGGACTGAAAATATTCATAGGGCCTCTTCCTTTCTTTTCACGTTTCCACACCTGATAGAATTGCTCTCGGCAATGAGGAAAAAGACCTTCATGAGTAGTTAATGGTTCATGATAATCTACTTCAAAATTATTTTTAGTCAATATATCGTCTACGTATTTTTTATGTTCTGGATTGTAATAGTCATTTTCCATAATGATAAGTTTTACATTGTTTAATATTTCTGGCATATCATGTAAAATATAGTAAAATGCTCCTTCACAATCCACAATTAATGTGTCAAAGTTGATGCGATAATCTTTATTAATATCTTTCAGTGTAACTGTTTTGACACGATTAAAGCCTTCTACATCTACATCGCTTTCTACGGTATTCCAGCCTTTTTGAATAAGACGTCTTTTGGATAAAGCAGCACTGACAATGTGGAATTTGAATCCATTTGCTTTCATGTTTTCTTCCAACATTTTCGCCGATTCTGGGTCAGATTCCACTGTAACAAACTTATTGTTGTTCTTTTGTTTCAAAATATACGCAATTACCATGGAGTTTCGTCCAACATTACTACCCAATTCTAAAACACGCTCATTACCAGTCAAATAGCGAACCGCAATACGTTGCTCCGGCAATTCATCATCCATTTTACCATATTTTAATTGAACTGTTTTATGAATCATTTCCAATTTTTGGTCAGGATCCGCAAAAATGTATTGAATATGTTCGGGTAAATCATTATTTTCATAAATTTTTCCTTGTATTGTATCTATGAATACTGTTTTTGTATGGTCATACACAGTGACTTCTTGATTATTTATAACAGTAATCTCTTTCACTTTTCCATAAAGTGGGTCAGTAAACAGTAAAAAACGTGAATGTTCTGTGTCCGGAATACGAATAATGTTATCTTTCATCAACTTTTCATAACATACGACAGTGACATCTATACTGTCTTTACCAAGTCCATATAAAATTTTCATTTTGATATAAAAAACTATTCAAATAGTTTTTATGTTTTTTAGTTTATTTTTATATTAATGACTTTCAGCAGTATTTACAATGTTCGCAGTCACGACTCATTCTAAGGTCATATTCATATTCACATTTTTGGTGTAATTCATAAATAGTTTTGCATTTGACAATATGACCATTATGAATAGACATTAAGAAATAATGACTTGCCCATTGTCGGTAATTACCGTGCTCGTCTTTGAATAATTCTTCAATAATAGACGTAGAATATGCGCGGTCTTCCAATTCAGTTTCATGTGGAAAATACGTTTCTGTAAAACCAATGATTGTCTTGGGTTTTATGAAGTATTGAAGTAATTTTTTATTCGGAAAATATCCACTCAGTATCAAACCATCCGCATTACACAAATCGTTGCGTAGTTCCGGATTCATATTATAAAGAAAGTTTGTAGATATGTAATATTTCAATATTTGATGAGTATATTTATTTTTGAATAGAAAGACGTGTGGATTGATATGTGGAACGCGGTCTTCCCAATTTTCTTGTTTATCACCCTTTAACAATGTATATACATATTCATTATCTATTGGATAATCTTCTGTTAATTCGTATCCAAAATAATAGCATTTTTGTTTTAGATTTTCAACAAAATTTAGTTTATAGGTTGATTCGTCATAAGGTATTGTTTCATTTTCACCACGTGGTTGTATATCTACATATATGAATTCTTTTATATTTCTGAATTCTCCGTGAAGAGTTGGTTCAATGTGAAACCAAGGGCCCATATACAAGATTTTTTTCAGTCCAAGTTTCCCAAATTCTTTGGAATGTGCTGGATGGGTCATATCTGGCCATTTATAGGTACTGAAATCACAGTTCATTTTTTATAATATTATTACATATCATAAAAATACAGCGTATTATTCAATTTTCTTCGTATACTAACTCATAAATGGATTTATCGCCATCTATTTCTAACTCATGGTTGATTTTTTCTTCAAGTATTTCTAATTTTTTGTATAATTTTCGCAAATGCGGTATAATTATTTTTTGATATACAGGTGATTCGGAACGCGGATTATTATTTATATTTCGTATAAGTGTTTCTATATTCCACAATTCAAATCCTACTACATATAAATTTTCATCTTCTAAATCCGGTATATATTCCCATTGTTTTGTTGGAGGTTTAGACATCTACATATATTGTAGATGATACTTTATCTTGTTTACATAATATCTATAGTCAATATATAATCCATGTCTGGAACTGGTGGCGGATTTTTTGAATTCACCCCTGGAAATGTATTACCAAATACTACCACAAATGCTACTTCTGGTGGACAAGAATTAGCTGCATTAAAACAAATTGGCGGAAAGAAGCGCAAGAGAAAACAATCTAAGAAGAGAACCAAGACAAACAGAAAATTGAAAAAGAATAGTAATAAAAGAAGAAAGACAGTAAAGAAATAGATTGACTTTGATTACGAATCCATCATGAGTGCTGCGCTGTTACCTGAACAATTCCAACCTTTGTTAACACTGTATAAACAAGTGAAATCTTATCACCCTGACTCTGTTGAATCATTCAGGGCGATAAAAAACCATGCGAATATGTTGAAAACAAACTTAGAAAAAAATTTGAAAGGACCTATTCATATAAATGATTATGAATGCTGGTATCAAATCCAAGCAGACAAGGAATTAGATAGTCAGATTCCTTATTTGAAATACAAACACGAAAACGAATATGTATAAAGATTATTCCAAATTTTCAAAAGCAACCAAACATTTACGTTCTGATTTCGCTTCTTTCTCTTCATCCATTTTCGTAGTTTTGTCTTTCGGGTCAAATACCAGTTTCCAATCATCATTGTTATCTATTGTATCCATATTTGTATATTTTTTATTGTTGGTTTGGATAATCTTGTAATTGCATTTTTTATAGTATCGTCGTCGTTGTACCCATTGTTTTTGAAACGGGTCGTGTTGGTCTACCAAATCTACAATAATTGGTTTGTCGTGTTTCATTCGCAAGATTCGCCCAACGGATTGTGTAATATCCGTTTTGGGAGTAACCATAACCAATGTAGAAAGTGTTTTAATATCCAATGCTTCCGCCGCCATTGCGTATGTAGCCAATACAATCCGTTTTTTTTCTGTCTTCTCTAAGTCTGTTTGCTTCATGCCTCCAACATAGTATCCAATCATTTCTTCATCATCATTCCATGACTTAATGTATTGATAAATTGCCGTCAACAAGCTGCGATTATGACATAATACCATGATTTGTTTATCCGGATCTTCGCTCAACAAATCTTGGAGAATTTTAATGATAAATCGCGTGCGAGGGTCATGAGCACATAGTTTCGTTATCATTGTGCTGTATTTAGTGTTCCCACGATAATCCACTTCTACTTCATTAAACTCATCGTCATTGCTATGGAAATGAATCGCACGTACACATACTGGGTCTTCGTCTTTGCGCTCTTCACTATATATTTTGTTTCCAATAAACATATACAATACTTTTGTTAATCCATCTTTGCGGTCTACTGTGGCTGAAATACCGAGCATATTGGGTGTAGTTGCCTTCAAAAGAGTTTTGGAAAATTGCTCACTTCCAATACGATGAACTTCATCTACAATGGTTAGTCCAAAACTTTGAAATGCGTTGGCTCCGTAATCCTTGTCGTAAAGGGATTGTAACATACCAATAACAATATCTTTGCCTTCAATATCAAATGTGGGACCTTGTATTTTTCCAACTTTCGCTCCTGGTAGAAACTCTTGAATGCGTTCTATCCACTGATTCATTAAGAATTCTTTGTGAACAATAATTAATGTTTTTTTCTGTATATTGGAGATGATTTTTAGTGCCATTACCGTATTATGTGTGACTGTAAAATCACCTAACACAAACCGTCTATTTCCGTCTATTTCAAATCCATAATAATTGTCAATACCTACTTGTTCCAAACGGATACGTGTATTTAATGCTTCTTTTATTTGTTTCCTGGGATTCACTTTTTTACGAAGACATTTCACTGGTATTTCTTCTAACCCTTTTCCGTGGATACATGTTCTGTAGTATGTTCCTTCTTTTTTTTTTCCTTTGTACATACATGATTTTTTACATTCTTTTTTATATGCTGCAAATCCCAATGAACGTGCTAAGAAAATAATGTCGTCCAAAAGAGTTTCGTTTTTCTGGATAATATCATATGAATTATGACTGGCTGACCCATCAGAATCAATGATTCCGGCCAATAATGCTAACTGAGTTTCACGGTCATTACATTTATAATCATGTGGTATGTGTTTGTTATTGATGAGATTGTATTTACGTAGACCATTCATTAATGAATTACAGCCGTTACCTTTATCCATAGAATTAATTCTGTAATCATATTGAGCACCTGTATATTGTAAATATAGTTCAGGATGGTTTTGTGGGAAACAATGACTCTGTAAATGGGTTAGTACACCAGATTCTTGTGTTGAAATCATTGTTCCTTTTGAACTCCCATCGCCTAACCAATATCCAAGTAAATACGGGTCTATATCTACATCTTTCTTAGGAAATTGAATCGGTACACGGTATCCGACCAATGGACCTCCTCTACCATGATAAGATTTGGGCAAATTTAAATAATCTAATACAGACATATCTACCACTGTACCTTTGGGGGTATTCTTGTTCATCGCTGTACTGTATCTCAATGATAATATGTGACTTTCGTTCACTGTATAACTATCACCTTTATTCGGTATCACCTTGTACATCATCTCTTTTCCTCGCGCAAGCGTTAATACATTCCTTGGTGTAGAATCGTCTCCCATGATTTTATCTCCAACTTGTACATCTTGAACCATCTTAATAGACCCATCAAACATCATTATTGGTGTATCTTTGCTCATACACTTGCCACGTCCACACGGAACCTCCAATATACCTCCGTTACCATTTTGCGTGTGGTTTTTCGCAATGGGTTCACCAATGTGGTTCATATAGACTCCAATAATATGTTCTTGGTAATCGCGTAAAGGTTTATCAAAAGACACATTGATATCGTCTCCTTCTTGCATTTCACTTTTATCAGGCAAGCCATAACGTTCTATTCCATAAAATCGTGGTAAATACATTTTTTTATCATTTTCTTTATACACGGGAAATGCATTCGCCTGGGCAGCACCAGGAGCACCATAGCTCATTTTCATTTCCACAGGTTTCACCAAAAGTTCATCTTTCACACATTTGATATCTTCTTCGGTCATGACTGACTTAGGAATGGTGTATCCTTTTTTGCCCAAATAACCAGCATTACGAACGTTTTCTTTGTATTCTGGTTTCAAAATGAAAGTATCCTTCAAAGTAGGTTGCTTCAAATTTTTCTTTCTGTTCATGATTTACTGCTATAATATAACTACATACCATTATTTGTATTTAGGGCAATTCAATTTTCAAATATTTCCGTTGATTATAAGTAAAAATAAAATACTAATCTATAATATATACTATGATGAAACTTCAGAAAATGATCGGCTCCTTAACACAAGTGGAAATGATTGCCCTTGCTGTGTTTGTATTATACATTGTCTTACCTATTGAGAACCCTCAGTTTATTTCTAACATGGTGGATACTCCTTTGGGTATGGTCGGTGTTTTAGCAGTAACTTTATACTTGTTCTTCAATGCTAACCCTCTGGTGGCTATCTTATATGTGTTTGTTGCGTATGAATTGCTTCGTCGCAGTTCCAAGCAAACCGGCAAGGCTGCTATCCAAGAACACACTCCTTCCCAGCAAAAGAAGGATAAGAAGATGGAGAAAATGAACCCTGAGAAGAAAGAAACATTAGAGGAGGAGATGGTAGAGAAGATGGCTCCTATTGGACACAGTGACCCTGTTGTGTTCTCCGAGTCTTCTTTCAAGCCCGTTGCTGAGGATGTTGGAACCGCTTCTATGTATTAAGTGCCCTATTTCGCTTGTAAATTTACATAAATAAGTAGATGAATATTCGTCTATTTATTTATCATGATTTTTATGCGGCTTCGCCTCGTTTTAATTTATCAACCTTTTCAATGGTTTTGAAAATAACCAAACCAGCTACAGCAAATATCGTTCCTCCACCACCAATTAATGCTACAATATCATCCGGAATAATGCCTAATGCGCCCAAGATACCAACAGTTGCCACAGCCACCAGGAGAATAGCTGCTATTGCTGGAAGTAATCCTACTAAGAATCCAAAACTATCTCCAATGAATGCTGAAACACTTCCCAAAGTTGCTGAAACACTAACAGGGATTTCCGTTTTCTTGTTTGTTATTTCATCCTTAATAGTTGTCGTAGGAACTTCTAATTGAATCACACGTCCATTGCTATCTACTGCTCGCAAGAATTCAGGATTGGATTTCTTCATAGTAATTAATGAAGCAGACAAAATGGATATAAGAGATAATATTAATGAAAATGATGTAAATTTAGGGTCTTTTGTCATACCAACGGTATAAAGTGTCATAATTCCTACCACAGCAAATATGATAAGAGCAATATCCGCAGTAGCAATTTCTTTGAGGCGCTTAATGTTAGTTTGTTCATCACTGCCAGGATTCATGTATAAAATAGAGTCAATCACAATCTTTTTGTAGAAAACAGGTATCAAGAAATAACCGACCAATGATAAAACAGCAAATAGAGCAAAGTTAGTGGACATCACCATCAATTCGGTTTGTTGTTTTTCATTTAGTAAACGAGTGTTAATAGGAACATTGTAAGTGTTTAGTTCTTCTTCGCTTGCTCCAGTTGGACTGCAGTCAATATATATTTGGTCGTCATCACGTTTCCCAATGTAATTTCCAGGAATGACTGTATAATTGTTGTCGTATTTTTTGGTAAATAAATTACTAATATCGCTTGGAACATCTTTTAAATTGGACGAAGTATAAATAGGTGTGGTAAACAAAAACACTTGCTTACCTCCGTCATTGTAATGAATACATTTGTCTTGTTTACCAATTATGTCGTTCAATTCAATTTCTACAGTAGCAGAATCTCTTGCTAAAAGAGACTCTAAGACATTTTTATTGGGAGAAAAGGATTTCTCAAGAAAGAAACAAGTATAACAATTAGGGGAGTGCTCCAAAACAAGTTCTCCCACAATCTTTGAATTATTTTCGGTTACTGCTGTAATATTGTCATGATACACTTTACCAATGTGGATTTTTGTGAAATTGAATTGGGAAGTTTTACCATCAGATGTATAATAAAAATTGTCATCAATGTTAGACGTCACGGGTGCTTGAAATACTCCATTGTCGTTTTTGATTTCATTTGTATAAATGGTTGTTGATGGGTAATCATAGATAATTTCCTTATTAAATTTAATATTTTCTGTTAAATCGAATGTGTCGCTCATATTACTTTATATATATAAAGTAATAGAGTTTTTTACCAAATTATAATTCGTCTAAAGGTAAGGAATATAGTTTAATGTGCTGTTTTCATAAATAGTAGCAACGAATGTGTCATTATATCCTTCTACATACACAACATCGCCATTATTCATAATATCGCATCCATATTCTCCAGAGCAGCTCTTACCGTTTACGCTGATGGGTAATTTTGTATTAACAAACCCTGTATTGGACATAGTGTAATATTGCCATCTATCACGGCCAGTCATAATGCGACGTCCCATCAAGGGTAAAATCAAGTTTTCGTTGTTTCTGCTCTGTTTGGTCAATATACCCATTTGTTGATAATCGTGTCCTGTAGCACGTGTTTTGATATTAATAGGAAGACCGCGAACATCACCACCCATAGTAGGTTGTAAATATTGATTTCGCTTCAATGGAGGAGCATATGGGTCATTCATGGTATCTCCAGCATCATCCATAATAGGAATTTGAATATCTTGAATGATTTTGGTAGGTTGTGCGACCAACGTATCAGACTTTTGTGTGGTAGGGTTGTATACTTGGTACATCAAATATCCAATAATAGCAATAATAATAATGATAAATAATAGAGTTACATTCTCAATGCATATAACTCCTGGGCTGGTACACTTCTTAGGCATATTATACTATATCATACTATAATATTCCGTTATGTATCTATTCTAAATGCTTGTTTATACACTGAAACCAATGGGACTTAATAAGGCGTTCACAGCGCGACGAGCACCGTTGAACATATCCAAGAGACCACCAGTCATCAATGGAATAATCGGGTCATTAATGTCACCGAAAGTATCAGCTGCTCTACCAATAAGAGCACTTGTACTTAGACGTTTACAGTTATAGCATCTATCACGAACGCTTTTTGGGAAATGAATCAAATGATATCCAGACATATCAACCACCAAACGGTCTACTGATTCAAGTGCGTCCCATATATTTTTTTCCATTTCTCTTGCTGGAATGCCGAATAGAGAAAAGATTAAAATGAACACTTGTGGAACTAAATACAGGATTTTGCCGAAAATGTCTAACGCATACCAAAAGAAACAAGAAGTGAAATTCTGAATCATTTGCATAGCACAAAACAAGTTAGTAAATACAAAAACACCCAAATATTGTATAAATATAGCCAAATGAACACCTAAATAAAAAGCACCTTGTGGGAATTCTTGAAATTCACGAGCCAATCCTAAAAATATATCTTTAATACCCATTACGATTTCAGTAACAATATTTATTAATTTGGGTATCATTTCTAAAAAGGAAACTATGGCTGATAGTGGGTCTGCCATGATGTAATATAATTCTGTTATATTATAACAGGATAATATCAATTACGATTTACACAAATTTATTTTTTGTTCTTTCTATTGCTGTCTCTATACTCAGAATATTTGTTAATAAATGTTTCTGCTTTCGCAAGAAGAGGGTCCATTTTTTCCATATTTTCTAAAATCTCCATTTGTACTTTCTGGAACTCAGGTAATTCCTTTTGTAAGTTAGCAAATTGTTCCTCAATGTCCTTCTTGGTCATTTCTTTTTTGGAATCTTCTTCTTCCAACTCCTCTTCGGTTTTTTTGTTTTTCTTAACAATCTTAATCTCTTCTTCTTTTTTGTCGAAGCCTTCTCTGTATTTCAGTTGAGAACCATACACAATTAAATTGGTAAATACAATAGCAGAAAACAAGATGACAATCATATTCTTACTGAAGAAGGAAGTCAAAAATCCAATCAAAAACAACAATAAAACGCCATTTACGTTTTGTTTTGTTCCGAAATGGACAATCTCAAATAAAGCAATAAACAAGAACAAATATAATACCAATTGACTCTTTAATAAGGGTTGAAATTGGAGAACGTTTTTCAAAGAGAATTTCATTTCTATAATAAAAGAATACATTTTATTATACAATTATAGTGTGCCTAAAATGGCTTGATTATTTATCGAACTCATCCATGTCTTCTTCTATAGAATCGTGAGTAGCGGACTCGTTGTCATATTTTTCATTATTTTCGTCGTTATTCAGACTGCTTTCTTCACTCACATCAGAGTAATGTGGAAGTTCTTCGCGACCATAAATTTCTAGAATTTCTTTGACAACTTCTTCACGCTGGATATCATCATTTTGGAATTCCACGCTTGTAATGCTAGATGACCGTTTTCCGCGGAATTTGTGTAAAAAATCTTCTAATCCGTTTATTTCGCCACTACGGTCATGTTGGTCTAAATCTCCAGTTACTACTAATTTACTATTTTCACCCAAACGGGTTAACAGCATTTTCATTTGGGATACAGTTGAATTCTGCATTTCATCTGCTACAATCCAGCAATTTTTGAATGTGCGACCACGCATATAACCCAGTGGTGCGATTTCAATCACTTTTTCTTCTACTAATACACTTACCTCTTTGGGACTAATAAAATTATACAATACATCATAAATTGGACGAATCCAAGGTGCCATTTTATCTTCCAAATTTCCTGGTAAAAATCCGAGTTCTTCATCTACAGACACACAAGGACGGGTAAAAATAAGTTTATCATAACCACCAGAAAGAAACATGCGCACTCCTTGTTCGGTAGCCAGTAATGTTTTTCCGGTGCCTGCTGGTCCGGTAGCAACTACAACTTTTTTATTTTTCTTTTTCAAGTAGCTGGTATAAATTTTCTGACCTTCGTTTCTAGGAGTGGTGAACTTGGCTTCAAACTCTTTTTTTTCTTTTTCGGATAAATACTGCATATTTTCGTATATTTGACGCTGCTTATTAATAATCATATCTTTTTCATTATTTTCAATCATATATTCACGCAGGATTTCTTTTTCATTTTGCTTGCGTCCACGACGACCGACAGTGCGACGTACAGGTTCTTCACCTATATCGTAATCCATCTGGTTCTTTGTTTGTCCCTTCATATCCCCTTATAATATTGACCTAAATAATATCTTGATGATTTTTTGAACGAGCACACTGTGAATTAATTAATAAATTACAAATAGCATGTAGAATGGAGTTACTGTATCAAAGTTAATACAACTACCATAGCGTAAATATATTTTCTAAAGGAAATAAAAATCTAACCACTATAATATTTAGGAACAACATGTCCGATAATACTAATAATGCAGCCACCCAACAAGAACCTCTTCTTACACCAGACGATAGTCGCTATGTAATGTTTCCCATTCAACACAATGATATATGGGAGATGTATAAAAAATCCATTGATTCTTTCTGGCATACTGGCGAAGTTTCGCTTGCTCAAGACATGAATGACTGGATTAAACTCAATGAGGATGAGCGTAATTTCATAAAAATGATATTGGCTTTTTTCTCAAGTAGTGATGCTGTAGTAACGGACAACTTAGGAACCCGTTTCATGAACGAGATTCAAGTATCAGAAGCTCGTGCTTTCTACGCTTTCCAGATTGCTATTGAAACCATTCATTCTGAAATGTATAGTATATTGATAGATACCTATATCAAAGACCCCGATGAAAAAGATAAATTATTTTCAGCCACTCAGAATTATCCTTGTATTGCTAAGAAATTCAACTGGGCTCAGAAGTGGTTGAATGATAAGCGCAGTAGTTTCGCTACTCGTTTGGTTGGTTTTGCCCTTGTAGAGGGACTTTTCTTTTCTTCTTCTTTCGCCGCTATTTATTGGATTAAGAAGCGTGGATTGATGCCTGGCCTAACTTTTTCCAACGAGTTAATTTCTCGTGATGAAGCTCTTCACACCGAATTTGCGATTTTACTGTATTCCAAGTTGAACAAGAAACTTCCTAAGAAAAAAATTCATGAGATTGTAAAAGAGGCTGTAGAAATTGAGAAAGAATTCATCTTAGAGTCAATTCCTTGCCGCATGATTGGTATGAATTCTAAGTTAATGTCTCAATATATTGAGTTTGTCGCTGACCGCTTATGTGTTCAATTAGGTTATGATAAGATTTATAACTCAGCGAATCCATTTGATTTTATGGAACTTATTAGCATTGAGTCTAAGGTTAACTTCTTTGAGCGCACCAATGCTGAGTATGCCTTAGCCGACAAGAGTGGAAAAGATAAAGAAGAAGAAGTATTTGATTTCAGTGCTGATTTTTAAATTAGAATAAATAAGAATAGATAAATTATATATTGTAGAATGACAATATATGATTGAAAAAGCGTTATGGGAGTCCTTCTATGAACTTCATTATGCGGTCACCAATTAATTGCGTAGATTTCATATCTGTAAATATAGAGAAGTGGGTTCCTTCATACATTTCAAATTGTTTGTTAACCATTCTTTCTTTCAATGCTACATCCCAATCTTGAAATACCTTTTTACAAGGTAATTGTTCATCATAATCAGTAAAAATACATAATACTGGTTGTTTAATTTTATGCATAGACATACATAAATAAGGCATTTGAAAATTATGATTGAAATGACTATTCACCAATACACATGCTTTTACATTTTCAGGATTATTCATTGCGTGTAATAGGGAAACAAATCCGCCGAATGAATGTCCAATCAAAATGGTATCCTTAGGGAATTCTTTCCAATCAATATAATCTTGATATTCTATGGTTGAACCAGGAAGACGTTTTTGTAATTGCTTTAAAAATTGTGAATACGTAGATTTATCTATAAATGAACCACGACAAAAATAAATGTGGTATGCGTTCACTTGACAGACAAAGAATAAAAATAAATAAATGTAATAAATCATCAAACTCATACTATGATAGATATATTTCTATTTAAATATATTTATCTATTCTTATCTAATTCTCAGCTTCTTCTTTATTTTCATCTTGTGCAGACGGTGGAATCATACATGGTTCCACTTCGGTGACTATTTCAGGGGTTTCTTTATACAATTCCAATGTGCGCGCACTGGAATCAGTCGCATTTACATAATTAGGCATCCAAAAATAGGGTATCACCTTGCCAGAATCCTTATAATGTAGCTCAAATATATATCTATAATAAAATTGTTCAAATGTCTCGGGTAATAAATGTGTAATTTTTGATGTTTGTGGTAATTTTTTTACCATTTCTTGGATACTTTCTTTGTCATCTATATTTTCATTTTCAAACAAAGAAGTAAATTGTTCGTGATTATCCAAACTGCGAATATGTTTGTAAATGATTTCTCGTGTAGTAGTTTTACCACTGGAAACTCCATCACTGAATGCTTCTTTGCGACGCCATAAAATACTGGATGGTAATAGTGATTTGTTGTCTCTGTTTTTGAAATATTCTTCATCAAATGCTTTGCGAATGAGAAATTTCTCAGGGTCATCTTGAGAATATCGTAATTTCAATGGAAGAGATAAATAATAGTTCACCCATGTACGGTCTAAGAATGGTGTTCGCGGTTCAAGACCGTGTGATGATATAGAACGGTCAGAGCGTAACACGTCAAAATAATGGATATTAAATAATAGTCTTTTACATTCTTTATCAAATTCTATACAATTACCTGCTTTTTTCATGTACAAATATCCACCCATCAACTCATCCGAACCGTCGCCATTGAAAATTACTTTTGCTTCACTATGTTCAGAAATGTATTTTGCGACCAACCAATTACCGACGCTAGCACGTACAGTGGTTGTGTCGTAACTCTCAATATCATAAATAACTTTGGGTATAGCGTTCACAAATTCTGTCTCGCTTACTGTAATAGAAGTATGTTTAGTGCCTAAGTAGTCTGCAACTTGTTGAGCATATTTCAAGTCTTCTGAACCTTCCATACCAATACTATAGGTTTCTAACTGAGGTAGATTGTTCATTTTATGATATTCATTTACCAATGCGGCTACCAAACTACTATCTAGACCACCAGATAGTAAACAAGCAATTGGACGGTCGGTAGTAACACAACGTTTAAATACAACTTCTTTGAATAAAGTTTGTATATTTTTTATGATATTATCAAAATCATATTTTTCACTGAATATATTACTATTAAATGTATAATTGTGGTATCGTATATGTTTGATAGGTTTCCAATAATTATATTTGGAACCAGCTATAGGTAATTTATATACACTATATGTACCTGGTTTGAATTGTTGTGTCTGGTATTGCTTGAAGATTTTTTTGAGTTTTGCTTTTGGATTTTCAAGTAATGTATTATCTCTCAGTTCAGAATAGTGTTCATTCAATACATTTTCAAGTGGTTTCAAACTTTTTAATTCACTGGCGAACGCAAATACATTATTCGATGACCATCCAGTAGATTCACTCATGAAATATAATGGTCTTACACCATATGGGTCACGAGCGACATACATACGGATATCTTCATTACCTAATCTCTTGTCTATAAGAGTAAATGCGAAAACACCATCTAACATTTCAAGAGTAGAATTCATACCAAAATGTTTGTATAAGTGAATGATGACTTCACAGTCAGAGTTTGTTTTTGGAATAACATCATGGGGTAGTAATTTATAAAGTTTTTTATAGTTATATATTTCACCATTACATATCAAAACAATATCATCTATATCAATTGGTTGATGAGAAATACGGTCTAATCCGTTAATGGCAAGGCGATGAAATCCAAATGCTGCCAAAACGGCTACCTGAGTAAATACAGAATATTCGGGACCTCTATGTTTCCCATTATTGAACGCATTATTTAATGAGGCATTAGAAAGCAAGTTGTAGTCATTGTTTAAAATCGTAAAAATACCACACATTATTTTAAATATATAGTTTTTCAACTATGAATAATACTCGCCTATTATTTATATTCATTTCAAATATTGTTAACAATAATATGTGGGTCCATTATATAACGATGAATTATTTATTCTTAGACAGTTCTCCTAATAAAGATCAACAATTAGCTTTTTCAAGACAGGCCCATCCAAAGATTTTGGATAAAATGGAAGAACGTGAAGTAGAAGAGCCATCTACTAGTATTCGTGGTTCTCTGTTTGACTTGCCCATTTTAGAAAAAGAAGAAGTGGATATGAAACAAACTGATAATGAATTATTAATTTTAGTGAATAGTATGAAGAAACACTTGGTTGGTTCCGAAAAGAAAGAATCCGAAGAAGACACAGAAACTGAAGAAGATAGCTTAATTGAGTTCTCCGATTTAAATATGGCTACTAAATTTTACATGGGTTCGCTGTCAGTAGTTGGACTGTATATTCTTTATAGAATGCTTCTTAAAACTAAGTAATATGAGAACATGATTATGAACTCATATTACAAACTTAATCTTTATTTCTCTTGTAAATTTCCAAAGCAACTAAGCCACCGAGAACTTGAGCAACACTGTATGGCAATAATTCGCTAATAGGTAATTTACCGGCAGATGCCATCACTACGGATACCGCAGGGTTCAAGTGTCCACCAGAAATGTCTGAAGTCATCAAAATAGCTAATGCTAAAGCAGCTCCAATAGCAAGAGGATTTCCAGTAGATAAAATTACGTATACGAAGAATGTAGTCGCAATAAATTCAACTAAATAATTATACATGGTCTATATTATACTCAGCGAAAACATTTTCATTACTTAGAATAATTGGGTGTATCCAGTCTTCTTTGGTGGAACAGTAGAACCTCCAGCGCGAGTTCTGCGAATGGCACTGTTTACTGTGTTTTTCTCAGTGAAAGAAGTAAAAGCAAGGGCGTTATTATTTGCATTGATACTTCCCTTACCAATAGCATTGTTTTTTCTTCTTTCGGTGACGCTGGAAGAATCGCGATTACCATACCATTTTTTCACACTGGTATCAGGTGTAGTTTCGGTATATACTTCACGCGCAGCACTGAAACGCGCAGTGTTATCAGATGTACTATCTTTTAAAGGCATTGCACGAGTAAAATTAAGAGAACCGTTATTCAAATTATTTTTTGTAAATATCATCATCCTATATCATATTTACATATATTTACTCTTTGCTATAAAAGCGAATTTAAGAGCGAACGTTCAGCAAAAAAGTAACAGAAGCGTTGTGTTCGTCACCGCCATTTGCTAAATCATTGTAGTTACGGTTCACACTAACTTGTCTCTTGAATTTGGTGTAATCTGAAGAGTCAGCAACGAACTTAGGGTTGGTGCTTGCGGAAGGGATACCAGTGCTATCAGGGTTAGGTCCCTCGCTGTTGTAGTTCTGACGAACTAAGAAATCACCGGAGTTGTTCACGGCTCTAAAAGGGGTCACTCTGCGCCTGTAACCATTTACGGTTCCAGAAGCGAAAGCGGTGTTCCAAGATCTGCGCACAATATCGCGCGTAGAAGTTTGTTGTCCATCCTTGTAATTAGTAATAGTTTGTTTTGCAGAAATTCCTTGAAATCCTCCTCCAAGACTGGTCATTTTAATTCTTATTATACTATTATATTATATTTTTGTTGCGCGTTATTACTAAATGATAGTGTCTTCATAGATAAATTTGTTTCATGAAAGATATGTAAAGAAAAGTGTCTAATTGTTATATATAATGGACGCATCAGGTGAAGAAATAGTGCCTGAGATTGGAATGAAATCAGATACGAATTCATTTGTTGATCAAATCACTTTAGAATTGTTGATGAACAAATCGCAATATCATAAATTTGTCTCTAAAAATAACCCAGATGAATTTAATAAAATACAAAGTCAATATAATGAAATAGACCAATACAAGGATTCCATTTTGGAGTTGACTGAAGAATTACTTACAAATCGGTATAAGAGTGTTAGCACAGAAGTCAATGATTTGTTTGATGGATATGTAAAAGCAGTTATTAATCATTTCAAAATGAAAGAAATAGAAGCGAAAAATGAGTATAATAGACGTGATGAAGATGAAATAGACACTATATTTGAAAATATGCGTGAAGAATATCAACCAACAAAGGCTGATAAGTCACTATGGGGGAAGTCTGTTATGAAACGTAACAAGCACTAAAAATATTTAGTAAGTATATACTAAATGTTTATTACTACAAAAAAGAAACAACCAAAGTCACACAAAAAAACAGTTAAAAAATTACATTGTAATCCGTCTAATAAATCTGATTTAATCATTCCACAATCATGTATGAAGAAAAATACAATTCATATTATCAAAGAAGCTTTCAATGAACAATATCCTGAAAAAACTATCAAAACAAACAACCCAAAAATGATTTGGAATGAATTACATAAAAAAGTGGATAATTGTGGTCGTGAAGATTGTTGGTTGGATTTAATAGAAGATGAATACTTGCGTGAAGACTTGAAAAAGACTATGTTCGCTCCATTTCAACCAGAAGAATGGAAACGTAATCCAACTACTTGGTTAACAAATCATGATATCTTGAAGGTATTAGAACAATATGAGACTGCTTATCCTGGTTTCAAGTTTATTGGACCTACACCTATTGATTTTGACAGCACGCCACTATATTATTATGGAAAATGCGTATGTCAAGAGTTATGTACCATGGACACAGACAAATATTTATCTGAAGACATTCATAATGTGGGTATCATATTTAATTTAGATAAACATAATTCATCAGGTTCTCATTGGGTGTCTATGTTTATTGATTTACAAAATAAGGATGTCTATTATTTTGATAGTAATGGAGTCAAACCTCCCAAAGAAATCAAAGATCTGATTCATAAATTACAAAAAGAGAAACACTTTAACCCTCATATTAATGAATTTGAACATCAGATGCAAAATACGGAGTGTGGTATGTACAGTATGTATTTTATCATTTCCATGTTGACTGAAAAATTAGGTAAAAAATCAAAGAATCGCAAAGATATTTTTAACCACTTGCAGCGCGTTCGTGTCTCAGACAATAAAATGAAAAGACTTCGTGATAAATATTTCAACAAATAAAATCTACCTATTGTATAAATGGCATCTGAAAATCAAATTAAACAAGATACAGACAACAGATCAGCAAAAAATACGAATGTACCCAAAGGGACCATTATTGAGTCTAAGATATATCCATCTGAGTTTAGTGGAAACAAAAGTAATATTGCGAAAACAGTGACCTCTGTAAAAAAAGCGATTCCTTCTTCCAATCCACGACAACAAGTGGATTATTATTTGAACCAATTATCCAACTACATTACTTGGGCAACCTCATCCGACCCAGACCCTCTCAAAAACGAGAACTCTTTTTTTCCTTCCATTACAAGAACGATTACTTTTCAGGCAGCAAAACCCGAAGAAAAGGATGTAAAAGGTGGTAAGAGACATAATAAAAAGGTACATAAATCAAAAAAGAATAATAAATCCAAGAAAGGTTCTCGTAGCAATAAAAACAAAACGCGTAAACAAAAATAAAAAGTTGATATGACTATAAGTTATAATAAATTTATAGTGATGAGCGCATTAATACATCCGGAGAACCAAAAGATTATTTGGAATATTATTAATAGTAATATTTATGTAAACGATTTCTTTCAAACTCATACGAATGTATCAAAAGATAAGTGGTTTCGCTCCATTATTGAGAAGTTTTACATGCAAAACGAAGGTCGTAACCTATCTATAGAAGAATTGAATAATTTAAATAAAGATGTTCTCACTTTTATGGTAAAATCCATTCATTCTATTCCTCCACAACAATCACAACAGCCTCCACAACCGCAACAACCATCCCCCTCAGCATATGACAATTTAAACCAAAACGTGTATTCTCCTCAGATACAAACCCCGCCTTATATACCAAACAACATAGCTGAACAAAATAATCGTCAATTTGAGGAAAAGAAACAAGAATATGAACAAATGTACGCTAAGCCTGTTCCTCCCGAGGTTGATTTCAGAGAAAAAGAGAAAGATACAATTATTGAGAACATGGATGAATTAATCAATAAACACTTAAGCGAAAGAGAAGAACAATTAAAAGAACTACGACCAACATTAGTAAGTGAAGTAAATGAAATAAACCCAGCGGTATCTATGCCAGCAAAAAATGAGCCTAAGACAGATGTGTCTAATAATATTACATTTCAAGTTAACGAACCATCTGATGAAACATCTCTGAAAAACCAAATAATAGAATTGAAAGAAACGATGAAAAAACTACAAGAAAGTTATGATGAATTGAAAGACAATTTCACGGATAAAATACAAAGTCAAGCAATCATCATTGAGAATCTTGAAAAAAATATAGAAATAATGCGTATTAATGCGAATAAAATAAAAACGTTAGACCAACAATCAGAGAAATCAGACGACTAATTCTAATAGAAAAACAAAAATATATAAAGTGGTTTCACGTTATATATTATACTCATGGATTTGTTCAAACATTCTTTATTTATCAATTTGGACAGCAGAGTTGACCGATTTGAACATGCGTTACAAGAATTTGAAAAGATGAATATTCAAGTGGAAAGAGTTTCAGCAATTAAAAATAAAAACGGTGCAATCGGTTGTACAATGAGTCATATCAAATGTTTACAAATCGCAAAAAATCGGGATTATGATTACGTGTTTATATGCGAAGACGACATTACGTTTTTAAACCCAAATAAACTCAAAGAGAGTGCCGAGAAATTCAAAGAACATATTAAATCTAAATGGGATGTTTTAATCATTGGTGGAAATAACGTTCCTCCATATGAACAATTATCGGATTACTGTGCTCGTGTATTTAGTTGCCAAACCACCACAGGTTACATCGTTCAAAAACACTTTTACGATACTCTTATCAAAAACTTTAAAGAAAGTGCTGAGAAACTTATGCGAGACCCGGCAAACAAACGCGAATATGCTTTGGATATGTATTGGAAAAAACTTCAAAAAGAACACATATGGCTTATGTTAACACCACCCACAGTGACACAATATGAAAGCTACAGCGATATTGAAGAAAGAAATGTAAATTATGACCATTTAATGTTGGATATGAACAAAGAATGGTATATGAAACAAATGCGATTACAAATGATGCATAATCGCTAAGTTGACTACTTATTTGTGAGTCGTAAAAAGTTGGCCATGACCTGTTTATTTTTCTCTTCGTAACGATTTGTTCTCAAATTAGATTCATATTGCTTGTGCATCATACGTTCCCGATAGGTTCTGTCTTGTTGTTGTAATAATTGCTCTGCTTGTTGTTTCTCAAGTGGTGTTAATGATTGGCTACTTCTATCACGCATGAAATGGTCTACAGACGAATACTTCTTTACATTCGCATAATCGCGTTCACTTACATTCAATACGGTTTGATCTTTATGGACCTTTCGTAGGTCATCAAATTTCAATTTACTGAATGGGTCTGATACTACATACGACTCGTCATCATCGTCATCGTGAAAATTATTATTTGTATTATTGTTAGAATATAACACTTGTACATCACTATGCTTGACTAACGCTTGCTGATTAGAACGAACTTTATCAATGACTTGTCCCATATTTCCAGCGGTAACTCGTTCATTTATTTCATATACTTCTTTTTCGCTTGTAAACCACTTATTTTTCTCACTATCTGGTTTTTTCACCATGTTCTTTTCAAATAATTTATTGAATTGATTATTAAATTGCGCTTCTCCCATATCATCTACCAATTTCTGCATACTATTTGTGGTATGTTTGTTATCATTTTTAAAACCATCCGTAGAATACACAGTATTTGTATTACTTAAGTCAAGGTCTTGCTTATGTTGATTATTATAAAACTGAACAACAATATCAAATGCTTTCTTGAAAAATAGAAAATATTCCGAGGGAAGTCTTGATTTGTCTGGATGGGTAGCAAGAACTTGTTTTTTTGCTTTTTTCAAGTCTTCAATAGATATATCATAATCTAAATGAAATAAATCCAGTACTTCTTTCAACGAATACATATTCACATCTAAATTATGAGCTTTATTTGGGTCCATGGTTCATATAAATAGATTTCAAAAAAATCTATTTACATTGTTTTTATCAAAAGAAAATAAACATAACTCTTTATATATATTCAGTATGCCTCTGCCTATTATTCGTTCTATTGCGTCTCGCCAAGCCTTGTTAGATTTGTTACAAAGCAATCCTGGTCTTATTTTTGTTAAATTTGGTGCTGAATGGTGTGCTCCATGTAAAAAGATTGAGAAAGATTTAGAAGAACATTTTGCAAATATGCCGGACAACGTTCAATGTGTGGTTTTGGATATTGACGAAAGCTTTGATGTATATGCATTTATGAAAAGTAAAAAAATGGTGAAGAGTATTCCAAGCGTCATTTGTTATCAAAAAGGAAGTGAAACATATGTACCTGACGATGTATATTGTGGTTCTGATGAAGATGAATTAGCTGAATTTTTGGAACGTTGTAAAGAAGAATTATTGTAAACAATCATAAACAGTTGATAACACTATTTGACCATTGACCGCACGTTTATGTGTAATATCTATAATACATTTACAGAAGTCGCGCACTTCCATATTATTTATTTTTGTTTGATAAATATAATTTGATGGTAAATTATGTAGTATTTTTTTCAATATACGATATCCATTATTATCTTGTATATTGTGAATCATTTTATAATTGTAAATCATATTGAAGAGTGAATAATCGTATCCAAACCATTCGTATAAACATTCCTTGTAATTGCTTGTTTTATGTAGGAGTTTATCAATAAATGATGAAATGAAAACACTTTGTTGTTCCTGATGATTTGGTACACCTGAAAACTTCACATAATTACAAATAAGTAAATGTGAACTAAGTATTTCTTTCTGTTTACACATGTGAGTCAAATAGTTGATAAAAGCAAACAAGAATTTATCGTTACATAAAGTATTAAATATAACTATATGTGTATTTTTTGATTTTTTTAATCGGTTCCATAATACAAGTTCATTACGTTTGTATTCAAAGGATGTAAATTTATCAATGACAATAATCAGAGTAGCTTCTATGGATTGAGGTGATATTTCTTGAAGAAATGCTGGAAACATTTGGTCTAATGCGTTGGAATTCCACTGTTTATGTTGAGAATCAGTAACTATAGGGTCATTTAATTTACTTCCAATAGATACATATACCCGTGTTAGTTCATAATTTGAGCTAATCTCAAATATAGTTTGTTCTAAATTTTCAATAAAGTCTGTTTTGAATTCAAGAATGCTAGTCATATTGATTACTTACTTGTTGTATAATTAATCAATAAAATTAACGAGATTTCAATTTTGTATGTTTGGTTTGTTTTTTATTTTTTCTCGGTTTTTTCTTTTTGGTAGCTTTATGTTTTTTTTTACCGCCTACAACGGGTTCTTTGGGGGCTTCCGGTTCAATTACTTCTTCTTCCTGAATAATCTCAGGTTCTTCCATAGAACTGTTTTTATCTTCTATTTTTTCTGATTCTTGTTCTTGTTCTTGTTCTTGTTCTTCTTCTTGTCCTTCTATTTTTTCTGTTTCTGGTTCTTCATCATCCTTTTCTTCTTCTCCTTGTAATTCTGCCCAAGTAACATAAGATAAAACAGCAGTTGTAATACCTACAAATATATAACTAATCGGTGAAGTATTTGTGTATGTATTCATATTATAGTATAATTAGATAATATGATTATGTTATTTTTTATACATTCATTTTTAAAATAGAGCTTACATGAGCATATTTTTCTGACCATTTTTTCTTGATATCATCATTGATTGTATTTAATGTATGTCTTTCATACTCTTCAGGAGTGGAATAATAATAAGTTTTTAAACCGTCCTTCAAAGTAGTGTTGCGAACCTTAAAAAAGAGATTCTCAGCATAACTTCCTACAGTAATGCCTGTATAAATGATACCATCAGCAGCGCTTCTAATAGGAGCTCCTGGCGAATCGGATGAAGGAAACATTTCAATAACAACTTTTTTATCTTGGACATACTTAACTGTCTTATCCCCCTTTTTGTCACTTCGGGGTTTGTTTTTCTTCTTATAAACACCACTTGCCTTAGTTGAGATAGATTCTACCTCATCAGTCACACAAGTAAACTCATCGTCTAAATAAGACTCGGTTACTGGTGGTCTGTCTTCAATCATATCCTCAAATGTTTGGCTGGTAGGGAGTGGGTTTTCACTTATAGTAGTCATGGTAACACGAAACGAAAAGAAATAAACGCGGTAAACGAGTTATTATACAAATATTTATGAATAGTCTTTAAATGAATTTATAAATTATATATGCATATAAGGAAACAGAAAATAATCTACATACATTGTAAATGAGCGTGAAAAATACGATTATCAACAAGTTTATGAAAACATTTCAAGAAGAAACATCCACTGACTTGAGAGATAATACTATTGAACAAACAGAAGAAGTCGGAAATATACCAGACGAGTTTACCAGTAAACTGGTTACTGACACTGAACAAACATTTCCTTCTATAAACGAAATTCAAGAAGAAGAAACAAAACACTATGTTTATTTAGACGATGACGAATTATCCCGTGATTTTTTGATGGATAGAGATTTGATAAAGCAATATACGTTACAATTAGTAATGTATCACATGAATCGCTCCATGGAGACGCCGTTTTTAGAATTTTATTTAGAAAAATCTGATGAAACCTATCGTTTTCCGGAAAAAGTTTTGGACAATGAAAAACTACAGACAACCATTGCTGAAATTCAACAAACACAGCAAGGTGGAATGGATATCCAAACCGAGCAATACGGTGATGTAGAATTAGGTGTAAAAACTACACTACATGATTATGTAGATGTGAACCCATTTGAACAACAAGCATTTGAGTTATTCCATGAGAAAACGGGATATTCTGATATTATTGCTGAAAATGCTTACAAAGGATTTGTAGAACGTGATGGAATAATATACATATTATTTGAAAACAAAGAAAAAATCATTACAAACGAAGAACAAAGGTATTCTTGGACGATTTTGGATGAAATATTGATAAAAAAATCGGTATTACGAACACCTATTCAAGATTCAGTATATTTGTTGTTTTCTGAAAATATGAAATTAGCACACATTACAACAGATGGCGAAGTAGCAGACATACCTTTGGTTGTGTACCCCGTAGACAAAGTCAATGATATTTATGAAAATATTTATTATAGCAATGAAACCAATCAAGAAACATATTTAATTACATTACCAAGAGAAACAGAGGATTTGGGACATATTTTTACATTTACAACCGAGATATTACCATCAAATCAAGATGTAGAAAGTATCAAACGTATGGTAATTTTCTCCAAAGACGCCTTATATATGTTAACTAAGCCAAACAAGAACGTTTTTGAAAAATATCCTATTGTTCGTTTCAACGAAGAGGAACAAACTATCTGGGGAATTTCCAATTATTTATTATTTACAGAGCTGTTATAATATGTTATATTTGTATATAGATGTACGCAAATCTTTTAGGAATTACCTTTTTAAAATCATGTAGACCTTATTTTCTAAAAAATATTTTTGATACGATTGATATTCAAGATTTCTTATTGATTAATACTATTTTTATCATGCTGATCGTATTTGTCTACTTCATTATTAACTGTGCGTTAGATAAGGAATGTTTCAATGTTACATGTAAGAATTGTTCCAATTTATCTTTACCTCAATATTTAATTTTGTTTGGATTCGCATTATTTACTGTATTTTCCACATTCAAATTAGTAGAATTTGATTTGAAATTCAATACACCTGCAATCAACGCAGTGCTTATTAACACAGTAGCTCTATTATTTTTATTTTTCGTTGGTCGCTTCATTTTTCAAGAAGAATATAGACTGAATCATATTATTGGATTTTTCATGATTACTTTTGGTATTATACTACTTATTACCGACGTTCAATATTTGGATTGGACCAGTTTTTCTTTACCATTTTAATTGAATTATATCGTATATGTTTATTCAATATAATTCATACGTATTTACACGCTATATGTAGACAAGAATTCTTTCAAGTATTTTTCTTCCACATCTACATTATCATTAATCTCATCAGGAATAGGGTCACGGTCATACATGTCTTTGAAATCAACAATATATTTATTGATTTTCTCAAAAGCCATCTTAGCTTTTAGAACACGTTCTTCTTGTTTCTTGGATTCATGTTCCATTTTCTTCTTTTTATCTGCGAGTTCCTTATTCTTCTCATCTTTGTGTTCTTCAAGTAATTGTTGTAATTCCTCTATCTTCTTTGTTTGTTCAGTAATCATTTCATTTTTCTTTGTATCAGCTAATTCTTGTAAGTCTTTATCATCGCCTTCTAAGCTTTCCATTAATTCACTTACACTAATAATAGTGCTACATATATCAGGTTTCTTAATCCTTTCAAAATGTCTTCTCTTAGCACTACCTTCTTTTCCACGGAACTTTTCATTAAATTCTTGAATTATTTCATCCGAAATAATAGGACTGGTTTCCATCAAACGATCATATTCATGACGACAAAGTTTTAAAAAGTGTCCGGCTTCATCCCTTTCTTCTGGTTTCTTAGCAAGTTCAATGCGGATATTTCTGGCAAATTTATCCCAAGCTATCATAGACACCCTATGAGATTCATTTAATTCTGATATTTTCAAATATTGTTGTATAGTGGTTAAAATACCAATACAAATATTGATGCCACCGATAATCATTGGTGAATAACTATTGTATGGTGGTGGTAAGCTAGTTTGAGCAAAAGACGCTGTTCCAGTAATAGTAGATAGCGTAATTGCAGGTATAGTAAACCAAGCATGTAAATATGAATATTTTGTGTGAGAACGTAAATTAAGCCATTTATAACATTGGGCAACATCACACCATTCAATTAATATTGCTTCGTTTTCTTTTGACCATTCAATTGGCATCACACTTGAATCCATTATACTCTTATTATCACTATGTTCATTATGAGCACTTTGGTCATTTTGAACATCTTTGATTTTTTCTTCGCTTGTACTCTTATTGTTCATGATGTATCCTTATATTCTATATGTAAAAAAAAATATAGAATAAACGTTAAGCACAAATAATATTTAAATCTCACTATTATCACTGCTATCACTGGTATTCGGTATGTCATCAAACTGATTTACAGTGGTGATGTTATTTGTGTCAAAATCTATTGTTTTTGATGTAATTGGGTTACTTGTATGAGTTTTAGTACTATCACATGTACTTGGTTCAGATTCATCTCCATTTTCACTTTCTTCTAAGGCATTATCCATATAGTCAGTTTGGTTTACATTATCATCTTCAATATCATCAATAGAAAAACTCATATTGTTATGTAAATTATTATCCATTTCATTTGTAAAATCCTCCAATTTGGATAAAACGCGTTTCAATTGTTTTTTCTGTGAGATGTGAAAAAATGCTAAATAATTTAAAAACAAATTAGTTTGTTCTTGAAGAATAAGATTTTCGTATTGAAGTGTATTTAAAAAATTGGAAATGGAGTAACCAATTTTACTGTCATCATTATAACCAGAAATTGTATTGCGTTGTCCTTCACATTTTGTATGCAACGAATTAATCAAATACAAGATACTTGCATGAATTCCTTTCACGTCTTCTAATTTGTATTCTTGAGAAGGTTCCAATTCTTTATAAACAGGAAAACTCTTAGCGTTCAAATCATCATTCTCAATATCTATAGAATGATCTTTGAAATACTGAATAATCAATGTATATAATTTATAATAATCACAATACATACGATTATTCAATAAAACGCGGAACTTTTCAATATTTTCTATTTCAAGCATAAAAGATTTATACTGAAAAAAGAACGCATCTAAACAAAAGAGCATTACTTTTTTCGTATTTTGTTTCATTAGCTCAGTATACATCTTTTTTACTTGTTGTAATCTATCATGTATTTCAGTTTTTGTTTGTAGCACTTTTCGCTTAAGTGCTAATATACTTTCAAAATTATTTTTTAATTTGTCCATTTTGAATGCATGATCATCAGCCATTATTTTCTGTGTATATATTTCCGCATAGAAATAATTTTACACTCCATATAATTCGTATGTATAGTTGCGTATGGTGGTATTAATTTCCCTCGCCATATTTTCAAACGCGATTGCGTCATACAAATAATCTTGGAATTTTATGGATATGTTAATAGGTGAGAATTCGTCCATAGTATAGTTTGAATATGGAATCATATCAATAGGAACGTTGTTCTTGTGTATCGGGACAACGTCATCATTATTTTTTTGTAAACACGTATTCTTGTTATATAATTTGATAATCCAATAAAACATTGCCTCTTCATCATACACAAATCTGTAACCACCTTCTAGATGTAGTTTAGTATAAAACTCTTTGGCTTTTTGTGTATTGTATAATCTGATATTCATCATACCGATGAAATACGTTTGCCCATTATTTATTTTACTACACATTTTGGTATTGGTAATATCGCCAATATTTTCGTTACGAAAATAGTAAGAAATGATAGATTTGGTAATGTTGTTAGGAATATAGGGAATGTATATCTGTAATTCAGCCATTATTATTTCGTTTATTACGTTCAATGCGTTTATTGTTAGTTATCATAATTTAGTTTAAAAACTTCAATTTTATAATGTAGTAAGATAGTAGAATGAATAAAGACCACATTATTGAACAACGTAATAAAATTTTAAAGAATACAAATAAAGTTGTTATGATTGAATATATTTCAAACTGTTATAATTATGGATACGTAGAAGCATATATCAATATAAGTGAATTGACCCGACCCAAATTGACTCGCAATACAAATATTACAAGTGAACAAAAAATACACTCTACAAATAATTATATGAATAGTTTGTTGGGGTTGATTGATTATATACAAAAATAAATATTCATTGTAAACATAATAAACAAACGTAAGCAATGTATATATTATAATTATACATGGAGAAAACAGATAATGAAGTACTGCCTCGTTTTGGTTCTATTGTGGGAGACTTGATAAATGATTTGGCTACTACATTTCCCGAATTCAGCGATAAGTTTCAGTTATATCAACAAGAAGATTTCGTTTCCACACAATTAGACAATGTTTATAAGCATGCAAGTAAGGTATTTCCTGAGAGGTTTTTTGATATTTTATATCAAAACGCTGATATTTTCAAAGATGATACAAATACTGAATTTTTACCTGGTATTGATTTCAAAATATTTTTCAATTGCGAAGACGTATCTGAAGACACCAAGAAAACATTGTGGAAATATTTACAATTGATGTTATTCATGGTAGTAGAAAATGTTCAAGATAAGTCTATGTTTGGAGAGGCATCCAATCTGTTTCAGGGAGTGAATGAAGAAGAATTACAAAGTAAATTGAGCGAAACTATTAATGGTTTGGGTGACTTGTTCAAAAACATTGGTAAAATGAGTGAGGCGATGGGAGCATCCCAAGACGGTGAAACGAGTGAAGGAGCAGAAGAAGCCGCAAAACAGTTCAAAGAGGGTTTTGAATCAAAGATGGGTGGTATGCCTAATTTAAAAAATATTCAGGAAAAGTTGAATAAATTATTTGAAGGAAAAATTGGTGCGCTGGCTAAGGAAATGGCGGAAGAGCTAACTAATGACTTTACAGATGTTTTTGGAGAAGACATGGAAAGCAAGCACGCGAACCCACAAGAAATTATGAAGGAGTTGATGAAGAATCCTAAAAAACTAATGGATTTAATGAAGAAAGTTTCAGGTAAGTTGAATGCAAAAATGGAGAGCGGTGAGATTTCCAAAGAAGAACTAATGAAAGAAGCAGGCGATATTTTAGGTAGTATGGGAGGAGGTGAAGGTGGTGAGGATTTAAATGAAATGTTAAAGAACATGGCGCGAAGCATGGGCGGAAGTCTTGGAAAGAATATAAAATTAGATACAAACAAGATTGACCGCATGACCAAAAAAGAGGGTATGAAAACAGCAGTTATGAAACAACACGAAGCAAAGAAAAAGAAAATGGCGGAAGAGGCACGAATGAGAGAAATGCAAATGCAAGAACAGATTCGTATTCAAGAAGCAATTAGACAAGAATATATTCAGAAAAATGGGGGCAATGAAGATTTAGTGTTCCGTATTCCAGGCGAACAGGGACACGACCGTAGTTTTGTTCATCCTGATTTATTAAAAGAAATGGAAGAAGAAGAGCGAAGAGAGCAAGAAGGAAAGAAAACCAAAAAGAAAAAGAAAAAAGCAAAGAAATAAGCAAGCAAATAAATAGAACGGTTTTTAATCTAACAGTTGTATATAAATGTTATCTAAGTATATTAATATTCCCTTATTTTTAGTAGCACTTAGTATTGGTATTTTTGCTGTATATATTACTGTTCCTGAAGAGAGAAACATATATGTATTTCCTACTCATGAAAACATAGGTATTATGCAATATAAGGATAAAGCAGATAACTGTTTTGAATACAAGGAAACTGAGGTTGTATGTCCAACTGACGAAAAAAAAATTACACAAATAAAACCGCAATATTAGTATATCGCCAAAAAATATATTCATATTGTAAATGACTATTGATACTAGTTTAAATGAAGTAGATGAACCAAAAGAAGATTTGCGTTTCAATGAACAATGGACAGAAGGTATTTTTGATGTTCTTGATAGAATACGTGTGAATTGTTACGAATTAAGCGAAATTCATAGTTATAAATATGCTCATTACAAAGAAATTGCGAAAGCATATCGCATTCCCATTATTGTATTAAGTGGTATAAATACATTCGCAGCAGTAGGTTTAGACGGGGCATTGGACCCACAATATGTATCTATCATTACCAGTATTATTTCTTTAGCATGTGGCATAATTACAGCAGTGGAACTATATTTGAACATTCAGAAAAAAATGGAAAACGAACTAATATCACATAAAGATTATTATAAACTTAGTTTGGAAATCTATAAAACAATCAAAATAGAAGCACATAAACGTGGTGTAGATGGTAAAACATTTTTAGATGATAAGTTCAATGCATACGAGAAATTATTACAAAACTCCAATGACGCAAAAGAATATTCTATCATGAAAACAGATTATTTAACCCCGCCATTAATGGAAGATATAAGTCAACAAGCTGAATCAAACCAACAAAGTAGACTCACACATTTTTTGAAAATTCCAAGCATAGAATCATTTACGGCCCCACAATGGCATCAAATGAAAAAAGAAAGAGCAAAACGTTCAGAAATGCGCAGTCAGCGTCGTAAAACAAAACATATTCAGTTAGTAGGCATTCCAGAAAATCATAGTGAAAGCGATGACCATTCAGAAAATGTGTCTGTAACCACGCAAGATGAACAATATCCTATTACTGCGGTTATCAAGGACAATAAAGGGAACATTATAGACAAATATAATAAAGAAATAACTGAAAACGTGTAATTTTGTATGTATTAAAAAAACGATTAGTAAAAAAAATCACTACATATTATATAACATGCACTTAGATAGATTATTGAAAACTGAAACTGGTAAGGCATTTGTTTCTATATTACTTGGATTGGGTTTAGCATCATTATTTAGAAAAGTATGTCACGATGATAAATGTTTACGATTCAATGGACCAGTTTTAGATGAAGTGGAAGGAAAAACTTTCAAAAGTGGAGATAAATGTTATCAATATAATGCTGTTCATACAAAATGTGATTCTACAAAAAAAACAATTGATATACATCGCAAAGAACAATAATTATATTCGTTGAAAACTATACAATCAAACATATTTATTATTGTATAGTTCATGGAAGCCACTACTACTCGCATTGCTGATTTACCAATCCAACCAATTCAACCTGAAAAAAAAACTCCCAAGATTCCCGATGATGTACAAACAAATTATGTGCCTATCAACAATCACCCTAACCCATTTGGAGTACCAAATACACAACAACCAATGAGTCATCCAGAAATAGCCCAATCCCCGAATAATCAATACATAGAAAACATGCATGTTCGTCCCGACCCACCTAGCACACAATTTTTAGACGAAGAACAACAACATGCACTGATTGCTTCTCAGTCTCAGCAAAGACTTCCTTCACGTGATATTCCTATGGATACTACACAATATTCACAAGATGAGCAAATACAAACCAATTATGTTCCCAAATCCATTCTTAAAAAAGACTATGTTCGTGATGAATACGATATTTCAGAACAAGAGATTCAAAAACAAGAACGTGCAAAGAAACAACAAACCCGATTTGAAACAATGATTCACGAATTTCAAGTACCTATTATTCTTAGTTTATTATATTTCTTTTTTCAGTTACCGATTGTAAATGCGCAAATATTTAAAAAGTTTTCCTTTTTAAGCATTTATGATGAAGATGGTAATTTTAATATTTATGGATTAGGTTTTAAAAGTATCTTATTTGGGGCAACTTATTATGCTTTTATGAATGTATTTTACTTTTTAATGGAAATCTAACTGGTTAACTTAAAAAAAAGGAAATAGTTTAGACCTCTTTTTCTTGGTTTTGTTGTTTTGCTTTTCTTCTTCTTTTTTCTTTTTAGTTTTCTCTTTTTGTTCCTTCTTTTCTAATTTCAATCTCTCAATATTTGCGGGATTGTAATTCAAAAACCACTCTTCGTAATCCTTTGAATTTTTCTTAAGTTCTCTGTATTTGGATGCCTTCTCTGCGCGAATAGACTCTTTAGTAGGCTGTTTTCCAAAGCAATCAATATTAAAACGTTTTAACAATCCTTTCTGACTCAATCTATTTTTTTCTTGAACATCAAATAAGTAAGATGACATACATAACAATCTGTTCACATCATATTCTGGATGGTCAATATACACAAACCCTAAGTAAAATGATAAGATAGTGTCAATAGTGGCTACTTTTACTTTCGTACCCTTGACATTAATAATATTATAGTTATGACAGGCGATAGGTTCGTAAATAAACGCAATTGTTTCGTCTTCTACCGCAATTTGAATACGTCTGGGCAATATTTCACCCAATGGTTCATGAACAATAGACTTGATATTTTTCGCACCTAATTCTTGTAATTGCTCTTGAACAATCAAAGAAGTCTTGTCAATGTCATCACTTAATACATCAAAATCAGGTGTATGTTTCCTTGTTTTGGATTTCATTTCTTCCTTAGATATGTAGTTTGAATATAATGAATATGCATATCCTCCGAAAAATACCACACCATTATTCACTAACGTGTCTCTTGTAGTCAAATAAATTTTGCTCTTCATATCGTCTTCTATAGACATTTTGCGTTGGAAATCTACCGTATTACATTTGGCCGTTTTTAATGGGTAATGTTTGTTCAATAAAGTAAGACGTTTCAATACTTTTTCCCAACGACTGACATCCCCGGCTGGACGAGATAGTTCTAAATACATACCCATGCGCAAAAAGTTAGCAGGAACATAGCGGATTCCAGCAACCAAAAGAGATTCTTTGAAAAGTGATTTATATAAGGTAGGCTCTAATTGTGTAATATCCGCAATAGGAATGAAGTTTACATACACTTTGTAGGTGCCGTGATGAACTCCTGCTTTTGCTTCTGCATCTGTATAACCATTTTTGTAATAAATATCAGTCAACTCTTTCGCATCATTCAAAGCATCAGGTGAATAGAAATCGTAGTCAGGAATCTCCGCATCACGATTGTAAAATTGGTCATAAGAAGGTAATATATTGTTGATTGCGGTTCCACCATAACACATCAACTTCTTTTTAATCAAGAAATCTTCCACAATTTTCAAAATGCTCTTAATTTCAGCCGTATTTACAATCTTCTTTCCTTTGGTTTCTTCGTTTTCATCCACAGCTTGACGCAATATAGCTAATTCACAATCTTCAAATGTCATTTTGTTATCACATGCTGGGTGATTGTACTTATTGTATTTTTTTCTTGTTTGTTGCTTTCCCATAAATAATCTTATAATATATAACATTATTTTATTTTCACTGTTTATATCTCACTTATTCGTCTACTTCTTCCCTGTTTTTGTAATATTGTATAACTGATGCTAACGGAACAAAACTGGACTGGAAGTTATTGAAAAATTCTTCATATTCGTCTAATTCTTCTCCCTTCAAGTAGAAACGAAACAAGTTATTTTGAATAGCATGTCCTAAAACAAGATCCTTGAGTTCAGGATTTTTCTCGTTTTTAATACGCTTGCTTGGAAGAGCAATACGATATTTATCTACATTGGTGCATAAATCACAGCCGTCTTTGATTGCCAAAGGAAATGTACTCTCCGAAAGAATCTCGCTGAATGTATTAGAATATAAACTGGTAGTTCCACTTTCAATGTTAATATAATCGGTCAAGTCACTGCAGTATTTTTCACCTTTTTCGCACTTAGAAAAATCTGCGTAATTGCGATTATATGACTTATCAAATACAATGATTATCTTACCCATAATATCACTCAATTTGGTATTTTCATCCACCTTCTTACTGTATAGTCTGGTTTTCAAACTATGATCAAGAGATTTCGCAATCATCTTGTAAATAGAATTATCTTTGGATTTCACACGAAGTTGAATGAACAAAGGGTCTTTGTAATTGGGAGATGGACGAGCAAATCCATTTGATACGATAGATAATAAAATATTATCCAAAAGTACGGAATTCTCGGTTTCAAATGTCTGAAAAGTCTTGTCTACACTGTATGTAACCTTAGGTTTGTTATCAATCAAAAATACCTCAAAATCTAAGAAACGGCATCCGCGTTCAAGAAGATATTTAACCATATCTACATTCACATAATTTCCAGTAATTGCGCTATTATAAGACCCTTTCACGACATAATCCTTCAGTAGTTCATTGGAATGATTTTCGTTGGTAGATGATATTTGAACAGGGACATTTGTATTTTGTAATGATGATAATTCACTGGAAGGACTTGATGTAAATCCTTCTTTCACCCCGTCACAAGCATCAATCTTACATTTCTTATTTTCAAATGGTTCGCGAATATTTAACCATTGTTTGGAATGAATAAACAAAAACTTTGAAAACAAATAAAATAAGATGAGAATAGTAATCACAGTTAAAATTGTTTGTAACTTCATGTTATTTATAATATACACATAATATAATTTTAACCAAGAACAATATAATACTTTATAATATATATACTCATATACAATGGCAGGAGGATTACTAAATATCGTATCTACTGGAAACAATAATTTAATATTAACTGGAAATCCTACCAAGACATTTTTTAAAGTAACATATAGCAAATATAGTAATTTTGGATTACAAAAATTTCGTATTGATTATAACGGATTGAGAGAACTTCGTTTAAATGAGCCGTCTACTTTTACTTTCAAAATACCGCGCTATGCCGAATTATTGATGGATACATATGTAGTTGTTACTATACCCGATATATGGAGTCCGATTCATCATCCTTTAACAGATACAAATGGTGGTGGCACCAACGATAATTGGGTTCCTTATGAATTTCGCTGGATTAAAAATTTGGGGGCTATGATGATCAAAGAAATAGAAATTAACTGCGGTTCTATGAATTTACAACGCTACAGCGGTGAATATATTGCCGCTATGGTAGAAAGGGATTTTAGTGATGAAAAGAAAGAACTTTTTAACAAAATGACTGGAAATATCTCTGAATTTTATGACCCTGCTACTTCGCATCACCGCATCAATACATATCCTTCTGCTTATTATACAACAAATTCAGCAGGCGCAGAACCTTCCATTCGCGGAAGAAACTTATATATCCCTTTGAACAGTTTTTTCTGTCTAAATAATGGCGCAGCTTTTCCTCTAATTGCGTTACAATATAATGAACTCACTATCAATGTTACTATGCGACCAATTAAAGAATTATTTCAGGTAAGAGATGTATTTGATGTGGTATACAATTATCCATATGTTCAGCCTGATTTCAATGAATCTCGCTTCCAGATGTATCGTTTTTTACAAACACCACCTTCACCTGATATCAGTGCGTCTAATTATCAAAACAAGGTGTCTACATGGAATGCTGATGTCCATTTATTAGCCACATATTGTTTTTTATCAAAAGAAGAATCCCAGACATTTGCTGCAAAAGACCATGTATATTTAGTCAAAGATGTACATCAATACAAATTTGAAAATATTACTGGGACAAAAAAAGTAAAGTTGGAAACCAGTGGTATGGTAGCAAGTTGGATGTGGTATTTACAACGTAATGATGTGAATCTGCGAAATGAATGGGACAATTATTCTAATTGGCCATATGACCAATTACCAGTCAATTCTGCTTTATACAGTGTAACCAGCGGTAGTGTTGGATATACACAAACAGATGGTACTCAGATATATCCAAATATACATCCGGGCAATTCTATTAACACTGGTATTAATATTACAGGTGATTACGCAGTAGACAATAGACGTCATATTTTAGAAACTATGGGTGTAGTGTTAGACGGCGAATATCGTGAAAATATTTTAACTCATGGTGTGTACAATTTTGTAGAAAAATATACTCGCACCAAAGGAAATGCGAAAGATGGATTATATTGTTATAATTTCTGCCTTAACACAAGTCCATTTGATTATCAACCTTCGGGTGCTCTCAACCTAAGTAAATTCAAAAATATTGAATTGGAGATGACCACATATATCCCACCTGTTAGTGATAGTTCCAGCTTTGATATTATTTGTGATATTTGTGGTAACCCTGTAGGTATTCGTAAAGCAAATTGGCGTTTATATGATTACAATTACAATCTTACCTTGTTTGAAGAACGCTATAATGTATTGTCTTTCGTTGGAGGAAACGCAGGTATGTTGTATGCGAAATAATGAGTTCCATTAGACCGCTTTTTTATAAGAGTGTATATTATAAAAAAGAAATTTTACATAATGGAAAAGATGAATATTACAGAAAAGAAATCAAATAAGGAAACATTTAGTAAAGACCCTATTCATAATACATCTGACTTCCAAGTAGAAAATATGAAACATAAGATAGAGTCAGTCAAAAAGAAAAAAAAGAAAATGTACAATTACAAAAATATTGAACAATTAAAAAATATACATGATGACGTTGCTGTAGATTCTTCTAATAATACAGTGGTTGAAGGTTTACCACCAACAAATCCTATAGCACAATTTAAAGATGATGATTTTGAAGGAGGCGAAGACGGTATATATGAACCTGAAAATCCACCTTCTTCCCCCGAAGCACCAAAAAGTGATAAGAAAAGCGAAGACAAAAGTATGAAAGAAACCATCAATGACTTTTTTTCAAATCCAGATAAATTTGGTGATAATGTTGTTGATGCACTTATTCGTGGTTTTTCTGTAGAAAACGTACAAGAAAAAGACAAAGAGATTGTAAAAAATTACGTATATAGTTTTTTCTCTATCCTTCTCGCGTTTTATTTGACTATTAACTTATGCGTCACTATGTTTTTACGAGTTGATGGGAAACGATTAGGTATTGTTGAGTTTGACCCATATGATAAAACTTTTGATACATCTCAATTCGCCCCCGGATATCCCATTATTTACCGTTATACGGAACAATATTTACGAAAAATGAAGGATGAAAAACAACACTTGGGTAAAGAAGCTGCACCCGAATATGAAATCCCTTATTTTTTAATAAGTGGACCGCTGTTTTTGGCGGATTCATTTGGTAGATTTGTAGAAACAGCCCCTGACAAATTAACCAATTATTTCAATACAAACCTTCTCTGTATCATGGTATTTGTGTTTATGTTCTTTATGTCTCGTAATGCTGTGGAAATGATGCGACAAACGTTTGATTCAGCGTTAAGTGGAGACTTCTCCAATCCACTTATATTTATGCCCTTAATCGGAATTATTTCGGTATATGCTATGTCGTTTTTCACCATTTCACAGTCTCGTATTGACCTTCTCAAAGATAATACTTATTTCTTAATTGCTTGGGGAATTACAGCTCTTGTTCAATTTGTATTATTCTTATTCTTAGGACCCATCATTGGAGCTCTTTTGTTTGTAATTATCTTTATGTTTTTATCTACAATATCCATGTGGTTCTATGCTGAGTGGAATATAAGTAAAGCTTTTACTATGGTGAGAGAGTTACATAAAATGATTGTATTGGAAATGATGGAATATGAAATGCCTGCTAATAATAATTGTAGGAAAACTGGATTTTTCAGCGACATATTGTTTTATTTGAATAGAATGGTTCATTTCACTTACAATAATCTACATTATTTATCTTTTATCATTTTGTTAGGCGTTGCTTGTGCTGACTATTATGCTAACATGCAGAGTGAGAAATTGAAAAATATGTTAATACCGTTCACCATCGCATTAATTATTGGTCTCACTACTTTAATGGAAAATCCATTTGCGTATATATTCAGAACAGCTGATTCGTTGTATTAATAATGTATTCAAACAATAATATATTTACATAAAACAAAATAAACAGATTTTTATGTAAATAGTATTGAAAAAAAGCATGGGTAAGAAGAAAACCAGAGTTCTTCCTTTGGTGAGTGTATGTACACCCACATTTAATCGTCGTCCATTCATTCAAAATATGTTTGAGTGTTTTCGTAATCAAGATTATCCAAAATCTAAAATAGAGTGGATTATTGTAGATGATGGAACTGATAAAATTCATGACTTAGTGAAGGCGGCGGATATTCCTCAAATTAAATACTATGATGTAAATAATAAAATGCCTTTGGGAGCCAAGCGTAATTTTATGCATCAACAAGTAAAGGGAGATATTATTGTTTATATGGACGATGATGATTATTATCCTCCTGAACGTATTTCTCATGCAGTAGATGTATTACTTGATAATCCACAGGCATTATGTGCTGGTTCAAGTGAAATTTATATTTACTTCAAAGGAATGGATAAAATGATACAATGTGGTCCATATGGCCCGAATCATGCAACTGCTGGAACCTTTGCTTTCAGAAAAAAGTTGATTGAACAAACAAAATATGAAGACCATGCAGCACTTGCAGAAGAGCGCGCCTTTTTGAAAGATTATACCATTCCTTTTGTTCAATTAGACCCTATGAAAACAATTCTTGTTTTTTCACACGAGCATAATACGTTTGATAAACGAAAAATGTTTGAACAAGACCAAGACCCCCGTTTTTTCAAAGAGTCTGGTAAAGTAGTTTCTAATTTTATTCGTAGAAAAAGTGAGAAATCCATCAAAAAGTTCTTTTTGGAGGACATTGATAACATGTTGAAGTATTATGAACCTGGTCTACCTAAAATGAAACCAGATGTGTTAAAACAAATGAAAGAAATTGAGGCGAAACGCGAGGCAATGAAACAAGAAATGATAGAAAAACAAAAAGAAAATGGTCCTATTATATTGAACAGACCAGAAGGTCCCGTCCAGTTATCAAACAAACAAGTTGTAGAAATTATAAAGCAGCAACAAGGAGAAATTGACAAACTGAAAGCAGACAAGCAAGAAATGGACCGATTGGCTGAGTTAATGAAACATAAATTGGTTGAGCTTCATAATAAATCTGTGACGTTGCGCCTTGAAAAAGAAGCCGCCGAACGCGAAAGAGATGAACTAAAAAGTAAGCTAGGGAGTTCATCTACAGAGGCTCCTGTTTCTGATAAAAAAGTAACTTTTGCTGAACCTACTATGATAATGGAGGTTCCTATGAGTAAAACTGAACCTGTTGTTACCCCATAAATCGTCTAATAAATATACATAATCTTTCATGTGTATATTTATTCTTCCAAATCGTCAATAGTCGCATCTTTTTTTACATTTTTATCCAAAAATCGGTATACGCGTTTGATGTCTAACTTAGTAATGTTTGTATCTTGGAACATTTTTTCCACCGCATTCAATACATCGTTCTTTTCATAAAACTCTTTTCCTTTGAATATGCGTAATTCTTGGAACATAGCCAACATATCTTTCTTGTCCAAGTCCAAGTTTTGACATAAATTGATGATAAACACCATATTGTTATATTCAGTTGAATATTTGGTTAATACTTTCGTAAAGCGTACTTCTACTGGGTTGAATTTGGGTTTATTTTCAAAATATTCGTGATATAATTTGTTATTGTAAAAAGTCTTAATCAATGAACTCATTTCATTAAATTGCCATATTTGACTTTGAAATGTAATACGGTCAATATAGTCAGCGTAACATATGTTATCTAACAGCTGTAAATATAAAGGAAAACTACGGTTTTTGGGTTGTTGCTCTAATACATCTACAATATTTTCATGCCACAACAAAGATATAATCGTGCGGTCAGTTTCATTCATGATTCGTGCATGGTCTTCCAATTTGTATTGATAATTAATCAATTGTTGTGTGGTTTTTTTCGCATCTTCGTTGACAGATTTACGTTTAAAAATAATGTTCAATTTATTTGTATTGATTGAATCGGGCGTATTCAATAATTTACCTACAAATTCCAGTTTACGAAGGTCGCCTTGAATATAATTCAAAATAACGTTTTGCTTTTCTTGGTCAATTTGAGTATATTGTTCTATATTGTGCGTGAGCAAGTTATGAATTTGTATCTGTGTAGGTAATTTCAATTCAAATAGGTTACATACTTTCATAAGTTCTTTTATTTTTTTGTCTATACTGTAATTACCAACACATATAATTGGGTTTTTGGTACAGCTTTCCAATTTCTGTTTTTTTGTTTTCTTCTGACGAATTAATCTAATTAAAGCATTGATTCCACCTTTGTCTCCATTATTCATGCCGTCAATTTCATCCATCAAAATCACAATTCGTTTCTTCTTCTTTTCCATCATTTGTAATACATTTTGAGAAGCAATATTACTACTTGTAATGGTATCCACTAAATTCTTGTTGCGGACATCACCTGCGTCATATTTGATTACATCATATCCCAAATCATGTATTACATCTAATACAAATTTTGTTTTACCCGACCCTGGCGACCCATATATATAAAACCCTCTTTTGTATGAAATATCATTCAATGAATTATCAAAATTGGCTAATAGTGTTTTCAGTTCATTCGCAATGTGTGTGCGTTCAAGATGTGTATTCACATCATTTATGCTTAACGAATGGTTCATTTGTAAAGTATTCGTCATAATTTATTATATATTTTTTCAATAATATAATAAATTCAGTTACTTATTTACTTTGCGAACGCACTGAAGTCAGCAGTAAGAGGCATGAATTGAGAAGGTTTCTTTCTTGGAACGGCACCCATATAATCAAACTCGGCAGTTCTGTGGTTCTTGCTTGGGAGAGCAGTATGTTGAGTACGAGTTCCTAATCCAGTTTGTAATCCTGGTAAAATATCTTTCTTCTCTTCTTTTTCTTTCACGTCAGTTGGGGTCATCTTGAATAAACCAGCCAAACCAGAAGCAGTGTCTTTCACTAATCCAGTGGCAGCACCAGCAGTGTCTTTCACTAATCCAGTGGCAGCACCAGCAGTATCTCTTACTAAACTGTCGGCAGTATCAATAGTCTTTCCAGCTACTTCGCCAACTACTTCTACACTCTTTTCGGCAACTTCGCCAACTCCACCAATTACTTCTCCAGCTACTTCTCCAGTGCCTCCCACAATATCACTTGCGGCGGTTTTCAAAGGAGCATCTCTTCTTTGCTTCTTATCGTCTTTTACCAAGGATTTTCCGTCTTTGTCCATGGTTCCAGACCCACCTTGTCCTCCGCAGTTAGTACATGTTACATCCTTAGGACAAGAAGGACATGTTGGGCATACTGGGGGAACAATTTGTGTTTTCAAGATGTAGTCTTCAGAAGTAATATCTGGGGTTGTTTCTTTCTTTTCAGGTTCCTCTTCTTCACCCTTAGCACTCTTTAATTCCAAAATAGACTTGGCATTTGGTCCCTCTACGCCCTTTTCAGAAAATTTGGAAATGGATTTAATCACCAATACTTCGCTTGCAGAACCTTCATATCCAAGCAATACAACCATGGTATGTTGTTTGTAAGGTAAATATACAATGACGTTTTGACCAAGTTCGTCTAAAGCATATAAAGGAGCGAATTCAGACATGGTCACGTTGGTGCGTTGTTTAATAACATCGGCATCTGTAGTAATCAAACCTTCCCCACGTCTGTAAATCTTAATGTCATCGGACCCTGACTTTACAATCAAGTCAGCGGTTTTGAAATCGTATTTCACATTTTCGGAAATCTGATAAACATCACGTTCTTCGCTGTATAAAGGTTCGCTTACAAGAGTTTTGTTTGCTGCGTTATCAATTGCACGATAGTGACTCAACATAATAGGGGTTTCAGTCTTATCAGAAGCGTTTTTTTTCTTTCCATCAAACAAATAGGCTCCGACTAACTTGTTTTCATCCTTGTTGTGGACCATCAAATAAGTCTTATCATCCCAACCAATGTAATACACATTCTTGTTGCTCATATGAGTAGTTTGGGTAGGATATTCCCAAGAAGCATGAGATGGGCTAATAGAACCCATGGTCACACTCTTTGTGTTAGAAGCCTCGGTACCATCAGCAATATAAGTAAGAGAACCAGAACGAGGAGTGATGAAAATCTCACCAGATAATTCGTTATCAGAAGCATCCGTTCCTTGAATCTCCACTAAATTTCCGTTTTCGTTATCAAATAAGATGTTCTCGTGTAATACATACAAATCTTTATTGGCAGAATAATCATTCACCTTTTTAGACATCAATGATTCAGATAAACCTTCACGCAAAGCACTTCCAATAAACATGGAAATCACTAATACGATCAATAAAATCATGAATATAACCAGAGGTGTCATTTTGAATTTCATATTTAATTTCATATTTTCAATATACTTTATAACCCGAAAAAAATAGTTTATATGAAAATTGAATTGTTTTATTTTCGTAATAACATATCAAATAAAACAATATGTTGGCAAGAAGTTATGAACCCACGAAACATAAATATGAAATTTGTATAGATGAAGCAGGAAGAGGTTGTTTGTTTGGACATGTGTATATAGCGTGCGTTGTTTTACCTAAAGATGAAAATATGTTTCCAGGAGAAAACATTAAAGATAGCAAAAAATTCACCTCTAAAAAGAAAATACAGGAAGTCGCTAACACTATCAAAGAACACGCATTATATTATCATATTACACATATGGATTCCAATGAAATTGACAAAGTAAACATTTTACAAGCTGTTATGTTAGGTATGCATAAATGTATTCGTGAAACTATATCGCATTTTCAATCTAAGGACGCATCTCTTACCATAAATGATTTCGCGGCATTGATTGATGGTAACTATTTTAAACCATATAACATATTTGACCAAGAACAAGAAATGTTTGTGTCATTAGAGTCTCATACATTTGAAAAAGGTGATGGAAGATTCATGGGTATTGCTGCAGCTGGTATATTAGCCAAGACATCACGAGACCAATATGTATTGGAATTATGTGAAGAGCACGAAGAACTAAAAGAAAGATATGGTTTACATACAAATATGGGTTACGCAACCAAAGCTCATAGAGAAGGTATTCAAGAACATGGTATTACTCAATGGCATAGGAAATCGTATGCCCCATGTAAAGGACAAGATGAACGTTTTATTCTATAAATAAACTATCTACGTATGATTTATTCAAACTCATAAATTTTGTTATATTGTCATTTGTGCTGTAACCTATTAATAATTGTTTTTTATGTTCGTCATATACAAACCCTGTAGTATATTCTATTGGCTGTTTGTCAAATGTAAATAGTTGGCTGTATTTTTTCAGTCTGTATCGGTTATCTGGGTCAAGGACTACAAATAGATGATAATAAAATCGTCGGTTCTCGTAACTCACTGTGTGACATAAAAACCATAGCTCGTTTTCTATGTATACGCCGTTTGTAGAGCCTCTAACGTTCCTAAAAAACTTAGGGGTGTCATGTTTTTCATAAATAAATGTATTGTAGGTTCTCAAATGATCCTTTTCAGGATCGTCTATCAACTTTCCTATTCGCAAAGGGTACCATTCGTAAACAAAATGTATATCGTCTTGTGGAACGTTGTAGAAGAGAACCCAATTCTTTTCTATGGATCGTTGTTCTTCTAATGCTAATAACATGGAGGTACATACTCCTTTTTTGTCTATAATACCACATTCTACCTGTATTTTTTCGCTGTTTATCCCTCGGTTGCATATAAAATGTAACGTATTTTCGTGGTTCATAATTTTTACGTCTTCTAGACCAACATATAAACCGTCATGTTCTCGGTTATGTTGTATTTCAACTTGTTTTTTCACTTCATAGTTATTTGAGTTGAGAACGTATAAAACATTTTTGCTAATAATGTTCTCCTGATTTTTGTATTCGCCGTCAGGTGCGATTTTATAATTCACAAACCGAACATTAATAGCAAGTTCTCCAAATGGTAAATAAGAAATAGATGGTGTGGACATAGAAAATTCTGGGTGTGTTCTCAAAAAATCATTACATACATTTTGGATAATATTTTGTGGATGTTCTCCAGTATCGTGGTCAGATAGACGATGTGTATAGAATTTGTAATTGGATAATATACTCTTAAAAATATTTTCATCTGCAATGAGATTGTTTGACAACAAAGCATGAACGGTTTTATGAATATCAAAGCCAGTCGGTTTCACATAAAAAGCCATAATAGACATCTCATAATCTAATTTGTATTCATATACCGCTTTTTCATGGAATAAGTGGTCATCACTATAGTAATTTTTACGCTGATAATCCGCCATCAAATAGAACTGATACGCCAAATTATATTTGGATTGTTCTCGGTAAAATTTCACTATTTCATACAAGTTCTCAATACGATTCGGATAATATTCATACGCTTCCATCCAATAATGAATAGCCAAGAATATGTGATTAGAATTATACATATTGTTTGCGGTATATAATAACTTGTAAGCACGACCAATAGAATAATAACAATACCATACTTCTTCTTTCCATCCACCTACTTGTATACGTTTTTTGTATGTATCTATTGCGCCCTGATATTGACCAGAATCTAAGTAACTATTCGCCAAATAAAACAAATATCGCTGATTGTTTGGGTCATTTTCTAATCCTTTTTTTAATAAACGAATGTCTCTAGCGAATTTATCATCTTTTGCTCCACCGTCACCTATATCATGAATAAATAATTCTTGTTTTTGAATGGTATATTGCTTACAATTATCGGGTATATTCATGTATTCATGTGTTACACCCCAATAAGAATATTCTGGACTATTTTTGACAATACGGATATTTTTATATAAAAAACTGTCGTTTCCTTGAAACAAAAAATACGCATCTTGATTCATATTATTTTTGAATTGCTGAATATCTACAGAACCAAAAATCAATTTCATATCTGCGTCTAACAATAGAATATAATCCATATCCGTCAAACTATGACATGCCTGTAGCGCAAAATTACGATTGGTAGAAAAATCAACAAACTCTTTTTCTACTAACTTACCTGGTATATTTTTTTCTTGAAAATATGATTGAATGATTTCACGAGTATTGTCTGTGCTACCAGTATCACATATACAATATCCATCAATAAATGGAAGAACGGAATCAAAAAAACGCGTAATGATTCTACTTTCGTTCTTAACTATCATATTCAAGCATATTTTAGGCATTCTTATATGTACTGAATAAAAATCACTCTTTAACTTTATTTTTTCTAACTATATAGTAGTTTATAATATGTCATTCACTAGGTTCCATGATGACCCTTATCGTATCAAAAAACAACTTGAAGAAACCACATACACCGGAAGATATATGTTGAATACTCCTGGACAAGGAGTTGACCTTCCTTTCATGCAAGACCCTCAACTGCGCCTTCAAAAATGGGGAGCAAACCTTAGAAATAATACCATCAATGTTGAGAGCGATTTACTAGGTTTAACCCGTCCTCTTAATCGCGATTTAGTAAATCAAAATAACCATCAACTCCAAGCTGTATCATCTTCTGCTATGAACTACAAAGATGCTGCTCCTATTGTAGATGAATCTCGTGCAACACATCCTGCTTGGAAATACAGAGGTTTAGAACAATCACGTTGGGAACAACCACTATTAGACCCTCAAGCAAACCTTGAGAAAAAGTTTCCTAACAATCTTCAATCACGTATTTTAGAGAAAGACCATTTCAAACCTAAGATTCCTGTAGTACAAAATTCCAACTCTTTCTACTTAACAGGTTCTTCTATTTGTACCAACGGAAAAATTGAGAAATGTGTGTAAGAACCAAATAATAATCAAAGATATGTATTGTTTTGTAAATATAATATATAAATTTATATTTACATAATATAAATGGAAGTAGTCGTACCATTATTTGCTTTAACTGGCTTGTATTTAATTGATAAGCAAAAGAAAGAAAAAGAACAAGAAAATTTTGAAAATCAAAATGGTCTACCAAATACCAATATTCCTGATGCGAATTATTTACAAGAAGACCGCGTAGAATCGTCTGAATTAGACAATACTGCTGAATTAACTGTATTAAACAAATTTAACAACAATTCTGGTGTATATACTGATAAGTATTTCCAACCTTCTCAGAAAAAATCTGCTGAATCCAATAATAATTTGGATTACGTATCACTATCTGGACAACGTGTTTCGGGTAACTATTTTGAGCATAATAACATGACCCCTTATTTTGGTGGCAATATGCGCGGTAGCACCAAGGACGCTAACTCTTATGAAGGTTTATTAGATGCTTATACTGGTAGCGGTTCCCAAGATGTTTCTAAGAAAGAGCAATCCCCATTGTTTACCCCAGAAGATAACTTACAGTGGGCTCATGGCGCACCAAATCAATCTGATTTCGTCCAATCTCGCATTAATCCCAGTATGAGAATGGCGAACGTAAAACCATTTGAAGAACAACAAGTTGCTCCTGGATTAGGTTTAGGATACACAAATGAAGGCGCCGAAGGATTCAATTCTGGTATGATGGACCGTGAATCGTGGCAACCTAAGACTGTTGACCAATTGCGTGTTGATAGCAATCCCAGAGCTTCTGGTATTAGTCTGATGGGTCACGAAGGACCTGCTAATAGTCATATCAAACAAATTGCTACCAGTGAACAAATGGGTATCATGGAAAAACATAGACCTGAGCGCTCTTTTGTATTAGATGACCGTAGCACTGGCGATGATATTGGTAGACTGTTTGTCACTGGTGGTTTAGAAAAGGGACAAGCTCTTCGTGCTATTCCTGTAGAACGTCACGTAACTCGTCCTGAGACCAGTACTGACTACATGGGTGTTGCTGGAACACAAAATGAAGCTGCTTATGTGCCTGGAGAATACATGCCAACTCATATGCAACAATTAGGACCTGTTCCTGTTGGTGTTGCTAGCGCACAAGGTCGCAATAAAGCAGGTGAAAATGATTTCAGCATTCGTTCCAACAAAGCTTATGCGAATAACCGCAGTGCTAACCAACAAGATGGTTATTTCGGTGCTGTTGGAAGCAGTCTTGGTGCCGCTGTAGCTCCTTTATTGGATATGTTAAAACCTTCTCGCAAAGAGAATATGATTGGTACCATGCGTCCTTATCAGAACCCTGGCACTGCTGTGGCACAGAGTTACGTATTCAACCCTGCTGACAAACCTGCTCCTACTATTCGTGAAACCACTGAAAACTCCAAATTCCACTTGAACGTAAATGCAAACCAACACGGTGGTGCTTATCATGTTACTGAACACCAAGTTGCTGATACTACCAGAAATGAAACAGGTAACTTCTATTATGCTGGTAATGCCGGTGCTGGTGCTGGTACTCGTCAAATGAAATCATACGAGTCTGGATATAATCAGAGAAACAATGATATCAAATCCAGCACTATTGATGGATACATGGTCAAGGGTAATATGTCTCTCTTGAATAACGACATGAACGTAAGACAAAAAGAACGTGATTCTATGTTAAAGAATGACCGTGCTATTAGCGGAAATATGCCTTATAAAGCACCAGATGTTTCCATGATGGGACAATTATCTGGAAATGTGAAAGAATATAATAGCAAGATTCAAATGGAACGCACCGCCCCTGAAATGATGCTGAACTTACAGTCCAATCCTTATGTGGTTGATTACAGGAAAGCACTCTAAGTGTATGAAATAAAATAATATTTTGAATATGACAGAATATTATTTGAATTATTTGATATATTCAGGATACAAAGACATTAGTTTCATTTTTTCACGACTTTTTTGGTAATCTTTGTCCAACTTTTCAAAAGATATACTTGGTTGGACGCGTTGAATAGCGTCTAATAATCTATTATTTTCCATATTTATATTTCGTTGTTTGAGTGTTCGTTCTAT